ACCGCAGCCATCTCGACAAATGAAGCTACTGGCGTGTGGATCGAACCAAAAGAGACAGGTCTGTACTGCCGCTACGTTGGGATGGCCGATGGCGCAAGGCATGTGGAACTTGGCGCTGAGGCTAGGTGTGAGTTTCATGTCGAAGGAGATCACTGCCCTGGGAAGCCTGTATTCGCTTCATCAAGGCTTCTTTCAAATGCCATTGCTGCTGCTGGTGAAGATGACTTCCGACTAGGGACACTAGACGGTCGCGCTGTGCTGGTACATGGAAGAGACTGCTTGATTGCTGTCGGGCAAATGGCACCACCAAGCGCAGGAGTGCATTCATGAAGTTAGGTCCAATGACATTGAGTGATGGCTTTCTGGTTGTCGATGCTGATGCAACTATCAATGACATCGAGGAGCATGTTGAAAAGCTTTTCTTCATGCAACGAAACGTCAACTGGTGGATTGGCGACCTGATCACGTTTGGCGAGGCTAGATTCGGCGACGATATCTGGCAGGCAATGCCAATGAACGCTAGTCACGGACAAATGACTCGATCAGCCGCGCAGGCAAGGAAGTACAAGATCACAGAGAGAGTCCCTGGCGCATCGTGGACTCAGCACGGAATGGTAGCGAGCTTCACCCCTGCCCTCAGGAAAGCGATCCTTAGGCAGGCTGTAGATGCGTGCATGGATACGACTGAGTTTTCAAACTATATCAAGCGATTATCGAAGGAGCCTGGCAATGCCTAAGAACCCTAGGAACTACAAGGAAGAGTACGCGAATTACCAAGGCTCTGAGGAGCAAAAGAAGAACAGGGCAGCCCGTAATAAGGCTCGCCGTGAAGCGGTTCGCGACGGAAGGATCGAGCCAGGTTCCAGTAAGGAAGTGGATCACAAGAAGCCGCTCAGTAAGGGTGGCGGCTCGGGCAAGTCAAATACTCGAGTGACAACACAAAAAGCAAATCGTCAAAAGTACAACAAAGGGTAACGGAATGCTCAAGGTAATTATGGCTACAGGTGATGACTTGATTTTTGAAGGAGACACAACCTTTGAGATCGAGGATACAGGAAGGCTACGAGTTTTCGTTGATGGTTCTGATGTTGCTATTTTCGCTCACCGAGGATGGCTTGCGCTTGGCCGTCAAAAGCCTCCTGCGGAGCCCGATGTTGACATGGAGGCGGACAATGAAGTCGACGAGTTCTAGTGACGTGCTGCTCCCTACACGGTGGCTGATCAGGAGTGACCTGCAGCGCGTGGTCGATATCGACTACGAGAGCTTTCCGGTTGTCTGGACCGAAGAGAATTTTTCAACTGCACTGAGATCCAGGAATACAATCGGCATGGTCATTGATGTCGATGACAGAGTGGAGGGGTATATGATCTACGAGCTGCACAAAAACACGCTGATCATTACTCGTATGGCTGTTGCAGAGAACTGCAGATTGCAGGGCGTAGGTCGGTCCCTTGTTCACAGACTAATCAGTAAGCTCTCACCTGACCGCCGAAACACTGTAGCGGTGTTTGTTCGGGAGAGCAACTTGACTGCACAGGTTTTCTTCAGGTCGCTTGGCTTCCGCGCCAACAAGATCCTTTACGAATACTTCGAAGACCCAGCGGAAGACGCTTACCGGATGGTGTATCGAATCAATGCCGACAGTATGGGTTCGTAGTGACAATAAGTGCATGCAGCTGTCCGAGGAAGTTAGCCTGAGTGACTGTCAGTATATAAGGCAGCACTACTCGGAGTACTTTCCTGGCGATGTGTATGAAGTGAGGCATGGATGCTCAATCGAATCAAAAGAACAGAACTTGCAACGTGGCGAGTGAAGACATGGCTCGATCAGGATAAGAAGTGCCTACTGTGCGGTCAGGAACTCCCCTTACGGGATGCTGTAGCGGATCACTGTCACAAGACCGGAAAGATGCGAGGGGTACTGCATCGAGGCTGCAATGCTTGGCTCGGCAAGACCGAGAATTGCATGAGAATCAATAAGCTTCACGATAAGGTCTCGTTCCTTTTATCCGAAAGCGTCGTCTGGTACATGTCCAGGACCATGGAAGTCTACCATCCGTCCTTTCTTACTGATGACGAAAAGAGGATCAGAAGGAACAAGAGGGCGCGTAGGCGCAGGGCGGCGAAGGCTAAATGATCAAGTATAGCCACATAGAGCATCGAGATGGATTCGCGGAGCTTCGTCTAACATGCACAGACCTAGCTGGCGGCGACCTTCGCCCGATAATCTGGAAGCAGTTGTACGGAAGGATTAACCGCATGCTTCTTGAGGCGTCTGTGGATATATTGGATCAATGCGAATGTCATGTCGAGATGTCGGAATTGTATCCATCGCTCCCGAAGGCTCTGGAGCGAATTGCGGAAGCTGTTCATTGTGATGACACCAGACACTGGGGTTAATGTTACGGCAAGGAATTTAGATAGGTGAGTTGCACATCGCTTCTGTGGATCGGAATGTTGATTAGTAGTCACGCAGTTCTTTTATTATTGGAGGTTAAGTTATGTTTGGATACGAAGACAGGCGGACAGAGAAAGAGCGATTGCGAGATCTAGAAGCCGCAGATAAGCGGCAGGCCGAAAACCTTCTGGCTCTTGGATTCCTCAAGACGGTTGTGCGGCCAAGGTTGAAGGAGGCTGGTGTAGATGTCGGTCTTGCAGGATCTGGTGTCTACAGCGGTGCCGAGTTGCTAGCAGAGGTTGATGGTGTGACGTACAGGATCACGGCGAGCGTAGATCACGATGAATAGCTTCGACGTCCACCAGCCAGGAAGAAGATTCTGTTGGCTCAGCGGTTGGACGCCGAGTTACATAGTGCCTAACTGGTACGGACCACGGACTCTTCACGTTGCTCACATTGCCAGTGGTGGCGCAAGGGCAGTTAGAGTCGATGACCGCAGGGCGGTAGTACTCCTGCACCCCCTATGCCACGATTTGCACGTAAGCAACAGTGAGTCATTTCCGACTAAGGTTATTGGCGACATCGAATACCAAACGATAGATGAGCGGCATACGTTGTTCCTTAAGAGGCTATTTGATCCAGAGTACTATGATGAGGATTTCTTGCAGTCCATTTGGATCGGTGCCTTGCCTGAACCGGAAAAGCCGCCTCAGCAATGGTGTAAAGAAATTTTGAATAGTCAGGGAATTTTATTGTGATATTGACTTGCCATATAACCGGAGTTGAGTAGATTTATGAGTATCAAGGAAGAGAAAGTTCTTAACGGAACAACATGGAAGATGGAGGATGTTAATGAGCTTGAGAGAGAGCTTCTAATTAACATCGAGAGACTCAATGGAGACGAGAAGGATCTGCGAAGGATCGCTAACACGGTCAGTAGTAATTTCGGAAAGATAAGGTCGCTAATCCACGCCGAGCGATACTTAGAAGAGAACATGGGTGTGAGATTCATTAGAGAGGTGAAGAAATGATTAAGGTAAGACGAGACTACGGGAACGGGTTTGAGGTTGAAGTTGAAGGAGATCAGATGACTAAGGTCCTGACTGACCTGGCGCAGGCTGACGAGTTGTTTTACGACATTCGCGCGTGGGGGAAAGACGAGACAGGTAAGAATATCAGCAGCGACAGGGTTAAGTTCACTGTGCGTCACGCAAAGACTGCGCAAGGAAAGCCGTGCAAGTACTATGAGCAGGTTTGCGTCGATGGCGGGCCACTGAAGTTTTTCAAGCGGCATATCGGCGAGTTCCAGGAGCGTGTTGGTGAGGTGTACGTTAAGAAAGGTCCTCCACAGGACCCATCGAATCATGTGCTTGGGCTTGTAGGCTGGAGCAAGTACATCGGAACTGGAGAGCAGCACGGCGACCAGCAGTACAACCAGGACACGCAGTACCAGCAGAGACAGCAGCCACAGCAGCAGCGATCTCAGCCGACTCAACAAGCGGCTCCGCAGCAGCAGTACAACCCGCACGCTGCTCCTCCGCAACAGTATCAGCCATCGCAGTCGTCAATGGAAGATATTCCATTTTAGTATCCCCTGTGGCGGCGTCGGGTTGACCGCCTCTCGCCCGGCGCTGCCATTTTTTAGGATCAAGGATGTTCCGCTTTATTCTTCTTGCGACTGTTGTGTCAGTTTCAGTTCGGAACGAGTTTCCTGTCGATGTAATTGAGTTTAATCATTGCAAGCAGCTATACAACGGCGCTGAGTACAAGCAGATTATTTTATGGACATGGGATCCTGAATATCGAAGGTATGATGTATCTGGGTGGTTCTTAGCGGAGAAGAGCTACCCAGTGAGGAGGCGTGGTGACATGTGGATCGCTGAGCATATATCTGCTAGTCACGGCATTGTCTTTTTTAAGTCAAAAGTGTTTAGGCAGACATGGACGAGGCTAGATCCGGAGAGATTAAATCAGAAGTACAGAAAGGAAGATCAGAGGGTGATGATTCTGGAAAGATCGACACCTACAGTCGCGCCATGAGGAATGTATTTGTGCGAACTGTGCTGATTAGTCTGGACTGTGAAATTGGTGCAATTATTACGAGATAGGGGCTGGAAATGAACTGGATTGACATTCGAATACGAAAGCCCACTGCGGCTGATGCAAACAAAGATGGTCTTGTATTGCAGCTGTCGCGCATGGGTAATGTCAGCTTCTACCATTGGAAGTCTTTAGGCGGCGTAGTCGCCTGGATGCCGATACCTGAGTTTAAGCCAGTCGATCCACCTGAAGGGTATCGGTTGATCGATACGGCGAATGAGCCTTTCAGGAGTGGTGCGAAGTTTTTTGATTATAGCAACAAAGTGTGGAGGTCTGCCAGAAATACTAAGTACGAGGCATTTTTGCTGTACTGTGCTCCAATAGATGAGCCTAAGCCGAAATACAGGCCGTTCAAAAATGCGACTGAGTTTGAGCCATATAAAAACAAATGGACGGTCAGGATTGGTAGCACGGAGGCTCTCCCTCCGCAGCGATATTCTAGTTATGCATGGTCAGTTTACACCTGGGAGGAAGCTTTCAGGAGATTCATGTTCGTTGATGACGGCATGCCGTTCGGTGTGCCTGAGGAGTAGATCATGAGTAAAAGCGAAAGTGCGGCTGTGGAAGTGTGGACGATACAGGCCACAGAACGGGGTGATGGGTATTCCATTGTGTCGCCAGACGGTGAGTGCTTTGGGTCATATGCCGACCAGCAGTCAGGACGAGCCCATCACGCAATGGCGCTGGCCGAGAGTGTCAGGTTGAAAAAGGCGCTGTCAATGTGTTTGCATGTGATTGAGAAGGGTATTGAGGTCCGCATCGGTGATCAGTGGCCAGCAATAGCTAAGTTGCTGCCAGACGCTGCAAGTCAAGCAAGGAAAGTCCTGTACTACCAGGATAGGTAGTGCCTATTGTTTCTATTGAGGTGAATTATGGATTGGTCGGAGCGCCTAAAGTTGTTGTGCATATTCATTGGTTCCATAATGTCGGCAATTTTACTGATAGCAGTTCTAGTTATTCCGATCATGTATCTTGACGGACGAGCAAAGTCACGATGGATCAAGGAGACGAAGGGGATCGATATGCCGTGGTATGAAGCCACGCATCTTAATGTGCAGGTCAATTCTATTGATGCTGATGTTTCGTCGCGATAGTACTGACTCTAGTTGGCACGAAGGTGATCGTATGGGTATTCGGAAAAGACTTCAGGCTATAGTTTATTGTGTGCTTTTGCTGTGCGTTATCCCTGGTTGTAACCAGGCACCGCTGGAAGATGTGAAGATTGTAGTGGTCGGTCATAGCCATGAGATCGGCGCGCAAGACTACTATACGGTAGTGGAGTTCCCAGATGGAACCAGGAGGCGGCGAGATTATCAGTACGGCGAAGTCGGCGATGCATTCAGGGCTAGGCGATTGTGGTCCTGGTCGTGGGAATGATTCACGCTGTCGCAGCAAGATCTTGTTTGTCGGTGGCAGTATTTACTACTGAGTAAAGTCATGCGTTTTAGTGAATTGAGTTGTTAATTGAGGAGTGATCGAGAACCGTGGGTTTCCCAGGGGTGCTGACATCGGAAACATCTGGCCCGGCATTTTGCGACTGATGAAGTGATCGAGAGATCGCAGAAACCGGCGAGTAATCGTCGGTCTCGTGGAGTCTCCCCAGCCGGGGAATAACTGGAGACCTAGGCATCCCACGCTTCACGATCATTTCTTGAGTGGACAGTAATAGTGACGGCATAATTCAAGGAGAAGGATATGACAGAACAGAATTACATTGACAGCAAGTGGTTGGTCGAGCGAGTAGGCGGGATGCTGGATTGCGCAGTCAAGGATAGGAGCCTCGATAGTAGGCGAGAAGACATAGCAAGGAAAGTAAGCCAAATGCAGACCGCCATAAGCACAAGCTTACCGGACGCACTTGATCTCATGGATGAAATTCAAGAAATGGTTTTCCCTACGAGCGTAGAGTCTATGTCGAAAGAGCAGGTCGAAGCTATGGAGAGGAGGTTCCCACGAAATCTGGCGAAAAACGCAAAATATATCAGTGGACGCTATGGGAACTGGAATAGCTTTGCAAAGTTTATCCCAAAGGACGAGGATGACATTTTGGTCTCTGACGGAACGTGTGTATTCTCGGTATTGTGGTGCTGGGACGGAATGCATGCAGACAAACTAGACGACGACGATATTGCATCTGTCACGCACTGGATGCCATACCCTAAGCCACCTTCATGTAAATAACATCTGCGATTATCGCGCTGGAGCAATATACATGGATTCGCAAAAGGACTCGACCGAGAACTTGGACGCATTGCGGCAATTGATGCTCGCGATGGAAAAGGACAACGTAGAGCGGCCTATTTGGTACGACGAACGTTTTGATTCATTGAGCCCGCAAGGAAAAATTCACCATGTCAAAAACGCCTGATAGCGGGCTTCGATGCAATCAATTGCTATACGGTTCTTTGTTTTCCGGCATCGGTGGTATTGACCTTGGGTTTGACAGAGCGGGGTTAAAGTGTGCGTGGCAAGTCGAGATTGATCCAGATGCACGGATGGTATTAAACAAGCATTGGCCGGAGGTGCCCAAGCATGACGACATTAGAACATTCGAGCCAACATCAGTTGATGTTATTTGTGGAGGATTCCCGTGCCAAGGAATCAGCGTTGCAGGAAAAGGCAAAGGACTTAGCGACGACAGAAGTGGTTTATGGGCAGAGTATTTCCGAGTCGTCAAACAAGCCAAGCCAAGAATTGTTGTTATCGAAAACAGCCCAGCGATCAGAACAAGAGGATTGCGAGAGATCGTCGAACAGTTGGCCGGTATCGGGTACGTTTGCGAATGGGACATTATTCCCGCAGCCGCCATTGGTGCCCCGCACTTACGGGAAAGGATGTTCATTATTGCCGACACCGTGCGCACGTCCACCGCAATGGAAAATGGACGTTGTGAAAAAAGATGGTTCAAAGCCGGAACACTGGAACCAGCGGTTTTACCACCAGTCAACGGGGCGAGTCGTACAAAAAGGTTTGAAGCAAGTGCTTTGTTTGATCGGTGGATTTCCGTTCTCGGTAGCGATGAACCCGTCGAAAGAGTTTCTGTTGTGGCTGATGGGGTTTCCGAGCGATTGGTTGGAAACGCAGTCGTGCCACAAGTCGCCGAGTGGATTGGACGACGTTTGATTGAATCCGTATAACTACTGCATAACCTGCGCCAGCGCAGATTTAATATGACAACAATTGCACCCCACTGCGGCTCTTAGTCACTTCACTCTATTCCGTCACTTCAGGACTGAAATATGGTCGACTGCCCTCGCTGTGGATTTGATTTCGAGCTGTCACTGAGCATCAGTAAGTGCCCAAAGTGTGGCCTTGGCTTTACGACAGACTGGGTGGGGGAAACATGGTCAGGTGACGAGTACATGATTGTCGAAAAATGGGATGAATTCCAGCCTTCTAATCGCCAGGTTGGTAATGAAGTAGCAACAATTGCATTTCACGGAGACGGCGCGACACCAGAGATGCTTCGTGAAGATATCGGCGAGAAACTGCATGTCGATTACTTCATAGATAAGTACCATGCCGCCAGCTTCTGCAGAGAGTTTCCGGAAGTGAACCTCATTGGTTACAGTCGTGGCGGGGGTGTTATAGCGGACCTGTCCTGTATCTTGCCTAACATTAGAAGCGCCGTGCTGTATGAGTCTCCGCTGGGTGCTTACAACAAAGCCATGGGAAGCTTCCCAGCTTTGATCATCTGGAACAAGAGAGGCCGGAAGTCCAAGGCTATCTACAGGAGCGCAGTCGAGAGAATGGAGGATGCGTGGGTGATTGGTCGCCATGTGGACTTCCTGGAAGGCACCGGAAGGCATATTAGGGTCGACCGTAGCATGAGACCAAGGCTCCGTCATGGGTGGGACCGGAATCTTAACCCCAAAATATCTCAATGGATAAAGGACTTGAAATTTGAACCCGAAGCTTTTGCTTGACCTAACAAACGATCTGCGCGGCGGAAGCCCGCTAGAGCTTGACGACCTCTTATCTAAGGCAGCCCAAGGTCACGCTGACTGGATGGCCAAGAAGAGCCGAATGTCTCACAGGGGAAAGGAATTCTCCTCTCCATCGGATCGCGTTAAGGACCAGGGGTATTCATTCCTTGCGGTAGCCGAAAACGTGGCTGCAGGATACCGCAGCGAAGAGGATGTCATAAAGGCGTGGTATCGCTCTTTGGGGCATCGCAGAAACATGCTCAATAAGTCTTACTCAGAATGCGGATTCGGGTGTCGCGACTCCCAAAACGGAAAGCTTTACTGGTGCGCCGTGTACGCCAAGCCAAGGTGATTGGTTGTAGTTTTGGTTGTAGTCCCTTCAAAAATCAGCACCCCCGGCAGGATTCGAACCTGCGACCGACGGATTAGAAAATACTTGGTCAGATTGACTTTACCCTTGTTTTTATTGGGTCAAACGCACTCTGCCATATACCAGAAGCGATGTCAAAAACCCTGGAAAACAAGCAAATCTCGGGAAACGTGGTTGTAGCTACAACCATTGATCCTAGCACCTCCTGCCGCTACAATGCCGTGCGGAGGCAACTATGGGAGACTTACCGCTTTGCAGGCACACCAGCGGCCAGTGGTGCAAAAAGATCAATGGCAAGTTTTACTACTTCGGTACAGACCTCGAGAAGGCTCTCTTGTCCTATTCGAAGTCCAAAGAGAATCTTCGCGCTGGCCTCGGGAAGATAGATGACTCACCGGACCTTCCTCTGCATGAACTTGCCGATCTGTACTATGACCATAAGAAGCAACAGGTCGCAATAGGTGAGTTTAGCGACAGGTCGCTTCAAGAGGTCAAGAAGACTCTTGTGCGGCTATGTGGTGTTATGGGGAGGACCAGCGACCCAGCGAGTTGGAATCAGGATGCTTATCAGAGAATCAAGGTGAAGCTCTTGGAGCCGGTCTCTCGAAAGAAGGGAACTGGTGGTCGCGGCGCGGTGCAGAAGAGATCGCATGTTACAGTCAATGGTGACATCCGCCGAATCAAGGCGTTTCTAAACTGGCTTAGGAACTCAAAGTACCTCCCGCCAGCGGAACCAGGCTGCGCATTGTCTGAGTTCAGCTCAAGGATCACTCGCCTCGAAAGGCATCAATCCTCCTCTGGGCCGCTCCCCGCAAGCCACATCAGATCCATCCTATCCAAATGCAATGTGTACTTCTTACCAGTAGTGTACTTAGGTATCAACGGAGGAATGGGAGTAGGTGACATCTCAAGGATAACACTAGATCAGCTAGAGGATCTCCCGTGGCTCAACTGCCCTAGAAATAAAACCGGCACCCCAAGGAGAATCTATCTCTGGCCGGAAACAATCAAGGCCATCAAGGCGTCCATTTCGCGTCGAAAAGAGTCAAGCCACTTAAGTGCCGCATTGCTAACTTCGCATGGCACTCCGTGGCAACATGACTCACAAGACGCAGGGACGCAAATGTTTCGAAAGGCTCGTATCGCCGCTAAGCTCAAGAAAGGCTCGTTCTATGACCTACGCAGGACATTTCAGACCGTAGGAGACGAGACAATGGACTTCCCCGCTGTCTCGTTCTGTATGGGGCATACCCCAAGTGCATCGGATATGTCCTCAAGGTACAGACAGGTTAGCGATGAGAGAATCAAGAAGGTCTGTCTGCACATTCGATCATGGCTCCTTAAAACACCTTAGGAGCCCTCTGTCGCGTTCTTCTGTGCGACTTAGGCTCGGTTGGTGTTATGAGCCGATCAAGGTCATCGCGTCGTATGGAGAACGTAGGACGCCTCCCTGAACTCGTATTGACAGCGGGGAGTCTACCGGATCGTATGAGTGAGCGGATCTTGTCTAGGGACCAACCTGTGATCTGGTGGACTTGTTTAGTGTCAAGAAGAGTCATGGCTTGGATGTACTCTGCGGGAGACCTAGGACTGACTTGATATCTCGCCTTAGTGGGCCGTACAACTTGCATCGCTCCATCATGTCGAGGGTTTGCCGTAGTAGCCCAAGCATCTTCTCACGCTCGCTGAGCGCGCCATCTGGAGTGTCTTCGTCGTGAAGGCCAGCCGGTGGATCTAGTCTGTCACTGGTCACTGTCAAGGATGCTCCTTTCGCCACTGCGTCTGGGTGTAATTCCTTAAAGAGTTCGACAGCGCGGTCTTTGGATTTCGCCCATACATAATGACATTCACCTGACTCGCCAGTGCGTTCAGTTTTTATTACATAACGATTCATTGTTACTCACCAATATTCGTTCTGATATCTCGAATCGCAGCCCGAACAGCTTCTTGCGGGCCGCTGCCAACACAAAGCGTCGTTGGCCAGCCGTTATGGAACACGAAACTGTATTGATTGTTCCCCTTCGGGGAGTGTATTTGCATCATAAGAAAGAAGAATGCCAGCATATCTGCCGCTTCGCTTATGTCGCCTGCGGTACATCCTTCTGGATCTCTGAGGGCTTTTACTATGTCAGTCATCAATCACCTCCAGGAGATATGATGGCATTCCCTCTAGCCCCTCGCCGGAATCGATATCAACCCAGTAGCCCGGTGCGTTTTTGGTCGGTTGGTTCAATTGGAGCTTGTGAACAACGGCAGTGCGGATTCCGTCTTCTTGGTGGACTCGCACTTTACTGCCGACAGTCACTCTTCGCCCGCCCATGTCGCGGATAATGCCATCTGCATCATCGACAATTGACATGGTAATGCGAATAAGCCTCCCGCCAGCGTTCACAAATGTAGTTGCCGAGCCCCACCGGAAGGTAGGCAAGTCCTCGTATAACCTGCGCGCCTCCGCAGCTACGATCTCAGCCTGCAACTTGTCAGGCGCGCTAGCCTCGTGATTCATTGCCTTGATGACTTCTAATCCATGTACCATATAAAACTCCTTGTTAAGAAATCGCACTAAGCCGTAGTATTTACGGCCAAACTCCATCATCCTTATTGGCCCAGTCGAACCAAAGCTGCACATCGCCACAAGTGCTGGTATAGGCACCTTCCGGCGCATTAGGCAGCGTAAGGTTCAATGCTGATCCGGTCTTCCGGCTGTGAATAAGCATTGCGTCCTCGAGCTTCTCGATCTTCTCAATCGCCTCCAGGACGCCATCAACACGCCGCATAGCCTCACCCAAGGCTCTGCGAGCCGCCATGGCATCCATAAAAAGCACATCTACGTCCTTGCGGAGCGTTGCGTTAATATCTTCAATCTTCATGATCACTGCCCTCTCTTAGTACAAATAACCCCTGAACCACAAAAGCCAACACAAAAGCACAAATCACTATCGCTTGAGCCATCTCAGCCTCCCTGCTACGCTGAAGCAACTTGCCTTATACCCTTAGTTACACTCAAATCAAAACGACGTCTGCGTTTCATTGCATTCCTCATGCCTTTGGGACCGCCAGCCGCCTTCATTCTGTCCTGAATCGCCTTCTCAAGCGCTAGAGCATCTGGATCACCAGCCCTCAGATTCTTCCTGTGGCACTTAACGACCCACCGGACACTCACTTCGCTGACCCCAAAGTCCTCCACGACGTACATGACCCCATAGGATGTCTTGCAGCGCATGAGGACCTCCTCCTTGGCTGCAGTTAGGATCTCTAGGTCTTCAGCGTCAATGTCCCAGATGTCCCGGTGCTTGGCGTGTATCTTTGTATACGCCTGGACTCGACGAATCCGCTCCCCCCTGTCGGGATGCCCATGCCAGCACCATGACTCACTATCGGCATCTTCGGGCTCAGGGGCGGCTTCCGGCCCCTCGGACTCCTCGTCATCGGTGTACCAGTCGTATCTCTCCCCTTCTGGGGCGCTGACTGCACCGCATTTAGTGGCCTCGCAGAGCCTGGCATAGAACGCATCCTCATCCAGGTCATAACCGCTAAGCTGAGCAGCGCGCTCAGCATCAATAAGAGCGTCCAGATCAATACCCGCTCGCTTCCAAACACGCCCCATCTGTGCTGCCTCCAAGCTAAATAGACTCCTGAAACCCCAATTCACACCAATCTTAGCGACCTTCCGGTATATGGCAAGTCCCTCGATGCTCTTTCTGGCGAAAAACGCCATAAAATCTACTCGGCAACCCAGTTGTTGGTGTATTTAGGGTCTATTTCAGATACCTTAATGGCAAGATTCCATGCACTAATCGGGTCTCAAGCCGTTCTAGGGGTACATAAGGGCGTCCAGCGAGCCATTAAGGGTTTGAATGGCTGCTTTCCGTCTCTTTTGTGGTCAGTTGAGATCTAAAATAGGTCATTTGAGACATAAAGCAGCGTGAACCAGGCCCCTTCTTGGTTGCCTCCTCCCTGGGCGGCCTGCTTAGAAACTACATAGAGACATAAACGCGCAACAGTATATGATTCCCTCATTGACTTTCAAAATAATGGTACACATTTGAAATAAGGTGCAACATATAACTAATAGCTCCAAGTTGCTTCAACAAGCCCCATAAAGAGGCAATAGCCAAGCAATAGCCTCTCAAGGGGTAAGCGAAGCAATAGGAGCAGAAGGGAAGAGGCATCCCGTGAAGAAAGGCAGGAAGGAACCCTAGGGAACGCAAGAAGGACACCAGGGATCAGTATCAAATGCGCTAGGGGCAATTGGTACTTCCACCCATTCCGCACCTTCACCACCGAATCACCGTCTTCCTCACCGTACCTAACACCCCACAAGACGCTCGTGGGGCTATAGATGCCCTAAAACGCATCAGATTGCCCCGTAAAGCGTTGAAAGGGGCAATTGGTGCTTCCACCTACTTCGCACCTTCAAGACCCTCAGGTCGCATCAAACGCTCAAGAAGGCCCCTAACTCGCGTCAGGAAGCGACTTGAGGGTGATTAGGTGTAAAGAGTCAAGGCTCGATCAGCGTCGATTCTAGCCCAATCCTGATTCGTTTGATTCGCATGCTCCACTAAAAGAGGGGAATTGGAGTTTGAAAATCGTGAAAAATTTTTGGGGCTGTACCAATATATATCTACAAGACAAATGGTCCGTCCCACCCCTTTATCACCTGGCTGATTTTCGTAACCCCTTGTCAAATAAGCACTTACGACGCTCAAAACTGAAAGTTAATGTGAAAATTCGCCCCATTAGCACGTTGAAAAGCATTTTTCGCCTTAATTCTTATACAAGCCACAAGCCGTCTTTTCTAAGACGACAACCGAAACCATTGTTTCACTTGTTCCATACGATGTTTAGTTGCCACAATGCTAGGCAATTGGAAATAGCATCACAGCAACACAAGCATGCAAGGAACGATTGTCCCATATGATGTTAGGTTGTCGCATCGGTAATCGCGACAGAAAGCTGCGATAGCAGATTATCAGCGGGGTCCTAGTCGAGTTTTCGATAAACTAGGACCAGTCACTGAGTTGGGGGAAACCCAACCGTGTGCTCCAGGAATACTACCCTTGTCAAGACCGATGGCTAGTATTGACCGCCCTGCGAAACCCTGACTTGAGGAAGGCCATGAAAAGCGGGGGGCTGTAACAATAAAATGTTACGACGTAGATAGCGCGACAATCTAACGCATTCATAGCGATATGATGCGGATTCTAGCGTTTATTGCGTGTAGTCAGGCGGCGTGTAGTCGCCAATAAAAGGCCGGATATTCAATGCACCACCTATCAAGGGGGTCTCTTACGCCTGGTGTTCTGGCAAAACACTAGGAAAGCGGGTATTCACTATCGGAGACTAGAAACCGATTTTAGCGTGAGCAATAGCCTACAATTTGGCGCGATTAAATAGGCGGAAAGTATCGCAGGGGCTATCTACGGGAAGTGTAAAGCGGCAATATGGGCGCTTTACAACCAGTACCCCAAAAGGGTCTGGATTGCTGCGGGGCATCGACTCTCACCATAACTAGAAACTAAAAATGGCAGCCCTTGTATCTTATTGGTGCAAGGGCTGCTTTCGATTCTCTTGCAAAGTCGAGTGAATCGAGAGCAGACAAGCACCTTCGCTATACTGCCGAACCGTTTTTAGTCGTCTCTTAAGAGACGAAGGAGAATGCAATGAGCAAGAATCTGACCAAGTTCGAGAGTGCCGTTAGGGATATGCTGGCACAAGAGATTGAGAATGGACTGACTGACAGTGAGCGCGTCGTGATGATGGAGCCATTCATGCGGGAAGTGTTTGCGGACTCGACCGTTGATACGGCGAGCGCCGACAAGCTGCAATGTATCAAGGCGTTCTGGTCTTGCAATGAGACCATTGTTGAAGCGCTGAAGTCTCTTGCCAAGAAGAAGAAGCGCGACGTCAGCCAAGGGGTGTTTAGCGCCAAGTGCGGCTTTGCATGGACCAGCTACGCCCATTGGGACTTAGTTGTCCGGGAAATGCGCATGCAAGTACGCCCGTCTCCAGCAGACGCCGAAGCGTATCGCAAGTGGGAATTGGATTGCAAGTGCATCGGGAACCGCTTGCGGAGCGTTGGCAATCTGCTCAACCAGCAGATGAATGCGCAGCTTAAGGCTGTAGGGGCGATTGAGTCTAAGAAGAAGGCTGAGGAAGCGCAGCCCGAGAGTGCGACTGGCAATCCAACCGTCTCTCAAGAGACGGTTGAGTCGCCTATTCCAGCGGTCCTGCCAGCGGATACCAATGACAAGCTGCTGCTAATCGCTGACTGGCTGAAGGCTGGCGGCCCTGAGTTTAGCGGTAGAGTGTTCGATCTAGTGGTAAGCCAAGCCCTTGCCGACAAGGCAGTTTGGCTGGATGGAATGCTTGCCCCTGAAGTAGATCAGATGGCTCGAGAAGCTTTTGCAGCGGCTACCGCTGAAGTCGCCTAATCGACTTGCCATATAACCTTCTCCGCCCCTCAAACTAGGGGGGCGGCGTAGGCTAATGTATCCTACGGGATTCGTTAGCCTACGTTTGTTGCGTAGGGGAAGCAAGTTTCACTTGTTTCCATTGTCTCAATTGGACCAAAAGCACCACGGAGAAAATCCGTAATTGGTGCAAGCCGTCTTTTTTGAGACGGTTAGAAACAAAGGGGAATCGAAATGGCTGCTAAGTATCTGTGTGAACACCCGGATTATATCCGCCCAGTTGAAGTGCTAGTCGGCTTTGATGCGATTGGCAACCTCTACTGGGAGGCATACGCTGAGACGCATCGTCACTACGGCGCGACTGCCGAAGTGTTCTTGGACATTCTGAACGACCTGGGCGTGGATGGCCGGAAGTGGAGCGATAGCGTGAAAGCCTTGGCGAACTATACGTTTGTTGGATTCGCCGAATTCGGCACTACCAGACTTCCGATTGGGGATTGACCCGTCTTTTTTGAGACGGTTGTTTCAAACGATTCACCTGTCCTACACAGCAGCGGTTGGCCCGATGGTCAGCGGCTGCCTTGGGGACGGGTGAATCGGCAAGATGCGGACTATCATAAGGGGACTATCATCGGGGTGCGCGCCGACCTTGGTCCGTCTTTTTCGAGACGACGCTAGCCAATTGCCTTATCGGGGCTGTTGGCTTGTTTCGTTTTGGGACTCCTGGTATAAGGAAAGTTACTATGAATTGTCCATACTATGGGCACTGGGTATCCATACGGGCAATGTGTGCCCACTATGGGATGCCACCCAGGAAGGCGTTGGGCCTAGTGGCAATGGAACATGCTAGCCTGAAAAGGCCGGTTCCGGCTGGGCCTGGGCGCGTGGTGTTGCAACCAAACGGGCGCTGGGTCATTACGGCCTGCCCCGAATTGGGTCGGCAGCGACCCGTTGGCGGCGTGTTCAAGAGAGCCGGGCGGAAGGTCCGTCTGGGCTAAGAGTCATCTTTTTAGAGACGAAGGGGAAGTAAATGAGAGTTGAGATTACAGTCAACAGCACGAGCTTCGTGTACCGCCTGCCTGAGGTGCTAAGTAGAACCCCCGTGCGAAGTGTCGTTGGTCTGCTGCGGGCTGAAGGCTTTGACCCAAGGAATGTCACTGTCGCCAATATCTGCAAAGATGGCTGCCAGTACAGTATCCTGGATGACATTGCCAGGGGATTGGCCGCAGAGGCCGCAGGAGAGGATCGGCGAGTGCTCCCGGCGTTTTACGTTGGGCTCAATATCTACCCGGACGGCAGCTCTGTCCACAATCGCTCGAAATCCATGTCTTAACCTAGAGACAATCCGTAATAACACTTAACCGTCTTTTTAGAGACGAAGGGGAAACCATGATCTATGTGATTCGAAGCATGGAAAACAACGTAATGTTGTTTTGGTCTAATGCAGACGGCTGGGGCGACATCGCCTCCTGCGATCTGTTTAGCGCCAAGGAGACGGAAGCACTGAACCTTCCAGTGGGCGGACAGTGGGTGCATCTCAATGAAGCCATGAGGGCTATTGTGGACGAGTTTTTGATGGCCCACGGTGGTGGCATTAGTATGAAAGGGGTTACCGCTGCATATATCATGCAGTGGGCATCTGACGAGGAACTGAAGTACACGTATCGCCTAGCTGACGAGATCCAGGATTTGCTTTAGGGAAAATGCGCAACAACAATCAACCGTCTCTAAAAAGACGAGTGAAAGGGAAACATGAGAACGAAAAAAATAAAGCCAGTTTATCGGTTTGGATTGCTCGCGCCAGGCGACAAGTTCTGGCTGCATGGAGAGCTTTTCACTGCGTCCAGGGATGGATGCGGGTATTGGGCTGGGTCCAGCAAAAGAAACCTGCACGTAAATTGCGTCATAGAGCCAGTAGATCGAGCGGCTGCCGGTCGGTCTCGCGCTAAATGGGTTAGAGAGGCGATTAGAGTCGTCCTTGAAAAGACCGGGGCTAGATTGTCCAGGCAAGAGATTATTGATACATACCGAAGCCTAGTGTGGAAGGGCGCTTGGCGGCCAGCGCATGAATCAATTCCAGTCGACATGCCCAAGGATAGCCCGATGTTCCTGGCCTTGCAGTACCTAGACCTTGTGGTCTTTGTCCCGCATCGCCATCCATGCGGCACGCTGGACTACAAGGTTGGCAAGTGGATCGTATGCGGGACTACGACTGAGTTCCTGCTGTAATTTTTGGAATCGACTTGCCATATAACACTCTTGCGTTGTATGGCAAGTTTTTGTATAAGCAAGAGGCCGTCTTTTTAGAGACGGCAATCATCAACAAGAAAGGTTAATCATGATCACGCTAAAGACATTGCACCTTGCAACACGGGAAGAGGTTAAGGCACAGATCGAGGCGCATCTTCTCGCTCAGGGCGAGCGATGTGTAGCCGGTGCTATATGTCGCTATCATCTCGAAGGAGACGGTAAGACCCTCAAGTGTGCGGCGGGATGCCTCATCGGAGACGATGAGTACAACGTGGATTTCGAGAATCACACCTGGGATCGACTGGTTACCATATATGGCCTGCCAGAGAGTCATAGGGATCTTATTCGGTCGTACCAACGCATTCACGATTCATGCAGTCCGTCGCAATGGCCCTATGAGTTTTCATGGATCAAATAGAAAGGATTATCATGCGTAAAGGATTACTGCTACTTACCCTCCTCCTCTCGGGGTGCCAGTCACACCGATGGGTCGTAGGTATCAACATGAATGGCGACAGACCTCAAGTCTCTGTCGCTATTATTCCGGATAGGACTTGCCATATAACCCTTAATGAGGAGATGATTGATGACCAACGGCACTAATCACTTCGTGTCCTTCTCGAAAGCCTGTGTGTACTACAGCGACTACGAGGACGACGCGACCCTCGGGGACATTATGTCCCTTGTAAATTCCAAGATCGCCGATGGCTCAATCTGCATCGGCAAGCCTGATCTCTTCCCTGGAGAGGCTCTAGTTCTGATTGACGATGGCACACGTTACGCCATCGAAGAAGCGCCAACAACTTCATGGAGAACAGCATGAGCACTGTTAAGGATAAATACAAAGTGAAGCTTCCGTCTGACCTGTACGACCGTAGCGAGGGTTGGCTTGAGAATATGTGCCAGGCCGCTATCAGGGAGGCTGACGAACGAACGAGGCTATGGTGTCGCCCTTGTATGTGGGAAGCGGCGCTTATTAGCGGTGACGAGGAGAGCTGGGAATGTACGTTCCTAGTGACCCGGATAAGGCGTAAGCGTACCGTCGCAAGAGAGACAGAGGCGTCGCATGACTAGTCAATCATGCGGTGCCTGCAAAGAAATGATCAATGTCCCTGGCTGGCCCGAACCAGAGACTATTACGTGCCCGAAGTGCGGCGTCACGCTGTATCTCGTGCCATGCATCTGGCCACCTGGAGAATCAGTCTACTCACTAAGGAAAAGCAAATGAAACCAACAATCAAAGAACTCTACGAGCTGTGTCGCCATATCAAGAAGTACATCGAGGATGACTATCTTGCCTTCGAGGGTGACGACAAACCAGGGATACAGCTAACCGTTGGAGCTGACAAGGACGGCTCTTGGGATTACCAGACCGGCGATAACTCTTTTAGTGGCGGTGCGTACTTGCATCAGTACTGGGCGAATGTCGGCGTGTACAGAAGCTCAAACTGCCTGGACCTGGCTCAGGAACTGCGATGTCAATTGGCTGACCAAATGTACTAACCGTCTCTAAAGAGACGAAAGGGGCAATGGCATGACCTTGATCTATACAGTTCGAGTCGGACCAGATGTGTATCACATCTTCATGTCCGGCTCTGTTTACAAGAACGGCATGGGCTGGTGTAGCTGGCCCAATGCCAACCAAGCATTATCGCACTTGATAGGCAAGTACGAATGCAATGTCACGACGCACTAACCGTCTCTAAAGAGACGAAGGAGAGATGAAATGACTGAAACAACTGAAACGACTAACACCCTGCGGCACAGTATCGTGGCGAGGAAGGGTGGCCGGTTGTTCGACATTCGAATAACCCTGGACGATGACTGTAAGAATGGCCATGAGGACTTCTCTGTAACAGCAAACATCAAAGAGAAGGACGGTCGAGGTCGATGGGTCGATGCTGGTGGCGGCTGTTGCCACGAGGAGATACTCTCGGTCAGGCCAGAACTCAAGCCGTTCGTTGACCTTCACCTGTGTGATTGGGAAGGCGTCCCAATGCATGGAGGCAATGCGTGGTACTGGCTGGCCGGGTATCTCGGTGCCCCCTGGGTCGAGTATCACGGTGGCAGTGGAAGCTGGGCAAAGAGCAAGGAGGAGTGCCTGCGCATCTTCAAGGAGTCGCTCAGGCTGACCGATGCTGAGCTTCCTGCATTCATTGAGTGCCGATCCGATGAGGAGATTCAAATACTCCTCGAGGACACGGGTATTGTCGAGAGATGGAAGCAAGAGGCAGATGCCGCTATTGCCCAGCTTGAGGCGTGGACCGGCAAGAAGTTCGAGTCTAAAGCCACAAGAAAGCACTACAAGCCCGTCTCGAAAGAGATGAGGGAATTGGTGGCTGAGAGAAGGAGAACTGGGTACTACTCACCTGAATCTATCGCCGCAAGAGACGCCGAAAAGAAAGCTCGCTTTAAGGCGCAGAAGCGGCTTGAGATTCTCTGCGACTTTGATAACAAGTCCAAGAAGCTTCGTATCGACCGTGATATTGAGTTGTTCATGCTTGACAAGTTCGGAAGCGGCATCAACTACATTTACTACAACCACACTAATGAGGTGACGGTCAATTGGACTAGCACCGATAGGAGGATAACGAAGGAGCAGTTCGATGCAATGGCTCCAATTGTGGCAGAGTTTCAGACAGCCGACCTACCGGAAGGCGTTAAGTTTGTTTGGCAAGAGAAATCCAAGTACTAAGGAGAGAGCGATGAGATACAACACCATGTTTGACGTGGCGTTTACAGTCAATCACGACTGCGAAGAACCGAGGGATGTTCCGGTTGGCGTGCTAATTGACGCATTACAGCAGAGGGTTAGGTACCTTAAGCAGAATCCAGACGATGCGGCAGAAGCTTTTGGGGTTTGTGATACATACGACAGGGAGGAGGTGTAACATGGCTGACAGGTTTAGTGGATCGGTTTACATTGGCGGCAAGGTAACGCAGGAGCAATTAGAGAAGATCGAGTGCTTGCTGTCGCCGTGCCTTGAAGGCGACTTAGGTGATGATGGTTTCGGGTACTTCTACGAATGCACTCAAAGTGATTTCAACGACACTGTTGCGTATTGTATTGAAATTGGAGCCTCCATCTTGATTCAACGGGACACCAGGTACGAGCTTGATGGGCACGTTGAATACTACACGCCAAATGGTATTGCAATGTTCAACGCCACTCAATCAGGTCGTATCTTGATCCCATTGGATCAACTTGAAGCACGCGATCCAAGTACGACAATTGAGGAATTTATTCGGTCCCTAGAGATCCCAAGCTTCCCTGATCTTGAGATCGTAGGGGAAGTATAGACTATCATCACGGGCCGTCTTTTTCGAGACGGCAGAAAGGTTAATCATGAATAAGACACTAGTAGTTATCATCGACCGCAATTTACTAGAAGAGGCTTACTTATTCGACGACTATGAGTCCGCAGAAAAGAAGTTCCTGGAACTGTGCGAAGAATACATTACCACCTGGAACGAGTACACTTCCGCTGATGTGAACGACTGCCTGACCGCTGGTTTCGCCTTAACGCGACGCCGTTCTATCTGCATAACACAAGACCTCGACTGGAGGGGCAACTAATGTTCGTAACAACAACAAAGCGAGGATATACTAGCAGCGGAGAGCAGTTCGCTCACGGAGAATTCTTGATTCTCATGCAAGGCGAGAGCGAAAAGTACAGAAAGCTCAAGGGTGTAGTTCGCTTCGTGAAGATGTCGCAATTCGGGCACTTCATGATGGGCAGCGCGAAGCTGGGTGACTACCAAACGACGCTATCTGGGTCGTATGGATCAGATGGATTACCAGAGACAGTGCCGGATGACGTTTACTGCCGGTTCGGCTTGGAACTTCCTGATGAACTATACGACGCCTGGAATAATGGGGGCGGACACAATAGCGCAGGAAGCGAAGCTGTTGCGATGCGAAAGTGGGCACTGGAGAACCTTAAGGAACTTAAGGCGACACCGAGGAAGAAGTCCAGGAATTGGGTTGGCAGCCCGAACTTGGACGGGATGGACGAGGAGGACTTGCGTGGGTTCTATCGGTCTATGTGGGATCGGCCCATGACTGAAGCTAGGGTCATGTTCCCTGGCAAAGGAAAGGAAGCCATGGATGCAGTTAAACAACTACGCCAATACGCTTCGCTGTCCCTTGAGGCGAGAACCAAGAGGACTGGCGGCGACATTCCATGGGCGATGCGATATGAAGAGTTGGCGCAGGAAACTTACGAAGCGTTGCCTGAGTGGGCACGCTGGTGACTTGCCATATAACCGTCTTTTTAGAGATGGTTCGTGGCGGAATTAACCCTTACAAACGGAGAGATGAAATGGCCAATAACTATTCACAAAGCAGTTCATTCATGGAGATACCAAAAGACAAGATGCCTCGCGTTCAGGAGATCATTGAGAGAGCGAAGATCGAGGCGGCTAAATCTGTATGTCTAGAATACGGAGAAAGTGAGGACGAATACGAGTCTTATCTTGAGTATGGAGTGGAGATTGAGATCAAGGGTGATGGAGTGCTGTTCATCGGAGACGAGTCGTTCTGTCCGATTACAGTCGACGCGATTGCTCGACAGTTAATTGAGGAGCTTGAGATCGATGACCCATTCTTCTGCTCGTGGGCATACACATGTAGCAAAATGCGAACTGATGAGTTCGGTGGAGGAGCAATGGCAATCATTCGTGGGGTTCCGACGATTCGGTGTGACGCCATGTCGTACGTTCAAGAGAAAGCTAATGCCGTCTCTAAAGAGACGAAGGGAGAGCAGTGATGAAAGTAGTAACCAGGGAAGACATGATCGAGTTTATTCAGCAGCAGCCGGACGACCGACAGGTTAGATTCGGTGAGAATTTGGCAGGCGATACGTGCGGCTGCATTATGGTGCAGTACGCACGGTATGCAGGAATTAAGTTCAGTAGTTGCGGCTACTGCGGGTGGTGGCGAGGAGGTGCGTGCAAGGCAGAGCTTGAGTACGGAACTATGTTTAGCGTCTTCTGGCCAGGACTAAGCAACTGCACCTATAGGGATATTAAGCAGCACCTCAAAGAGAAAGGATGGATGTGATGGCTGACCGTCGCAGGTACTACAAGGCGGATGCTATTGACGGGTTCCGCAAGATCCCAGACATGGCGAGGTATGGCTACACAATTACTGGGTGCTGGAAATACTGGGGATTCTGTCCTTCGTATGTCCACGAGAAAACAAAGAAAATCATCTACTTCCATGAAGGGAGATTCTGCACAGGGCCAATGGTCTTGAAGGATCTCGTGGAGAACTGGCGGCCAGTTGCCCATGATGAATACATGTTCTGTATCCTCGAAATGAAGTCAACTTTAGAAAGGACTCATGTCAATGAAACCAATACCTGAACTATGCGATGACGCCCTATCGGTCCAAGACGCCTGCAATCTTATGGCGGTAGCTAATGGATTCTCCAGGGCGCTATCGGACCTAAAGGGCCATGGTGTCTATGGCGATGCGCTGAGGGAACATCCGGTCACTGTTCTGTGGGTCAATAAGATTGATTCCATGGTGCGAAGCGACGACAGATTTTCTGATGCGTATGATTTTTGTATCAACAACTTGCCATGTAAGGCGAATGTACCACAAGAAACAGGAGAAGAATGATGGAATACGTGGACCGTTCGACGTTTATCGCAACATACTGCGGCAAGCAAGACATTGAGCCGCCAGAGTTGTCACGGCGTCTTGGGGTGCAACTGAATGAGTACCGGCCTGATGGCTGGGTTCTACTGGAAGCACATGATTTTGGGTCAAGCTGGGCTGGTCAACTGACCATCCTACCATACGGGCCGAACTGCACTCTGAAGGAGGTGCCAACTGGCCCGATATCACCCAGGGGGCTGGCTTCGGATATGTCTGTAGTGATTCAGGTGTTGACAAGGGAGAAGTTCATTGAAAGTGCAGGGGCAGAAGAATGAAAAGCTCGCACGAGATCGAGCATCCCAAGAAGGTGGTTTTATTTCAGCGTGGTGGATTAGATATTTAAGGAGAATACTGATGTTAAATAAAGATTACAAGCGACGGAATCAGATTATCTTTGGCCGAGATGAGGTCGGCGACTGCGAGAGTTTCAGGGGTATGACCCTAGAGACATTGAAGAAGTTGTTCGATGAGAAGTTCATTGAAGGAAAGGATCACCAGAACAGTGCGCCAACTGCCTCGGAGATGCTTAAATTTATGGAGAGCAACCCAGTGTTTACGGCCCATGGCTACGCCATCAGTCACCTAAGAGACGACTACAGGGTGACTATCGAGGGACTGGAGTATGTCGGGGAGTACAGTAAAGAAACTCTGGCTGACTTCAGTAGGTTCGCCAATCAAGCAGATGAGTTCATTGTGTCTGCAATTAGGCTTTACTTTTGGTTCGATTAGGAGGATGTAATGAACGGTATTAAGTTGAGTGCCGAGCAGTTACTAAGGATTGCTCGCGCCATAGAGAACGGCATTGTCAGCGGTGGCAATGAGTACCCCGGCGCATGCCTTGGGACGACTGTGCGGATATCGCACGATGAAGATTGCATCAAGGTTCAGTGGAAGTCCAATCCATTTTCGAAAGGCAGGGCTCCTTCACATCAGGTGACTGCCAAGACAATCTGCGGTGGACTGCGTGTCACTAAGGTCGAGCCAATACAGAGAACGGAGGAGAGCCATGCGAACGATTGAGACGAAGGTCTACACCTACGAGGAGCTTAGCGATTCAGCAAAAGCCAATGCTCGCGACTGGTATCGAGGGGGGGATTACCCATACGACGAGTGGTGGGATTGCATCTTCGATGACTTCATTGCGATCACGAAGATACTCGGTATCACCCTGAGCGAAAGAACAAGCTGCACTTACCGTCTCGGAAAAGACGGCGCTAAGATACCTGTGTACAAGCCAGTGATTTACTTTAGCGGCTTCTGCTCGCAGGGTGATGGAGCATCCTGGGCCGGGGATTATGAGTACTCGCCTGGCTGGAAGAAGAAGCTCCTCGCGTACTGCAATGACAAGGAGTTACTGCGTATAGGCGAAGGACTGCAGTCGATACAGAAGCCGTACATGTATCAACTGACGGCCCGAGTGAGTCAGGGTGGCAGGGGTGTTCATGCGTACACAATGAGCGTTGACTACATAGAAGGGCGGGACGGCAAGGATATCACTGAGCCAACCGTCGAAGACGACTTGCTTGATCTCTTCCGAGACCTTGCGCACTGGTTGTACAAGAGCCTTGAGAGGGAGTACGACTACTTGATGGGTGACGAGAATGTTGCTGAGAATATCGTTTGCAACGAATACGAATTTACAGAAGAAGGGAAGCGAATATGAACTACGAAATCAACAAAGAGATTGTCTTCAGCACTGCACATATCAATGTACTTGAAAGCGCAGCGCTCCAAGATAAGTGCAGTAGGGTTAATAAGTACATAATATGCTACCCGTATGAATATGGATGGCGAATATACACACCACCGGATTTCGAGGAGACGATTAGTGCTCTTGAGAATTTTGGTGTCACGAATGTTGCGAGGCTTCTTCGTATAGCCAAGGACAATGATTGCAAATGGTTGGTCCTCGATGCGGATGGTCCGCTGCACGAAGAACTTCCACAGTATGACTGGTGACCCAGACTTGCCATGTACGGCATGTCGCATTATAAAAAGGAGAACACATGATTTATCAATGCGAATTCACAGGGCGCAAGGTTAATGCGTCCGGCTTGTTTTACCGTATCGCCGACCAAGTGATCCTAAGTAGCCACGCAAGTGCCGACGAGATTCGAGATGAACTCTACAAGAAGTACGAGCATGTGCAGTGGTTAAGGATCAATGGGGTCAGCGAGTGCGAGTTCGAGGAAATTAGGACACTAGCCGTCTCTTAAGAGGCAGGAGAATCAATATGAATCGAAAAGAGTTTTGCAAGAAATTCAATATTACTGACGAGCAGTTCGACGGGAGGCAGCCCATTGGTGGAGACCTCGACCTGCGGAGTGTTACCAGCCTGCCGGAAGGATTTAATCCTACGGTTGGTGGAGACCTATACCTGTCGAGTGTTACCAGCCTGCCGGAAGGATTCAATCCTACGGTTGGTGGAGACCTCGACCTGCGGAGTGTTACCAGCCTGCCGGAAGGATTCAATCCTACGGTTGGTGGATACCTCGACCTGCGGAGTGTTACCAGCCTGCCGGAAGGATTTAATCCTACGGTTTGTAGAAGCCTTTACCTGCACAGCGTTACCAGCCTGCCGGAAGGATTTAATCCTACGGTTGGTGGAGACCTATACCTGTCGAGGGTTATCAGCCTGCCGGAAGGATTCAATCCTACGGTTGGTGGAAACCTATATCTGCGGAGTGTTACCAGCCTGCCGGAAGGATTTAATCCTACGGTTGGTGGAGACCTACACCTGCAGGGCGACAGTCGCCATATAGGAAGCGATGTTCGACTCCTGTCTTGGCAGAACGGCAAGTACATCAAGGTTGATGGTGTCTTCTCGGAAGTCATAAGCGAGAAGTTTGGTATTCGCAAACTACGCCAGATCGACGGCAAGGTTTCGTATCTCGTAACAGACGGGGAGAACTATTCTCACGGAGAGACCATCGAGAAAGCGCGTGAGTCCCTGGCCTACAAGTTATCACCGAGGGACACCAGTGAGTTCAAGGGCCTGAAGCTAACCGACAAGCTGCCGTTCGAGAAGTGCGTTCAGTTGTACAGGTCAGTTACCGGGGCCTGCTCGATGGGCTGCCAAATGTTCGTCGAGTCCGCAGGGCATGAGAGAAAGGAGTACACGGTCAAGCAGATAATTGAGAAGACGAAAGGTCAATACGGTCACGAGAGATTGCGAAAGTTCTTTAATGTTTAGCCGTCTCTTAAGAGACAGGAGAATCAATATGAAGCTAAGTAATGAGGTGTCAAGTGAAATCGTCAGGCAAGAGATGGCGATGTTCATGACGTTCGGGTGGCCTGCAGGTGACATCGCTAGACACGTAGAGGATCTCATGAGTGGCCGACCAGTTCGAATTGTTCCAGTTGATGCTATATCTGACTGCACCAAGAAGGCATTTGAGAGCGTACTCGCAGTGCTGAGGTCCGAGGGTGCGGTAATTAGCGAAACCATGGACGACGTAGCAGTCACGTACACGCTGGAGGAGAAGTGAAGCACACGATCACCGTCATAGATGGGATGCTCACTGTAGAGGGTGGCGTCACTATTGGTGGCGTTACCATCGATATGGTGACAAGCATTCGAGACGTACTGATCTCCATGTCCGACCTGTGCAAGGCCCTTGACGGGCATGCGGCACTAGAGGATCTGGCGATTCAGGCTGAGTACAAGAAGGCGGTCGCCCTTCTGAAGTACCTGCGGGATAGTAAACAATTTTCAAAAGGAGAAGACAAATGAACATGTTCACACGATTTAAATCATTCATCACGAATCGCATCGATGCGTGCGTCAAACAACTGATTGCATCAGAGATTCAATCTCGAATCAATAGAATCGATATTGAAGAAGTCATGCGCCGTGAAGTCAGCAAGGGTCTAGATTCGGTAGCTATAGATGATGCAGTTACGAGAGCCACTGAGGACATAAACTGGTCGAGGCATATCGATTACAGAGAGCTGGCTGATAACCTATGTTTTGAATATAGCGAGCTAGCTAGATACCTTGAAGTCGACTACAGGGAGTTGGTTGAGTGTCTTGAGTTGGATAAAGAGGATATCGCAAGCAACATCGACCTGGACTATGCCGAACTGGCCGAGAGCATACACATCGACTACGACAACCTCGCTGAGCGTGTCGGAATTGACACAGACGACATTGCCAATCGGATAATGGAGTCACTTAAGGTCAGTGTATCACGACGGTAGTTTCACACAAAGGAGAATGCAAATGAAGGCGATTAATGAGTTTATAGTACATGCGACTTACTACTGCAGCACATGTGCGTCAGTAGAATTGCCAGAGGGAAAGACTACTGAAGATATTAAGGAGTGGTGGATTAAATGGGGTGTATTCCACTGCGAACTCATGGACGGTTCTAGGTTCGAGAAAGACATGGGTGTTGAGATTGAGCCTGACACGAAAAGGCCAACAGAGGTATCTATCTACGGAGTTAACGATGACGGCAGTACAAACTACGACCACGATCTGTCAGAAGAACTTGGAGTACCGTAATGGAATCAAATCAAGTTCACTTAGAAGGTGTTGAGTACTTGAATGTCGAGACGATTATGCGTGGGATTCCTTGCATGGTCGTGATCGACGAGGAAGACAATAGGATCACTGTATACGAGGACGAGGTGGTCGTCTTCGACAGGGAATATCAAGTAACAAGAAGGAGCAAGTGATGGGCACGATACAAAGATTCAAGCAGGCCATTAAGTGCGATGGCAACCTGAAGATGATACAGGACAAGAGAGATCGGCTGCTGTACGTAATCAGGAATCTGCATGAGGAGCACGAGGCGCGAAGGATATCCACGAAGGACTTTGAGATACTAGAGGATTGGGTGTACGAGAAGTTTCCGTGCAAGGTTAAGTCAAGCAAGAAGAGAAGGAGAGTCAGATGAAGAAGTATGAGATCAAGTTTGTTCGCAAGGAGATTTACATTGAGACAAGGATCGTCGAGGCTGAGTCTCGCCAGGATGCAGCAAGGATCGGAGAGGAGATACTAAAGAAATATATTATCTTTGATGGTGAAATAATGGGAAGCGATAAGTGGGTCGAGACGGTTAAGGAGGTGAGTAAAGCATGAAGTATTCAATAGACATCGCGGAGCTCACTTCGCTACTGAAGTTCATACAGAGCACTATCGAGAGTCGCAGTGTTAGTGACAGCGCAGCGGGATACTGGATCGGGTACGTTAATAGGCTTCTGGTGGACGTGCAGCAAGCTAAAAACCTGGACCATATCAAGAGGAAGCATGGGGTCAGTGTCGGAGCGATTCAAGTGGCTGTCCTTAGGTCATTGGTCGATAGTGGAAAGTGGCACGACTGCTGCGGGTGGGTGTGGGATACTCCATCTGGAACCAAGAGGGCCATGGACTCGCTGGCTCGCAAAGGTCTGGCGAGTTTCGACGGCAAGCAGTACACGCCTACTAGTCTAGGTAAAGAGATCCTTAAAACATTCAAGGAGATGTTGGTAATATGAAACTATTCCTACAAGAGAACGGCAATGATCCAGAGTGCTACGAAGGGATCTTCATAACCGAGTGCATCATAAAGGTGCTGGAGTGCCTTGAGGAGGACACGGAGTACTTACTCAGTGACACGCTGGAACTGATGGCTAAGCTCGCTGAGAACTACAACGACAGAAAGGACGAGGGGTTCGGCGGCACAGCAAGTTCCGGGCACATGAGTGTCATGATGGATCAGATGATTGCGTGTTATGGGTACGATACATTTGAATCTTACGAAAGGGACAGGAGATGAACATTCCAGTTGAGTTTCAGATACTCATGGAAGAGGCGAGAGAGGTTATGGCTAATCACATGGACGTCGGTGCTGTCTATGTGGATGAGGACAATCACGATGATGACTATCCTGTAGATGAAGACGGATACAGGTGGTATCAAGACTGGTGGAATTTACGAGAGGCACTCAGGGCTTGTGAGAACTTAACAAGGGAGATTAAGTAATGACACCAAAGGAAGCGTTTGAGGGACTGTCTGCAGTGATGAAGGTCGATGAGATGTGGCGATGGAGCGATAGCATTACTCGTATTGCCATCGGCAATAACATAATCGCGCTAACTGACAGCGAACTCACTGAGCCTATTGAGTGGGGGGAAGAGAGGAGTTATCGGAGGTATCGACCACAAAAGTGGAGAGCAGTTCGCCCAAGCGATGTGAATCCAAGGACTGACGTACTGGTTCAGTACGGCAGCGAGCCTGGCAACAATAGGGCGATGCATCGGCTTGTTGGGTGGGATCATGGAGGCCCAGTGATATGCTGCAACGGACAGTACATATCCGCGCAATCACAACACGTTCATATCCAGGAGAGCGACAATGATTAACTACAAGGCATCCGGCAACCTAGTGGCCTTTGCGCCGTACAGTGCGCTTGGTGCGCCTGACGAATTTGTACACCTAATACTTGTCGAGCAGAGAAGCGGCAGTGGCAGGTGCGCAGGGTACGTTGTGTCACTGTATACACTAGGAAGCGCAGAGTGGATCAACGGTCACTACTTCTACAGCGACCAGCGAGAAGAGGCAATGGGGTACTTCACATGGAGGCTAATGGAAGAGATGACTGTCAGGGGGCTAACGGCACACCATGACGCACTGAATATGTCCGAGAAGGCTGTCAAGTTACTTAGGGCTTACAAGGAGAATGCCAATGCGAGTACTTAAGCGTGTCGACGTTAATGTCGCAGAGGTCCAAAGCGTCCTGGACGCTCATGGACTTAGCGACTGGAGCGTCAAGGTGACCAGAAGCAAGAGGACACTTGGCCTTTGCGACTGCAGCAGCAAGTGTATCCATGTGTCGAAATACCAACCCGAAGGCGACTTGATGGATACTGTGCTGCATGAAGTCGCACACGCCCTAACACCGGGTGATGATCATGGGTTAAGGTGGCGAGCCAAGTGCCGAGAGATCGGAGCCAGGCCAGATCGAAGCGTCGAGGCTCGCGTGCATCCGAGCATAGCGTATCAGTACGAATGCTCCTGCTGCGGCAAGAAGGTAATGTCCATCAGCAAGATCAGGAAACTAATTCTTTATGTCAGCAAGTGCTGCAAGGCACCCCTCATTTTTCAGAAAGGTCCAGAGGATGCAAGTAAAGGTTCCAAGAGCAACGAAGAATCAACGTGCAGTGCTGCTGCAGTTGAAGCGTAATGGTGCATGGCGGCAAGGCCCATGGTTCTGGGGTAGCAGGCACCAGACATTCCTGATCCTCAAGTCACTACAACGAAAGGGGCTGGTTGAGCCAGTCGATGGTGAAGTAGAAAATGGTTTCGACATTACAAGTCTCGGTAAGCAATCACTGGAGGTCAGCGCTCGTGGATAATCAAGAAAGATCAATGCTAGCTGAACGATGCATCGTGTTTTATGCAGACATCACTAACTCGGAAGGTCCAATGCAATCTGACTGCCTGGACCTCTTAGTCGACATGATGCATTTCTGCAGCGATAGAGGCGTTGATTTCGAGTCGATGCTCGAGACAGCCAGGTCGCACTACGAAATGGAAATTAACCCAGTCAACGACTAAGGGTATAAGGCAAAGAGGGCTGGCGCTTAACAGGCAGATTGCCGTCCAGTTAAGAACTAGCCTGCTACGTGGCACTCATCTGCGTAGCATTCTCCCCTGAGAGGTACGGCAACGGCAGTTTTATCCGGCCTCTCTTTTTGTTGTATCTAAAATATAAGGAGCTATTGAGTGATTAATACTAAGGTGAATCGTGTTGTTGATTGGGTTAATGGCAGCCCAGTGGTGGAGGTCAATGGTGTGCTGCGACCAGTTAAGAGCGTAGTCTCTAACGGCGATAACAACATGAAGACAGCCAAGAATAACAACGAAGAGTATATGTCCTGTGGCACGTCGCTGGCTCCAGAGGAGAGTTCTGGAACTGGCAACGTATGCACGAATGCGCTGCACTGCCCAGACACATGTCTCGACCAGACAGGAAGAGGTGCAAAGCACTTTTTAGGCGACGTGATTCACGGCGCTAGAATAGCCAGGACTGTTGCGTGGTTCCAGGCTCGCGAATGGTTCCTTGACCAACAAGCAAGGGAGATCGAGAAGTTCAGTGAGAAGGCTAAGAAGCAGGGCAAGAAGCTTTGCTACAGGCCGAACATGTTTTCTGATATTAAGTGGGAGAAATACGGCGTGCCGCAAGCACACCCAGATGTTCAGTTCTATGACTACACCAAACACCCTCAGCGAGTTGGTCAAGTCCGAAAGAACTACTGGACTACATTCTCTAGAGGTGGTAAATTCGGTGACGGAACATGCATCGAGCTGCTCCAGGAAGGAAAGAATGTTGCCGTTGTGTTTGACGATGGTTACACTTCAGGGGCGAGGAACCTTCACAAGTTCAATCGGACTCTCCCAGAGGAATGGAATGGTTTCCAGGTAGTCAACGGAGATGAGACTGACCGCAGATGGGAAGATCCTCGTGGTGTTGTGATTGGGTTAAGACTCAAGGCACCATCGAAGGAGTTTCGACAGAAGGCACTTGACAGCGGCTTTGCCGTGACTGGATGGTGGTGATGAAAGGCAAGACGCTAGAACTATTTGGGATGATACAGAGATTCCTGTACTGGCTAGCACGGGAAGCTGACCTCAATACAAATGAGGATCGCGCAACAGCCAAAGAGGCGGCTGATGCAATTGACGCACAAATAGATCTGTTCATTGAAATGGAGAATCGAGATGACACTGAGAGAACTGAAGAAGATGGTCAGCAATAGGGACTTGGCAATCAAGTCCGTATGGGTGACGACATGCGGTGGAGGTAACTATCGCCTGCTTGGCTACGGCCATAAGTGGGCGAAGGTACTGCACGAGAGAAAGAGGATTCCGATATCGGTAATAACCGATGTTAGAATGTAGATGAATTACCTCACTTTGAGGAACGGCCCCGACCGAATTCGGGAAACGCCGGGAATTACCGGAAGCTAGCGGGCAGCTATCGCCCCGCAGGAGATTTAGTTATGGAATTCAGTATACCCAATACCGGATACCTTCGTGGAACGTGCGGCTGGCTTGCTAAGGGCTTAGCTGATGGCTCAGTCAAGATACATCCCGGCACTACAAAGTCAGGGAAGGGCGGCTTGTGGCTGCATTGCGAAGGGCAACAAGGCTGCCTGGCTATCTTCAACGAGTACGACCTGAGCGCAATGGACATGCCAGGCCATGATAAGTTCAGAGTTGTAGCCGAGGACTTCTGCGGATCGTTTCCACTGACTGATACATGCGAGAAGTATCTCAGGCAACTTGCAAGCGACTGGTGTGACGCCGCGAATGAGCTTCGCGAAAGCGATGGGGTCATGGATTTGCCAGAGGTTAGTATTCAGTAACCGACAACTAGCTTCAATGCGGCTACGCACAACCCTTAGATATGGAGAGATAAATGGCAAGCTTAATGAGTTATCAGACCGGCGATTTTGTTCGAGAGGCAACCGCCGAAGAGCTGGCTGAATCAATTGAGGCGGCTAAGCATGATGGCGGCAGCGGTGTAATCTCGGTCGAGATAGATGGCACAAGCGTCACATGCTACGTGATCGAGTAGTAACGAACAGTTAAACACCAAATCGAAGGAGGCACAAAATGATTGTTTACAAGATAGATGATACCGTCCTGGATCGAGACTACAGGGGCTGCGGTAAAGCCTGGGTCGCGATTGACAACGGTGAGGTTAAAGCGATCCGCTACATGAACGACTTTAACTACGAAAACCCCACAACTAAGGCTCTGGACTTTTTGAGATACTTGCGATCACAGGATCCCCGTCGCACTCAAACATTTGCAAGACGAGAGGCCAAGAGGATTGGCCTAGTGAAAACGATGGTTGAGTTCGACACAATGATTCAATCTGAAACTGAAGCGTGTAGACTCGCAGAGAGGGATGCGTTTTCTAAGTATAGGGAAGCTAGTCGCCTGGAACTGTCCCTGCTAGGTGAGGTGCGAAGTGGCATGTGCTCATGCACTGAGTTTATAGATAAAGAAGTGTTGAGTATCAAGCGGCCTGTCACTTCGTCTGGCCGCTATTCTTGCAAGGGAGAGGCAGAATGAGCAAGCTAATCAACCATTTAGGTACGCTATACATCAAGACAAGCGACGGCCTTGTCGGTGTAATTGTTGGTGAAACCAAAACCCAAATCCTGGTAAATATGGAGTGGGACAGCAACAAATCATATACTCGTTTTATGAAGGACAGCCACCGGCAGGTGGGTACTCCAACGAGGACATTCTCTTATGTTCACAGCTTAAAGGATGTGTGAAACGTAAAGCGTGAGATACTTACTTATTTAACGGAGATAGGAATGGCAACTACAACGCAAATAGCAACCTTCAAGAGGCTTGCCCGCAGGGTGCACGCACTTTGGCGAAGCCCATTTTATGGTAAGAATCCAATGGATCATCCTTATCACAGAGAACTCAAAGCATATTATAAGAGACTTAATAAAATTGAATCGGCGATGGATGCTATTGAAGAGTGTATGACTGAGGAGCAGATTGCGGATGTCGAATCTTGGGCGTATAAGAATGAACTTTTTGGGGTTCTTGGAACGTGCTGAGCGCGAGAGTCATGGCCAGTCAGTTAAACACCAGACCAACGGAGGAGCAAAATGAAGAGAATTGAGCGAGTGAGGTCGCGAGAGGCGGCAAGGGTGTGCTTAGTAGAATCGAAAAAATTACTAAAGACAGCAATGGAAAGGCTACTGGAAATCGATCCAGGTAACATTCGCCTGCGTGATGGATTTGCTTCTATTTTTGAAAGCCATGATCGCGTTTTGTTTCAAGTGGTCGACGACCAATCAGAGGAGGTGTAATGGCAATAGTATTAGTGAACGACATCGACGGAAATGCTGTGCATACAGTAGCGCACGGCGAGGTCAGCAAGGTACGGGAAATATTCTCGCCTGACCATCCAGTGCAAGGCATGATCACCGAGGCGCTAGCGACTGGTGAAGCGTGTGGCACTTACGTGATCAATGGAGATCAGTACACTACCAGAGTGGTAGTCGAAGGAGAGTGAAATGAATGGAAGTGAACGAATCGGCGCGCGAGCTGGTTGGCGATACATAGATTTAACAAGCCTATAACACACAAGGAGTCGCCTATAAGAGACACTTAGTATCCGACACTACATCAACAACGAAAGAGGCATACATGAACGTAATCGACAAGCTACCTATCAGTAAGACATACCACATCCTCGTCGCAGAAAAGGACGGGGAATTTCTCGTGATTCGTAATTGCGTGTTTGTTCCAGACGCAATTGATTCCAGGCACGCAGAGTACCATGAGGCATTACAGGCAGCCCATGAGAAGGTCAAGGGGGTCCTCAGTACCTACGAGAAGCTGGAGCCTGTAAGGCATCTGTTCAGCCAGAGGATGCGAGCCTTGGGGGTGGAGGGCGCTTTGGAGTACCGGGAGTCGCTCATGAAAAAGTTTGGAATCAAGGAAGAAAAGGAGGAACTATTAGATGATTGTCAGTAAACCTCTGGCTACAATACTGAAAGGATACTCCGACGCTACCAAGCATAAGACGGGGTGGGAATTTGTTATGACCGGGATTCATCGAGGAGTCTGGCGCAAATGCGGTCAGCCTCTCGAGCCGAAACACCAGAAGAGACTAGAACGTGATGGGCTCTCTGGTGTTCAACAATAATCATTGTTTTTTCGATGGCTGCCTTGGACTTCCATCCAGGGCAGCCGCTCATCAAGTCCTCAAGCGAGACTCCAAGCCCCCATGCGGCCCTAAGGAGTGAGCTGATTTTGTAGTCCGAGATGTTGTTTTCCAGGTCAGAAACTCTGGTATAGGTTATCGCCATGCGATTACTGAGTTCTTTCTGTGTCATACCACGAGCCAATCTGACATCGCGTATCCTACTGGCAATCCACGCCTTGGCGCTGGATATCAGTGCGATTTGCTTAGGATCAACTTCCATAACTTTTCTCCGTGTTTGACCAAAGGTGTCACAAAAATATAATACTATTCTATGCTGACAAGTAGGGAGAGACAGATGCTACTCGATTCACTTGAAGCCAACGACGAACACGATATTCGCGATCACATTCGCGATTACCTCGACCACACTGCTACTGGTCCGCACGCTATGTCTTTAGAACAGATGTGCGAAGCTCAGGTAGCAATCGCCAACGAACTGGCAGTCGAACTACTGAAGCACATCCCTGCGCATGCGGCATGGCAATCCATTATCAATATTCTACGACTACTGCCATGGAATATTGATCCAGAAAGTGCCCAGGAACCGTCCGTTTATCGGTACTTTGGTGGTCTTGAGTACTCATCAGAATGCAAAGAACAGGTGTTCAACACCATCACAATTATGTTTCATGAGGGGAGAAGTTGGGGCGACATCATCAATTTTGTCAATGAAAGCATTAAAGTCAAGTCCATTTCCTAGTAGCTTACCATAAAACAGGAGCAATATGTTTACTAATTTAAGTTATAGCGGCGTCAAGGGCACTTCAAACACCATTCAGTTGGATAATGTGCTGGTAATCACGGGCCCCAACGAATCAGGCAAGTCTGCTGCTACTGCCGCACTACAGCTTGCCGCTACAGGTCGATGCGAAATAGGAGCCATTGCATCAGCGCAGTCTAAGCTGATGAGCGGCGATGCAGCGGTAGCAACGGCCTGGGGGCGTGGCATCGAAGCTTCATGGAGTATCCGTGGAGGCAAGAAGGCGTGGGAGGACCCTGAGACACAGGGTGGACTGCCGAGCACTGTCGATGAATTCTGGTCCCTTACTGGCGCTGGAAGACTGAAGCTTATCTCGCCACCAGGGACACTTGATTCAATTGAATCGGACATCGCATCGCTCGAAGCTGACCGCAAAAGACTAAAGACTATCATCGACGCACCGACGCCGCCGACGCCTGACACGTACACTGGTCCTCCAATCCATGAGATCGAAGATCAGATCAGGGAGATCGAGCAAAAGCTTTCCAGGCACAACATGCAAGTCAGTGCCAATGCGAAACTCGAGAGCACCGAGACTGAGGCTGCCGCTCGGGTGGCTGATAAGCAGCGGCTAACCGGCATCCTTCAGGGCCTAAACACAAAGCTGTCGCACGTAAACGCTGAGCTTGAAAAAGCAAATACCCAGCTTGCCATATACCAGGAGGCGTCTAGCAAAGAGCCAAAGATTGTCTCCTCTGCTAGAGGGCGCGGTGTGCCTCTTAGGGTGGCTGTTCAGGATACAGTGCATCTTTTGGTGCAAGCTGTTCAGTGGGCTAATCCGAAGGCGGCTACCCAGGAGTGGAGTGACTTGATCTGCAGTCAGATCCCCGAGGGGGAATTGGAGCTGCCTGAATCCGCGACGTTCAAGAGCACGATCCCAGAGGCAGATGGCCTTAGGGTGTACGCAGCCTCTGGAAAGCTGAGCGAGTTGTCCAATAAGTACGCCAACGAAATCAAGCAAATCAACACAGCGCTTGACAAGATCGAGGCGGTCACGATGGCCACTGCTGGCCTGAAGCCCAGCTTCGATTGCATCTTAGACGACCAGGCTCTCTTTGCTGCACATGCGTCAATCTCGACGCTTAAGCAGCAAGTACAAGCCGCAAGCGCGTGGGATGCATATGAAGCAGCAATGAAGAAGCAGGTTGAGGCCAGGAACAAGGCGTTCATGGAACTTGAAGGCGTTGCGACAAGATTGGAGACGGCCAAGAAGCGTCTTACTGAGGAGGTTCAGAAGCTAAAAGGGCCAATTGAATCAAAGGCAAATGAGATGCTTGGTGCTGCTGGCCTCAGCAACCTCTACGTTAGCGTCAACCAGAATGGCCGTGGATGGACCTTGGATGTGTCCATTGACGACGTTGCCATTGAGTCATTGGCGCGCAGCAAGAGGTTACTGTACGGGTTGTGTCTTGTTGCAGCGATCCATGAGCTGAGTAATGCCAAGGCACCTATCCTAACGGTCGAATGTGCCGAGATGGATCACAGGACCTTCGAGAAGGCCATAGCAGCGATGAAGGTTAAACGCAAGGGTAACGTGATCCTTGAGCACTGGAGTAAGCCCGATGTGGATGTGGCGGTGATTGACCTTTCATGTGGAGTGCTGGTGTAGGTTTAGTCTCATTATTCAGATGGGTTTTTCAATGAGAGTCAAGATATTACGCAAGTACTGGAACATTGAATTCAAGGCCCTTGGTCGGCATAAGTCGAATGGGGAAAAAGTGGACGGGCTTTGCGATCCAGTCGTGGCGAAGAATAGATCGATCTGGATTGATTCAAACCTGTGCGGCAAAACAAAACTAGAGGCGGTGATTCATGAAGTGATACATGCGTGCGACCAATGCGCTATTGGGTTTGTGCATTCGGAGGACTACGTGGAGCATTTGGCTGCAGACTTAAGTCGCATACTATGGAAGCTTGGGTACAGAGATTCCGATGAATTCCAAGAACACAACAATCATAAGGGGAAATAATGAAATGAGCGAACGAGAAAAAGAAATTCAAGGTCAGCTAGAGTCGCAACGAGAGACTTGGGTAGAAACAGTCAAATTGGCAGCAGATCGCCTTGGTAGCCTGGTTGGGCCATCGGCAAGCGATGTTGATTGGTTGGCAAGTTTGGTTGGGAAATTGGCGATGCAAGCGAGCCATTACCAAATTTGGCGTAAAGCCCCTACCTTTAGGCATGGGAATATAAGCCAACGCTCCTAATGTTTTTGAAATGGGCATTGACTATACAGTAACGAGCGGTATAATTCAGACCATGAAATACAAAACTAACAACAACGTCTGCTACTCGTGCAAGTACCACGTGGTTTGGTGCCCGAAGTACAGGCGAAACGTAATCGTTGATGCGGTTGATGTGCGACTCAAGGAGATTGTTCGTCAGGTTTGCGGCGAGCGTCTTAGTGACATAATTGAAATTGAGACAATGCCCGACCATGTGCATCTTCTTGTTGAGTGCGATCCACAGTACGGAATCCATCGCCTCGTCAAGCAGATCAAGGGACGCACTAGTCGGTTGCTTCGATCAGAATTCAGGCACCTCAAGAGTCGAATGCCAACGCTTTGGACAAATAGCTATTTCGTCGCAACGGTGGGTGGTGCTCCGCTTTCGGTCATTAAGCAATATATTGAAAACCAGAGAAACGTCTAAATGAGAATCAGCTACAAATTCCGAATGTACGAGAGCAGCAAGAATCACAGGCTTCATCGCCTTGTGACTACAGCCACTCGCATTCGCAATCACTGTGTTGCTTTTCAAAAAACCCACTATCGATTGTTCAAGAAGCACTGCAATAAATTCCAGCTGATGAAGCACATTGCCAAGCTTCGCAATCGTCGCGAAGCTTGGCAAGTCGTTGGATCGCAATGTGTCCAGGCGGTCATTGAAAAACTCGACTTGACGTACCAAGCGTTTTTTAAGTGGATCAAGACGCGGGCTGGGCTGAAGCGAGGCAAGCCCAAGTTCAAGCGTTCCGCTGGGCATGGAAGCGTCACGTTCAAGCAGGCAGGTTGGGCATACCTTGGCGAAAATCGAATCCGTTTTGGTAAGTATCAGTACAAATTCATTAAATCTCGTGAGATCGAAGGCAATATCAAAACTTGCACGCTCAAGCGAGATAGCATGAATCGTTTTTGGGTAGTGTTTAGTTGTGAGAAGGAAGAGACTCAAAATCAAGTCACAGGTTCCATTCATACGGCTGGCTTTGATTTTGGACTCAAGCAATTCCTCACTTGCAGCGACGGCACTACCATTGAAAGTCCGCAGTTCTTTAAGGTTAGCATGGCTGAAATTGCCAAGTGCAACCGAGAACTGGCAAGTAAAAAGAAAGGCAGCAAGAATCGCCGAAAAGCAAAGTATCGATTGAGCAGAGCACACGAGCGAATCGCCAACCGGAGAACCGATTGGTTCTTTAAGTTGGCACATTCGTTGTGTGATAGGTTTGACATAATGTACTTTGAGACGCTTAATATCGCAGCCATGCAGAAACTTTGGGGAAGGAAGATATCCGATCTTTCGTTCGATAGTTTCTTGCAGATTCTGAAGTGGGTAGCGTACAAGCGTGGTAAAAGTACCGAGCAAATCGGACAATGGGAACCGACAACCAAAACCTGTCATCAATGCGGTCGTGTTCAAAACATGCCTCTTGATGTTCGAGTTTTTAATTGTGGTGGTTGTCATTGTTCAGTTGATCGAGATTTGAATGCTGCTTTAAATATTAAACGCCTGGGGCATCAGGCGTCAGGGCTAGGGAATGTAAGTCGCAACTCCGGTTGTGCTGTTCCTGTTTGAATCCAAGAATCCCCCGGATTTATCCGTGGGGAGTATGTCAAAGCGAACTGCGAGGGCGATTGATCGAAGAAAGATCGAAGGCCAAAGTATGACACACGGAGGCAAACGATTGTGAAAAAACACTTATGCGACGAAAAAGGCCGGTGCCATTGCCCGTCCTGGAAAAACGGTACGGCTCGAATGGTTCCCTCCTACAAGCTGGCAGTATTCGACACCTTCAAAAAAGAGCATCGCTGCAAGATGTGCGAAAAAACAGCAGAACGATGGAGAAACAATCGCATTGCGAGTCAACCCGATGCGAATAAACAGACGAGCGACTGAAATCACACAACCCTGAGAGTGAATATGGACTCACAAGAAAGCGCGACTGACAACTTAGGCTTGTCGCGTGACTATAAATTCAGCCGAGGCGACCCGGTTTTTGAGATATTCTCTTATGACTTAAAACTATATGTCGTACAGGAGAAGGTTAAGCAGTCATATGCTTACAGTCAACGTGTGACGACTGCACTGGAGCCTTACCAGGGAATCAAGTTCAGTGCGTTCGGGCAGTTCAACCAGACATTCAGGCATCACGAAGAGCGTGGCAAGCACTTACACATGTACCGAACATACAGCAGCGGTGCCATGCTTAAGCATGATGTTGCTCTATTTAAGTTAAGATTCAAAAGGCGAACCGGAATCACGCTTAGTGATCCAGAGTTCTTCATTTAAGAGAGGGGTGAATTATGAAGTTGCAAGAAATAGCCGACAAGATTAAAGACCACTTGAAGCGGTTTGAGTCAGATAAGACCATCAACGCTGCTAAAGACGGAAGGAGCATATCGCCATACTACAATGCATGGGCAACCAGATCTGGGAGGTATGTCCGTGTTACTTATGTCTCATTTCAGGGGTCGAGCAGTCTCAGCAAAGCAGAGGCGGAAGCGTACCTAGAGTGGCTTAATGCTGGGAACATCGGCAAGCACTATAAGGCGCTGTCGTTCAATGAGAGGATCAAATCCACACAGCATTCGCAACCAGCGGGCGAGAAAGGGAATCGGTAAGGGTAAAGCATGAAGAATCAAGAGCCTCAAGGCACTGCGAACGACGTTGATCCGGCTTCGGTTGATCGCGTTGTTCTGTTGCGAATAGCCGAAGCACTAGAGCGCATTGCAAACGAACTAGAAAAACACTCTCCTTCGCCACAAGGTAGGACGCCATTTCCGTGGGATAAGGTTAGCTCTCGGGTACGCAATTGCGTGCAAGAGTATTGCGAGTCGCAGCCTACGCTTATATGGCCACTGACTGCGGAACAAATCAGATCGATAGGCTGGAGTGGCATGAGAAACGTCAGTAATTTTGGCGCTGGATCATGGAAAGAAATAGAGGCAACACTGAGAGATTTAGGAATATAGTTTCGTCAATAGAACGCTACCCATCAACGGGCCGCCGCGAAACGGCTATTCGGTTCGCGTGGTCCAGGATGGAGATCACGCTTGTGTCGTGACCATGGATTACATTCCAGAGAGGATCAATGTAGCCATTAGGGACGGGAGGATCGTAAAGGTTCACGGCAATGGCTAGCTCTATAAATACCTGTAGCCCTCGAAGATGAAAGGAACATCCGATCCACTTGCATCAAAAGCGTCAAGAGCCTTACGGAATCGCTTCTTAAAAGCCTCACGGTCCTGCCTCTCCTTTTCAGTTCTAGGCTGCCCCTTAAATGGAGGCCCCCAAGGTATCTTCTTCTCGACGGGACGCATGACGATATCCTGCTCATTGAGAAGCATTTGCTGTTGCATTTGCCTCTGCATTTGCTGCTGATACATCATCTGCTGCTGCATTTGTTGCTGATATTGCCACTGCTGCATCGTATCCTCCTGAGCGCGTTGCCTCTGCCTCTCAATGATCCGCTCAAACTCAAGTGCGCTCATTGGCATATCAGATGGCGTAGGTGGCGGCCAATTCGGCCAGTGCGACGGGCTGTTATTGTAGTACGAGCCATGGTTGTAGTATTGGGCAGATGAAACGCCACAAGAGATTGCTACAATCAACAGCGACAAAGATAATCTTGCCATGACGAACTCCTTTGATTAACGGGTACTTGACTCACCTAAACTCTACCAAAAGACGCAAAAATGTCAACTCTAACAGCCGAACAAGAAGCCATTGTCTCTTGCCAGGAAAGGCACTTTAAGGTGCTTAGTGCGGCAGGTAGCGGCAAGACGACGGTTCTCACTAGCCGCATCAGCCGCTTATGCACCGATGGCGCCGAACCGGAATCCATCATGGCCATCACCTTCACCCGCAGGGCTGGTAAGGAACTAGTCGCAAGGCTGGGTGAGGAGTATCGATCTGTTACAGTGGGTACTTTTCATAGCGTTATTCTTCGAACTCTTCAAAATAATGGCACTTTTCCGAACGTGCTAACAGAAAAAGAGACAGATGACACAATTGTGAAGTGCCTAAAAAAGATAGGTAAGTACAATTTCTACAAGTCAGAAGCTGGGCAGATCAGCAAATCCCGCAAGGAGATTCGCAGTTACCGCATGCGAAGGGGAAGTGAGACTCCTATATGCAAAGCGTTCTTGTCGGAATTAGCCATAAATGGCGATACGGATTTCGATGGACTCTTGGTATCTGGCATCGCATTGGCGAGGGACGGGAAGTTCCTTTGGTGCGAGCATTTGTTCGTTGATGAGGCGCAGGACAATGAGCCGCTGCAATGGGACTTTGTGTACGAGATATCCAAGAATGCGTCTGTCATGGTTGTCGGGGATATCGGGCAGAGCCTTTATGGATTCCGTGGGGCAACCCCTGAGGAGTTCAGCGACCTTGAGTGGCCAACACTGAATATGAGTGAGTCATTTCGATTTCCAAGGAACATAGCAGACATCGCGAACCTCACGAACGCAACGCCTCTAAAGGTTGTGTCCAAGAAGCGAGAGAGAGAAGTTGTGGTTCACAAGTCTGACGATATTGTTTCACTAGTTTCCAAGCTGGTTAAAGGTGGGTGCGACTACCAGGATGTAGCAGTTTTGTGCAGATATAACAATCAGGTCTTTAAGGTCAGAGAAGCTCTAGCGTCTAAGGGCTTCCCAGTGGTGGTGCCGACAATCAAGAAGTACGGGCAATTGCATTACCTTTTAATGTACCTGGCCTCGCCGGGAAGCGTCACGGCGCGAGAGAAAGTTTCGCAGTGGATGGGCGACAAGCCAGAGATTGTTAAATACATAGCGTCTGACCTGCCGCAGCGGGCAGTTGCAGCGGCTGTCAAGGACTGGCTAACGAATGTCGGCAGGAAGGTGGACATAATCCTATCCAAGATACCAGAAAATGCGTTTTGCAGAATAGAAAGAGAGGAGATACTTAGGTACTACGCTGGAAGAACCCTCTCTGACTACAGATCCGAAGAGGCTAAGCCTGAATGGATCGCAGAGGGCGACGGGATCACTGTCGGGACTGTGCATTGGGCAAAGGGTGGAGAGTGGCCGATTGTAATCCTGCCGCACCTAAACGAAGGCGAATGGCCTCAGGGAAGAGGAAGCGACGAAGAGCTGCGAGTGTTTTATGTTGCAATAACAAGAACCATAGAGCAGCTGCATGTCATGTACAGCCAGAAACCAAGTCCCTATTTAGATTTTTTCTGATTAGTGGCTTGCCATATACCAGACACTCAATAAAATGACCGAGACGGAGCGGCAAGACTAATGGAAACTGCCAAGCAAGCTGCTTATAAAGCACAGTGGTTAGGTTAGACAGAAGGGTTAATGCCATGTCACGATTGGACACGATTAAGCGAGTCGGATTTCCAGAGGAAGAATGCCCGAAGTGTCACGGCGATTGCGACCAGTGCGAGATCTGTAAAGATACAGGGAGATTCAAGCAGGTAGTACTACCGAACTGGAGCCCTCCGATCTTGAATCCAGGTGAGGAAATGGTTGCGTATCTGGACGTTGACTATTGGTCTGGAATCGCAGTTGTTGATGCCGATGGCGACATGGTTAGTGAACTGGACTTCCCGTTTGCGACAGACTTTGCAACATCGCAGCATTTTGAAACACTTGGATTCACTGTTGAGCAGTGATCCAGTGAACTCTACGAATCGCGCAGTTCCCGAGCGTGATTCTCTCTTGGTAAAACGCAAGACCGGGAACTTGCGTGATTCGTAGGTTATGAGTATGTCAAATCAGGTTGAGAGCTTAATTCGCGGAGAGTGGAAGGCGTTCTTGCGATTGCGGAATGATGACGGCGAGCACTTGCAGTATCCAAGTGGATTTAATAAGGAAGTTGCGGAGAGTAACTACCGCGTTGGCTCAGGCAATACAGGGCACGAGGACGTAAGTTTTCTTGTATTCGAGCTGGGGTGTCGCGGGAAATGCTTTTTGCACGGATTTGAGCCTTCGTCAATGGAGTCATTTCTAAACCCAGCAGACGCATTTGGTTTTACCTTCATTAGATACGAAGACCTGATGTTTAATCACTGGTTTTGTTTCGGGGATACTGGCTGGGCAGATACAGGCTGTAGGGTTAGGCCAAGCGATAGGCTGCATTATGTCCTAACGCAAGCGAACAGTACCAGCGGGATCATTGCGGCAGAAACTGTTGGTGCAACAAAGACAGCATCGCAAGAGTTGGTTCTGCCGAGACAAGCCTCCATCAGGTCTGGCCCACGATTCACCGGGGAAAATATCGGGGCAATGATACTGGAAGGATTTAATCTCGCGGAACTGTATTGATCTATAACGGTAGTGGTCACAAAGTTACCGCCGGACGACTTTGAGCGAACCAAACACCTTACCGGCAACTTTTGTAGAACACATTGCTATGCATCCAGTCACGCTAGAGTTTAGAATTGATGAACACGGAAACTATGTCACGCGAAAGGTTGAACTTCCATTCGCACCATTTGAAGGATTAGTGATTCAATTCTTAAGATCGTCGGAGTGTACGATATTGGACGAAATGATGGTAACGGAGGTCACTTGGTGCATGGAGACTGGAGAAGTCACATTGCAAGTAGAAGTTTCGTTTGGCGAACCATGGTTTGAGATTACAAAGGAACTCATGGTCGAGCACGGCTGGTCTGCATAACAACGTCATAACCTGCGCCGCGCAGATTTAATGCGATACACTTAGCCACGAGACTTGCCATATACCAGTAGTTTAGATAAAACAATTCAAGGAGGACAAAATGCAAGAATATAAAATGGAATTAGTCGAATCCCTTCGAGCGTTAACCAGGGATGAGTACAAGGATCTCGAGGAGAACTGCCTTGAGCATGGCGTCCTAGATGAAATTAAGGTATGGAATGGATACTTGGTCGACGGTCGCCACAGGCTCAAGATAGCCAAGAAGCACAACCTTGCGACCCATACAAAAGAGATGGAGTTCGCTGATATCGAAGAGGCTCGGCTGTGGGTCCTAAAGAATCAGGTTGGCAAGAGAAACCTGTCTGAATCAGAAGTCGCATATATCCGTGGAACAATGGCCAAGATGACATCTCCAGCGGAGGTCGCTGAGGCATTCGATGTCAGCGAGCGAACTGTCTACCGAGACATCGAGATGGCTGACTCGATGGACAAGGCATCCAAGGGATTCAGGGAAAAGTGCCTGTCCGGCGAAATCATCAACAGCAAGAAAGACTGGGAGGAGTTCTCCACCCTGCAGCCACTAGAGGCATCGGCTGTCGAGCAAAGGATCAAAGAGAATCCGCATATGACACTGCGAGACGCTCTACCCAAGACAAAAAGGAACCCCAAGGCTGACGATCTAGAGGCAATCAATAAATCCAAGTACATGAGCCCTGAAGTTAAAAGACGGGTCGCCTCAGGCGTTGTAGTAGCAGATCACCAGAGCATCAAGAAACTATCCAGCCTCGCTCCAGAAAAACAGGAACTGCTCTCATCAGTCCTAGAGGACCCAGAGGTTACCAGTGTCAAGCAGGGCCTGATGATAGTCCAGGGCGAAATAAGACCAAAGTCGACATCTGAGTCACTCAGATTCGCGCTCATGTCAATCACACCGCTGTGCGAGCGGATCGAGGAGAGGCTCAGCGATCTGGACGCAGCAGGATTCAATACGGCGCAGTGCAGGGTATCACTGAAGCAATTCTTAACGCAAGCAAACTCACTCAAAGCTGAGTAACAGGAGACACGAGAGGCATGGATTGGAGATTCTCTAATAACGACATCTACGGCTCTTTCACAAGAGAACCATGGGATCATCAGATAAGATCGATTCGGCAGATATGCGACAAGTTCAGTAGCGGCATTAAATCAGTTGTTCTAGGCGCACCTACGGCCTCGGGAAAAGGCTTAATAACTACAGGATTAGTGAATCTCCTTGAAAAACAAGGCGGAAAGGTAATTATCTACAACCCTCGTCGCTTATTGACGCAACAGTCGATGGATCGCCTCATATCAGATGGCATTGAGGCAGGTGCGAGAGCAGCGTCAATGCGACACAAGGTCGATCCAAATGCGAGAATCCAGATAGCACAGATCCAGACTGACATCCAGCGAGTTATCAACCAGGAGCGATGGCAGCTATTCGATGCGAATCTAGTCATTATTGACGAAGCTCACATGCTCATGTCACCTAAGGCCCTTGAACTGATCCAGAGATACCTATCCAAAGGGGCCTACGTTCTGGGAATGTCAGGAACACCAATAGGCATGAGTGGTGCCTATAGAGATGTCGTGGTGGCTGCGACCAATTCGGAACTAAGGGCCTGTGGCGCGCACGTGCCAGCAAAGTGCTTCTCAGTGCATGAAATGGACGTAGACAAGATCAAGCCAGAAAAGACGGGCGAATACTCAGACGGCGACATCATTAAGGAATGTTGGAGCCAAGCCATCGTTGGGTACATCTACGAAGACTGGCGAAGACTCAATCCTGATGCATTACCGACCCTCTGCGCTTCACCTGGAATCGACGAGTCAGCCTGGGTTGCTGACTTATTCCTCAAGAAGGGACATCGAGTCGCTCACATTGACTGTAAGAAAGTCATCGTCAACGGAGAGACCTACGACAACGATGCCGAGGGGAAAGTCAGGAATCAAGTGCTCAACGACATGAAGGCAGGGGACTTTGACGTTCTATGTCACTGCCAAGTCGTGCAAGAGGGCATCGATATACCTAACCTAAGGCACCTAATCCTAGCCAGGCCATACGGCTCGCTGGCTAATTATGTCCAAAGCGTTGGAAGAGTAATTAGAGCATGTCCTGAATCAGGCAAGACCCACGCAGTTATACAGGATCACGGAGCCAATATGATCCGACATGGCTCTCCCAACGCTAATCGCGACTGGGAGGCCATGTTCTCCATGACCGAGAAGGAGATCGCAGAATCGCGCACACGCGACGTGCAGGAAGGTAAGGCTCCCAATCCCATTGTATGCCCAAGGTGCGGTACGGTGCGTGCTGAGGGCCTTAGATGCCCTGCCTGCGGGTTCCAGGCAGATCCAAGGACACGAATCATCGTCCAGAAGGACGGAAGGCTCGTGGAGCGCAAGATGGATCAATTCGAGCCACCTCCACCACCCAAGCCTGAAGAACTCAAGAGGCTCAGCCAGATATTCTTTTCCGTGAGGAAAAGATCAGGGAAGTCACCAACTGACGCTCAGGTACTTGCCATATATGCCAAGAGACACGGTGGATACCCACCGGACGACATGTATCACAGATGGGCCCAGGAAAGAGAACTAGCGATACAAAGGAAGCGAGCCTATGCCTAGCGTAATAACGGCAGAAGAGGTTGTTAACGATATCTGCAACGAGCTGCACGCCAGCAGGACAGCGAACGAACTACTGACAAAGCTACAATTGATCCCACAGCTTCACAAGGTCAGGGGCGTTGTACCTATTTGCGTCACGGAGGCGCGTAGAGCCTCGCAGAATATAGGCTTTCGCGCCGGACTGACGCAAGTGGTAGATGGTGAAGCGATAGCATGTGCCGTTGCCTTTGCTTCAAAAGGCACAGATCGAATCCACGAGAAGATTCATGCGTGCCTCAAGAAGCTAAAAACAACGAATAAACCAGAGCATTTCATTGTTGGGTTCGATGACTCAAATAACTTCCGAAGAAAACTCTACTCGGAATTTAAGTCAGACAGACCAAACGACCCAATCAAAGAGGAATTAAATCGCCTCAGGCCCATGGTGATACAGCACCTTAGGGATTCTGGCATGCAGGTCGAGGTACACACCGGCAGGGAGGCCGATGATGTACTGGCTAGCGTAGCCATGCAGTGCCAGATACTTGACACTGAATGCATGATGGTCACAGAGGATAAGGATTGCTGGCAGTCCTTAGGTCCTAAGACATCGATCTACTCAAGGGCTAAAGATGAGTTCTACGGGGCCAACTGGCTACTGGCGACACATAAGATCAAGCCGACGCAAGTGATTGACTGGCTCTGCATGGTAGGCAAGAACGGAGTGCAGGGAGTTTGCGGTATCGGAGTCAAGACTGCCAGTGACCTGCTGTCTTCATGCGGGACATTCATAGACACGATGCATTCGGACTTCATACCAGAAAAGATTCGGGCAACCATGAAGCAGTTTGATTATTGGACAGCAAGGAGCTTGCATACACTGGATAGGAGGTTGCCAATTGAACGAGCTTTCAGTACGCAGAGCAATGCGAATTGACTTGCAATTCATCGATGCTATAGGTGGCAGTCATGACTTAGTGGCGTGCCATATAAGCGACCCAGGAGCGATCTGCTTAGTTGCAGAGCTTGGCGGAAATATAGTAGGATACCTTTGCTCTGTATCGGATATGTGCGTACATCAGATACTCGACGTAGCAGTGGATCATAGGAAGCGAAGGCTCGGTATAGGAACCAGCTTAATCGAACATATACGGCTGATGACATGGCCATCAATGTCACTAGAGGCAGTGGTTGATGTCAGCGACACGCAGTCCGTAACATTCCTGGCGGAAAACGACTTCACGGCTGTAGATGCACCGGGCGGCAATTCAATACTGTTCAGGTCAGGCTGGAGATTCCGAAAGGCTCCACCACTTCCGTTCCGAAGAACACACAAGGAGGCTTAATGTGTCTGTGATATGCGACAGAGTCAGCGAAGTGGCCAGCCTAATGCTAAGCCGAGGAATGAGCGTCATCCCTATTGGCATGGAGACTAAAATACCCACTACGGAATGGGGCAACCTGATTGGCAACCCGCTAAGGAAGTGGAGATTCAGAGGCGTCAACATTGCAATGCTGACCGGCGCAGAAAATGGATACGTGGTCATCGACTGCGACACAAAGGAATCTTACAAGTCCTGGCTGCAGCATAGGCCAAGAACTCCACTGAGAGTAAGATCGCGCAAGGGAATGCACTTCTATTACCGGCACCCAGGCATCTACGTTAAGTCAAACTCCAAGATCGAGGCCCCTGAAGGGTTTACCTACGATGTCAAGGGAGACAAGAGCTACTGCCTAATGCCGCCAAGTATCGTCAAGGGATTTCAGTATCAAGTCTGCATTTGCACTGGCAACCTTGACGCAAAGTGGATCATGCCAGGAAACCTACCAGTGTTCAACATGGGCTGGAGACCGGAGTCAGCGGGCGTGTCTCATGCGGTTATTGGCAACCACGTTCGCAGCGCTCAGGCAGTGCTAGGCACAATCAGAGCATCCGAGGGCGAGAGAGACGTAAAAACATACCACGCCACGATGGTCTGCATCGAGGCTGGATTAAGCGAAACAGAAGCGATCCATGAAGTAATCCTATGGCATGGTCGCAATGTATCCCCACCGTGGAGTTCCCACGAGATTATCACCAAGGTTCGGCGGGTCTATCAAGAAAAGCAAAGGATTGCAAGCGCATGAGAGTGGCAGAATTATTCGAAGTCTTCGCATGGATATGCGATAGCTGCGGGACAATGAACTACGTTCATCCCGTGATTAAAGTCATCTCCGAGGAGCAGCTCAATAACGAGTACAACGCAAGATCAGAAGACGGGGGTGGCGCTATAGTCGAAACACACCCAAGCATCGTGGTGTGCCCACTGTGTAAAGAAAGCTTCCAAACAGCGCACATCCAAGAGGAACAAGACGACAATGTCTAAGAGAAAGAAACTCTACTCGACTACGGAAGGTCACACCGTGAACAGACCGCACTTTCGACCAGTTACTCAAGAACAAGCAGATGCATACGCAGCGTGTCAGAAAAACGACATAACATTTCTGACAGGACCGGCAGGATGCTCAAAGACATACACGGCAATAGCCTGTGCAATTGACTACATCCTATCCCATGAGGGAAAGAAGCTGATACTGACAAGACCGGCAGTTGAAGCCTGCGGGGAAGAAATCGGGGCAATACCTGGAGGCATCATCGAAAAGATGTCGCCATTCTTGCATCCACTGACAGACACGATCAAGGAGTACGCACCAGATCAAAAGATCGCATCAGAGATTGTCGCTATGGCGTACTTGCGCGGCAGGACGCTAAAGAACACCGTCTTAGTCGTCGATGAGGCGCAGAACGCCAATATACGACAAATGAGGCTACTGCTGACGCGAATAGGCATAGGATCCAAGCTGATCATGTGCGGCGACATTGAGCAAGCAGACATCAGAGACAGCGGCCTGTTCCGGGCTGCCACATTACTCTCTGGGATAGATGGAATCCAGCACTTTCACTTCTCCAGTATAGCCAGTAGCGTCAGGCACCCATTGATCCCATTGATCCTAGAGAGATTAGGGCCGGACTAACCACTACCGCCATTTGGTCACATTGGCCCGCTCATGCTCCTCAGCCAGATCCATAAGATCGCTGTCGCTAATGACCGGCTCTGCAGATAGATTCTGCTTGACCATGCACCAAGCGATGTATCGACGTATGCTGGTGATTATCTCACCGGCAACGGACTTGGTCACGTCTAAGGTGCTTGCTATCTCCTGAACGGAGTAACCCTTGAGCATCATGTGCGCAACCTTTCTGGATCGCTCATTGAGCATCTCGGGGGGTGTATTCAAGATGACCTTTCGGGCGTTTTCGATGCACTCAGAGTAATCAACGGCCTCATCGACGATCAGTTCAGGGGTAAACTGCTCAGCATTTGTATCCTGCTCTTTGGCGCTGGTCAGTGCAGAATTATAGATAACCCTCCAGAGGTATGTGGACAGGGCCGCCTTGGATTCATCGTAGTTCGAGAGCGACTCATAGACGGCCAGCATGACATCAGAAAACACCGTATCCATGTCAGCAAAGCTGGGCATGGGTATATTAGCAATGATACTCTGCACCCAAGAGGCCCTTGACTTAAGTACCGATTCCGCTAAACTACCATCTCTCGTCTTCTGGTATACGGCAATCGCTTGCAATTCCTCTCCAGTTGACATTTGCTTCGCACCAGTCACATAGGGACTCGGTGAAAACATCCCTCCTTTTCGACGTTTACCCATGAAAGCATTCCTTTACAATCGCGTTAGCCATAAGGACTCCAAAGCCTCTGACATCAGTATACCAGACCAAATGGTCAGGACAACCAATTATGCCACTTCGGTTATACCAGAGGCTGAGCAAGTTGTGGTTACTGATGCTGGCGTCAGCGCATGGAGCAAATCCTTTGCGGGCCGCCCAGGTGGTGGTCGCATCATCGAGCAGGTAAAGCCGGGCGACCACGTTATATGCTTGCAGATCGACCGACTATGCAGAAACCTGAGAGACTTCTGCAACTTGATGCACTTCTTCGAGGAGAAGGGTATCTTCGTGCATTTCATCAACAACCAGATCAACACGACCACAGCCTCCGGGAAGCTACAGGCGAATATCCTAGCCGCTATGGCTCAATACGCTTCTGATGTGACAAGCGAGCGAATTAGAGAAGCACTACTAATCAAGAGGCTTCAAAACTCGCAATCGTCAAACACGAAGCCAAAAGTCAAATGGATGAATAGCGAATTCGTCCTGCCTCAAAAGATCAAAACGGAGCGACCAACAGGCACGATCCGCATGTACGAACGTGTATCCACAGAGCCACAGTACGTCTCAGGGCTCGGCCTGAAGTGGCAAGGCACTGCCAATGCCAAATACGCAGAGGACCTCGCAGAGAAGCTACAGTGCCCTGTAGGGCCAGTTTACTCCGATCCTGCCATTAGCGCCTTCTCAGTGCCATTTATGGAGCGAGAGGCCGGTAAGCGGCTTATGAACGACCTGCAGCCAGGGGATGACGTCGTTATCTACCGAATGGATCGAGGGTGGCGAAATACCCTGGACGCCATGAAGACAATAGCCGAGATACAGCGAAAAGGCGCTTACGTTCACTTCGTCTGCGAGCGAATCAGGACAGACACAGGGCAGGGTAAGGAATGGATATCGCTGATGGCTTCAATTGCACAATTAGAAAGCCAGATGAAGTCTAATCGAAACAAGGAAACTGCTGCATGGTGCCAAGCAAACGGAAGGCCAAATGGACTCCCTCGCGCTGGATTCAAAATAGAACAGATTAGCGAACACCAAAAGAGACTGGCTGTCGATAAGAAGCAACTGCTTCAAGCCGGTCAGATATGGGTCATGAAGTACGAACTCGGATTGTCTACCACTCAAATCGAGGACATGATCATAGCCATCAAGGCCAGGGAACTAGGCGTCAAGGCCAATCTGACAATGCTCAAGCGATCCTATGTGCAGCGCAGGCTGAGACAGATAGACATCATGCACGAGATGATTGGCAGCAGCTTGTGGGGCAAGTGCAAACACAAGGCAAGACTCAGCCTCAAGAAGCCATTTAGCGCGGATCACCTTCGGCTGATTCATCGCTGGAAGTGGACTCACAGTCCAGTGCTCCCGTCCGCCTCAAAACCTCGAGCTTCTCGCAGTCGCGCATAGCGCGCCATCGAAATATCTCATCGAGAGTCCTGCCACAGCCAATGCATATTGTATCACATAAGATACAATTTCCAGTGCATGGGCTTCTAACCATTCAGCTTCAGCAGGAACTCATCCACGAGCTTCCTGGTCGTAGCCAGTCCGGACAGAGTCCGAAACATAGTCAGCCGCACTAGCGATCCAGACGAATTCCTGCGTCCAGTACTATGCGCAAAATAAACCCGAGACACGCTGACGCCAAAGATTGCCGCCACTTCCTTAGCTGATAGCCACTCTTCCGTTGGAGGAATACTGTCCATAAACACCTTTCTTAAAAAGAACCATTGCCTACACATTATTCCTTTTTCGATTTTTTTATTTTTTTGATACTCAATTCGGGAGCTTTCTAGTCACTGACTCCACTTGGGGAATAAATCGCATTAAAGCCACCCGAGCGATGGCAAAGCGACACTATCCCCCAGTAGAGTACAAATGACATCCCAAGAACTTCGTTTTGCGGACTTTATGTCCAGCAGCAAAACACAAGCAGACACAACTCAAACAAGCGATACTGCAGCTACAACGGTTAGCGAGGAAGTATCGCAGGTTACAACTGAAGCACTGTCGCCGGGAATAGAGACAGTAGAAGGCACGGATGCCGCTTCAGTTTTAGACCAGGGGCAGGGCCAGCCTTCAGAGGCGGCCATCAGGTTTGAAGACCTTCTCAGACAGAAGGGTATCACTGTCGATGAAGGGACTGATCCTGCAGAACTCTACGAAAGCGTCATCTCTCGCGCTTTGGCGGGTTCGCAAGCTATGTCGGAAGCAGCGCGACTCAGGGACGAGTTAGAACAGCTTAGAGCTTCTCAGAGTCAACCCGCTCAGTCTGCGGCTGCCCCTCAGGACACAACAGGACATTCTCAACCAACGGGACCAGAGACTCAATCGCAACAAATCGCGAGACGGTTCCGTGAGCTGCAGAAGTATGATCCACTACTGGAAAACTACGTCGAACGCGATGACAGTGGTTACGCCAAGCCAATTACTTCATTCGGCGCGGTGAGTATCGATGCAGCCCGTACAATCAACGAGTACGAAAGGGCATCCCGAGAGCAGGCTGACATGCTCCTACGGAACCCGATGGCAGTAGTCGAAGACAGCAAAGAGATTATCGAGAAAATCGCCGAGGAAAAGGCACAGAGAATCATCGAAGCCAGGTTTGCTGAGATGAACTCCCGAGTCGAGCAAGAGCGACAGAGTTACGTCCAGGCCGAGCAAGAGCGACAGAGCAGGCAGTCACTCCAGCAGTGGCACGAAGTAAACAAGTCTGTCCTGTTCCACTTGGACGCAAACGGCGAGCCAAAACAAGACTTCTTCGGATCCGGCGACGTTGCCTGGACTAAAGCGGGAAGCACTTTCAAGAACAAGCTTTCGCAATTGCGAACACAACTTCCCGGCGCTCCAGAAATCACACTGCGACAACTCGCACTTGAGTTCGCGACAGCAGGGACTCAACAAGCACAAGCACAAGCAGCAGTCGCCGAGCCAGCACCCGTCCTAACTCAGGCGCAGCAAAAACGACTCTTGGCTGACAACAGACAGCCAGTACCAAATCAACAAACCCCAGCGGCAGACGTTGGGCATGTATCGAAAACTCTCCCAACGCTTCGCCTGGCAAATATGGTTCGAATGAATCCAGAGAACGCCGAGCGGGTCAGCGGGTGGAGAAACTAGCGGACAACCCCATTGGTCGGCATGAGGCTGGCCAGGCAACATAACACAGTAAGGAGTATCAACCTGTGAATGCCATTGCTGAAGCGCTAGCCGCGCTCAAAGTAACGGTGCCAGCCTACTTTAAGGAAGCCACCGATCACACCATCCGAAATCGCCTTTTGCTGAAGCTCATGGAAATCCAGGGTAATGTTATCCTGAACATGAAGGCTCCAGAAATGGTCTGGGACATCGAAGTACGCGAGCCAAAGGTTCGTGCCATCACTGGCAGCGACCGTCACGTATGGGACGAAACCCAAGTTTACGAGCAACTGCGAATTTCGCACGCCGAACTAGAGTCAACCGACACTATGCGTCGTCGATTCCAAATGATCAACAGCGATTCGCCTCAAGCAATCGTTGACGAAGCTGGCAAGAAGATGGACCGCTTGGTTCGAGCGATGACTCGCAAGTTGAACGGCCAGTTCTACATCGACAACAGTGGAGCAAACTCTCAGTACATGACTGGGATCAAGAGCTTCTTGAAGGGTGACACGCCTGGCTCACCATCCACTGAGTGGATCATGAAGCCAACCGCAGGAACCACCTACGGTGGACTGTCAATCGCTCTTGGAGCCATTGGCGGGACATGGTCCAACAATATTGGATCAGGCCGTCCATGCGCCGCGCTACTTACTGACTGGCCACTTGGTTCTGGCTCCAGCGATTATGACTACAACAGTCCCAAGATCATGAACGTCTCGGCCAGCATCGGCGCATCGACAGGATGGGCAGCTAACTGCTTGAAAGCGATGCGACGAATGACTCAGTCAATCCGTCACACTGGTGGCGAAGGCGCTGCTCCTGTCGTTCAGTTGCTGTCGCAAGAATTGTACAGCGCCGTCGAGGACAGACTGGAAGAACGAGAGCGAACTCGCGTTAGCGATTACGCCTCTAATCTAGGCTTCCCTGACACGCTGACTTACGGTGGATCCTTGATCACCAGCGACTTTGACTGCCCAGCAGGTCAAGGCTTTGCGATCAACCCATCAACGTCAGCCCTGTACTCAGTACACAGCGACCTGTTCTTCACTGACACTGATTGGTCCACAGAAAGCCAGTTGAGTCAATTCCTAGTAGGCTTCTTGGGCAACTATGTCCATCAGCCCAAGTACACCGGCGCTTACTACGCAGCATAACCAGTCAATCAAGGAGCAATATACAAAATGTCTAGTTTTCACGGAAGATATGCCCTCGGGCAGAAAGTAGCGGCGGCTGACTCCGCTCAAGAACCAGGCTTGCTTGGTGACGAGCGCGATGATGTCGCAATGCGTTATGACTCAGCCAACGACATATTCTATGTCTTGAATAGTGGCCGAGTTAAGACCAAGTGGGTTAAGAATACGAGCGGTGGTGCGCTGAAGCCAGGGTCTCTGGTAACACCTGACACCTCCGGAACTCGCATGGACACCGATGTCGTTCAATGCACCACGGGCACTGCCCCATGCGGCATCGTCGATCCATTCCTAACATCCGACGTTGCAGACGACGAGCTATTCCTGATCATCACCAAGGCCAGCCGCATTGAAGGACTTGGCGGTGCGACCGTATCTAAAGGCGCAAACCTCGTGTGCGGCACCAGCGGCAAGCTGGTGGCTGGAACAGCAGGAAACATCGTGGCTCTCGAAGCAGTGGCCAACAATGTGCTATCGGACGTCTCGTGCGACTTCAGTACAGCACGACCAGCAGCCGCTGCTGGTGTAGTCCAGACTGCTAGGGTCGAGACGACCACTGCAAATGTCAATGCTGGCGCAACACTGCTACCAGCAGTACCTGGATATAAATACAGACTGCACGACCTGTCATTGATTGCGGTCGGCGGAACAACCGCAGGAATCACTGGGATACTGGTGCGTGGAACGCAATCCTCGTCACCCGTATCGCTCATGGACGCTAAGATTGCCGGTCTGGGTCGCAGTGTAGTGCTGCGAATTGGAACAGCCACCAACGGCCTAGTCCTGGCTGACGGCGCGAGCTTTGCTGCATGTGACGCAAACACTGCAATCACCATCATTAAGGATGGTGGTGACTTGACTGGCGCAACTGCAGTTCATGCGCTAATTACTTACGAACTCGTCGCAGCCTAACAACAAGGAAGTACCTCATGGCTAATGGAAAAATGAACCTGGGCGGCGCGAAGCTGAACGATTCCAATCGTGCAGACGCGAAAGTCGCCCTGTCTAAGGGAAAGGTCCAGAACGTGATTCCACGGCCATCTGGCTTCCCAAATAAGGTCGGAACAGAACCGATTGGCTCTCTGTCGTCAAGCCCGCTGAAAATGCAGGGCATGAAGGGCAACAGCTAATCACACAATCTGGGGATGGCGGCTAAATCGGTAACGAAAGCCGCTAGAGGGCGGGTGGCTCGTTGCTGCCCGCCTTTTTTTCTGGAAGAAACATGGTTTGGCCCAAGGTAGATAAACAGCACTCGCACTGCATGACGTGCGGCTTTGTCTTCAGGAATGCCGAACTAACAAGTGGACTGTGCCGAGATTGTATTATGGATCACAACGACCAAGCCAAAGGCATAATCACCAGATCCGAAAGCAGGGTCCGCACCCGCGCTGCAACGAAGCTTCTAGCAGCACTAAAAGATAAAGGCAAAGACGGACAGGCCATGCCAATGGTCATGTCCTCTTTTTTTGCCGAAGTTGGCGGGCATGAAGGCTTTGCCAAGCTGATGCATGAAGAGTTCCAAAAAGCTCTCGGCAATGGCCTATCCATCGAGGAGAAGGAATTCTACGAGCCAAGCCTCAACCTCCGAAAGGACTGGTTTGACCTGATCTCGCGACACGCCAAGGCCGCTGACGCTGATAAGCAACTCGATGTTGGATCACTGGATGAAGCGGATCTAGAGTCAATCCTCGCTAATATCGCACTCAAGGCGTTCTCGGAAGACCCAGCACTGCAAACGGCAGTCATCGCGCAAGCCGTATCAGACAGAGGCATAAGAAGGAAAGTGTTTCTGGCGTGCATCAAAGCCGACCCGTCACTTGTCACTGAGATCCTCGAAAAGGGCGGCGTCATTATCGATGCCGAGTATTCGGAAATAGAAAAATTTCCAGAAGAGAATAATACAGGGGAAGATACTGAATACGACCCCAAAGCTGACGAGTACACGGAGGAATAATGGCAGGGCTGAACTTCACTGCAGTAGAAGCAGCAGCAGCCGTAGAACTCGTCGAGCGATCCAGGATGGCCATCAGGATATTCAGGCCAACCGACAAGCAAGAGCCTTTATATGACATGCCAAGGGCCAAGTATACTTGCTGCCAAGGCGGGAACCGCGCGGGAAAAACAGTTGTACTAGCTCATGTGTTCGCTGCGATAGCGACGGACACGCCAGTAACACTAGCAGACGGACGGACAGTTGACCTCAGAGAGCCGTGGCAGAAGGGTAGATGCCTGCGAATGTATATCGTGGCATTCGACGAATCCGCCATAGGAAGAACAATACACAGAGTTCTCTTCAAGTCAGGACTATTCAAGGTCGTCACCGACCCACTGACTAAAGAGCTAAGAGCATACGACCCAGACAAAGACAAGGGGCTTAAGCCGAAGGATAGTCCGCCTCTGATACCCAAGAGATTCATTAAGAGTATCTCATGGAATGTTAAGAGCGAGAACATCTTCAATAAGGTCATTATCAAGGACCCGTCGACCGGAGAAGACCTTGCAGAGATATTCGCATTTTCAAGTCGTGGCGCACCGCAGCCTGGAGATCCGGTTGATGAAATATGGATTGACGAGCGGTGCTATATCGACGGGTATGTGGATGAAGCCAAGGCTCGACTGCTCGATAGGGATGGACGGCTCATGTGGTCGTCATGGCCTGACGAGGACAGCGAGGACTTGAAGAAATACGTGGACATGATTGACCGGGAGATCGAGGCCGGTAATCACCACATCGCCCGCAAGGTCATGCTAACAATGTCTGGCAACAGGCATTTAGGCCGGAAGGCGATAGCCGAGTTTCTTGCGGGGTGCTCGACACCAGAAGAAGCGATGGCTCGAGACAAGGGACTATTTGTCTCTGCAAACCTTAGGATGTACCCACTGTTTGATAAGTATGTTCACTCAGCAATTATTGATGATGAGGATCGTGAAGATGTGGTTAGTCGGACTCTTCGTTCTCGTGATGGGCTTCCTCCTAATACATGGACTAAATACCTTATCGTCGATCCAGGAACTTCTGCACCCGCTGCTCTTTTGTGTGCAGTCCCTCCACCGGAGTTTGGTGAATACTTCGTCCCGTATCAAGAATTTTATCCGGGAAGAGCTGATGCGGTTCAGCTCGCTCAGTTGATCAAGCGAGAGGCTCAGGATGAGAAATTCTTCAAGTTCATTATTGACCATAGGGCATCCCGACAGACGCCGATGGGTTTTGGGTGCCGGATTGTAGATGAGTACGAAAGGGCCTTCTTGCTAGCTGGCCTAACATGCTTCTCAACGAAACACAGGTTCCGCCCTGGCAGCGATGATGTCGGCGGTAGGCAAATGATTATCAACGGCTGGATGCATCCGAATCAAAAAGGGCTTCCCAGGTTAAGGATCGTGACACACAGATGCCCAAACCTTTGCGTCCAGCTAACCAAACTGAAGAAGAAAGTGATTCAAAAAGAAGCTGTCGATGAACGCAAAGCGGACGGGCAGCCAAGCGACGTAGCTGACGCGCTCGGATACTTTGCAGGATCGAAACCGTATTACTTCTTTATCAAGCCAACCATCGAGGATGCGAGCCCAGCGTATCAGCGATACATGAAAAAGTTTGGGCAAAACACGGAGAGACCAACAGTCTCAATAGGAACCTTTTACTAACGGAAAGAACATGACCCCAGAAACACAGCCAGATCACTACTCCGAAGTACCAGAAACCGGAATCCCCGTCCTCTACTGGCCAGGTGGCCGCGTTGACCCAAACGCAACTCCGCTCAACGGAATCATCCACAAGGGGTGGGATCAAGGCCAAGCTGACATCAATTTCTTCCCAGACACCGATGGGTCCGCCATGTATCAAGACGGCGTATTCCATATCGGCGACCGAAGAGTGTTTGACTCTCGAGGGAATATCAGCACTGCAGCATCTCGCAAAGGTTGTTGGGAGCCTGCCCCACTAGCGAAGCAGTACATTGAAAAACGAATCAAGGCGCTGCAGGGCAAGAAAGTCGAAGTCTAATGCAAGTCGATCTAGGCGCTCTACCAAAAATCTGGTCCGCTGCCATCAAGGCCGCAGAAGAAGCTAAGGCACCATTCAGCAAGACTGCTGAGATCTGCCAGACCTTCTTTACCGGCTCCATGGACGCAATGTGGAACGATTCATTTCGATCCAGGTTTCTTGGTGGATTACCTGCGCCTCAGTTTCGATTGACCCTTAACAAAACCTTCGAGCTTACGTCCATTGTTGGCCCGTCCCTTATGTGGGCCGATGCGGGACGGTACGCTTCAATGTATTCCGCGCTGGACATTGACCCTTCTGTGCCACTGGCGCTAAGGGGCATAGACCTGCAATCGCCCGAAGCTGCGCCAATGGCACAACAGTTCCTTATGGAGCAGGCACAAACCAGGGCCATCAATGACGCTACATGCAAGATCATGGAGCGATATCTCAATTACTCCCAGCGAGAGCAGCCTGGAGGCGGCCTGAAGGCTCAGAGCAGGCTTGCGATCCTTGATGCCCTGATTAAGGGGCGTGGAGTGATCAAGATTGACACGTACAAGCCCCATGGAGCCAACTACGAGCTTACAGGTGGCTTCAGGATCAATGTCGACGACCTGTTCATTGACCCCAATTGCAAACAAGGGGATCTCTCTGGATGCAAGTGGGTTGCCATCAAGCATTGCGATCCGCACTGGGAAGTCGAGAGACGGTTCAACTGGCCTCGCAACAGCCTTAAGGGCAAAGGCGCATCGGTAGCCTCTCGAATGGGCGCTGAAGTCAGCAAGATGAATAAGGCCCCCAGGAATGTCAATGACTTGACTGTCTGGTACGAGATATTCAGCCTATGTGGCGTTGGGACGCGATTCAATGGCTCAGGCGCGCAGGAATGGCATCAGGCGTTTGAGGATGAGGTAGGAGATGAAGCTTACCTCTGTGTATGTCCAGGTGTCAATGAATTACTGAACCTGAGAAACGATGAAGCCTCTACTATCGAGCTTTCGCAACTCAAGGCGAGAATGGATTGGCCGATCCCGTACTACAGGGATGGCAGATGGCCCGTGTGCCTCCTGGACTTCTGGGATAACCCGCAGACATGCTGGCCTATCGCCACAGTCAGCGCTGGACTTGGCCAGTTGACCATCATGAATTTAATCCTCTGCTCCATTGCAGAGAAGGCGTACAGGGACAGCCTGGACAAGATAGCCATCAGTAACGTCCTGGATAGCGACACAGTCTCTAAGATCCTCAGCCTGAGGCATGAGGTCATCTCGCTCAATCCATCAGCTGGAGAGGCCATAGACCAATTCATCTCCAGTGTTAAGAGGCAGCCGCTAAATATGGATGTCTGGCGCATGGTTGAGATCATGAGCGCCAGCTTCGATAAGGCCGTAGGATTAACCGACCTAATGTACGGCCTGAATCCTGGGGGTAAGGTTACAAGAACGGCAGCAGACGCGAATATCAAGGGCGAGGCTGTCGCAGTAAGACCGGAGTTTATGGCTTCCAGAGTGGAGGAGTGGCAGTCAGACATCGCGAACGTCGAGCGCATCGCTGCTGGTTACTCCGTAGAAGGCCCGACTCTTAAGCCTCTTCTTGGCCCATTCGGGTCAGAACTGTGGACCGAACTAATCACCAAGGCGGACCCTGATGTGTACTTCCGCGAGATGACCATCATGATCGAAGCTGGGTCCACCCGACGACCAAATAAGGCCAGAGAGGCTCAGAACATGCAACAAATGTCGGCCTTCATGCTGCCAGTGGCACAATGGTACGCAGGAACAACTGGCAATACAGAACCTCTCAACAGCTTGATTCGTGCTATCGGCAAGTCCATCGACCAGGATACCAGTTCCTGGGAGTACCCACCTGTGCAACAGCAGCAACAAGGGCCATCTGAGGAAGAGATCGCTGCGATGCAAGAAGATCGAGAGATGGCCAAGGCGAAGCAGATGGCTGCCATTGGCAAGCTACAGCTTAACAACGCAGAGAAGGCTCACAAGATGATGGTTGAAGGTATCGGTGTTGCACCTGAGCAGCTGGATGGATTTAATCCGGCTCCAGATGAAGACATGGAAGAAGATACAGGCTTCTACGAATAGGAACCCCCAGATGTTTTTCATGACGATTAACGGCACGAAGTACAGCGTCAATATTGTTGACGGACAAAAGGTCTACTTCCCGCCACTGCCTGAGTCTCTAGCTAAAAAGTTCATGAGCAAATGCCAAGATATGCTTGAGAGCCGTAAGCCGCCTGGACACAGGAGCGATACGCAGTTCCATGCTGGCAGGGGAACACTGCTTGACCAACTGGAAGGCGACGTCAACTGGACTAATCACATAGCATCCCAGGCGAGGAAGCGCGGCTACACCGTAGGGGCGAATGACGTTTACATCGGACAACTCGACGACGACAAAGGCGGGAACCCTGACGCATTCTTCAAGCCCGGAGAGGGCTTATCCGAGATGAAGCGCAGGCTTCAGAAGTCAGGCAAGGGCTGCGACATGCCGGGACTGTACGTCGCGCCGGATCCAAACAAGATACCTAAGCAAAAAGCACTCAACCCAAAAGTCACAAAGAGAATGATGGATCACTACACGAAGACTGGCGAAGCTGGGTCTATGACCAAGCAAGAGCTGAAGTCCTATGTGGAAAAGAAGCACGGAAGGCCAGTAAAACAATGAGTGTATCCAACATTATCATGAACATACCTGGCGGCGAGGAGGAGTGGTCCCCTCTCAATATAGCCTCGTGTCGGCTTTGCCTGGACGCTTCCGATATGTCGACGCTATTTACTGATACTGCGGCAACTACAGCGGTTACGGCTTCAGGTCAAACAGTAAAGGCTTGGCGCGACAAAACAGCGAACGCAACGCTATTCACCGAAGCTACTAATGCTCCGACATACACCGAAGCGGGTGGGCTAAAGTATCTCGTGTTCACTGGCAAGAGGTTAGATAGCACGCTGGATATGAGTTCGCTGAATGCCATGACTATCTGTGCTGCTGTTCGTCGAGAGGCGGGTACGGATATAATGCTGATCAATCAAAATAATGGTTCTGTCAATCCTGGGTTCTCCATGCAGTACAATACAGCTCCAGCGATTGTTGCGGGATCGAATGTCGGCACGACACGGCAGACTTCACCACAAAACGTTTCCGCACAACCCTATACCGAAATTGTTACTGGCTTTTTTCGTAGGTCTTCTGCTTTATTGCAAACCAGGATAAACGGAGTCAACGGCACAGCCACGACATCGAGCCAAGGCGCGGGCACATGGGGGAATGCGAATGTACGAATATCCGGCAGGACTTCTGACGGTATCAGAACGCTGACTGGTAACATCTACGCACTACTCTTGTTCACAGAGATTCTGGCGGGTGATGATCTGACCGCCGTAGAATCTTGGTTAGCGGCTCGCTCGGGGGTGACGCTATGACAGTCATTCCAAACCCAAGACCCATTGCTGAAGCCGTCGTAGAAGAACGGCTGGGCGATCTGTTTGACTCGGTGGAATTAGAGCCAGAACTGATTGGCGCGGTCCAGCAAGTCGCCACTGTAGACGCTCTCGGGCTAGATGTTCCATTGAATACTGAGGCGTACGTTCGAGATCGCGGCTGTAACTTCCGTCTATTGCGCAACACGGTCGGTAAGTATCTACGAGTCGCTGGCAGTTCAGGCGGCAGTTACACAGGGAACCGTGTAGAGATCGCAGGCAGCACGCTAGGCGGAACTGTGACACTACCAGTTGGCGCGGTAATTCAAGCCTGGTGTAGGATTGACTCTAGTTCTTCCTTAACAGGTGCAGCGGGTGACGTGTATTTGCATGACCAGATTTTTGGTTTTCGTACTTCCAGCGGTTTCATCAGATTCAACGTATCTACAGCCAAGATTGAAGTCGTTTCTGTTGAAACGGAAGACGGCACGTTTCAAGACCAGGAGAATCTAGCGAAAAACGTATGGTACTTGGTAACGGTTCGAGTCAAAACAGAGTTTACGATTACGTCTGCCCAAAAGATTGTATTTGGTGCGTACTATAGCGGGACGATCACGCACTATCGCGATTTTCGTATTCAGGGTGCAACGGTAGGAGGCTCCCCACTTACGTTCTATAAGAACTTCGAGAACGGCACGCCGGACGGCATGACTGAGGGCGAGACGGTTAGCTACCCAGACGCTGAAGACATTTCCAACGGTAAGGACATTATCAAACTTGGTAGCGGGGCCACTTACAAGTTGTGGAAGATCGCTCCGACTAACAATTGGGTAACTCCGCAGAACCTCGGCGCTTCCAGGCAGCTAAGCACACTCAACTACTCCTCGGCAGTTGATGCGACGGCGATAGTCCAATACTTATTTGACTCCGAGTACGATGCTTATATCGATGGGTGCTATTGCGTACTAAGTACACTGACAATAGCCAAACCTAAGAACGTGTTTCTCAAGGGTGAAGCTAACTTATCCAAGAGAATCACTAACGGTACTGTAGGCTGCCTCTATAGTGGTTCGGCAGCGGTCGACATGATCCGCATATTCTCAGAGGGCGTTACCATTCGTGGCGGCGCTCTCGAATGTCGCAACGCTGTCTACAGCAATCGAACAGACCCATACTACTGTCCGCCATCTTTGATCAAATACTGCTACTTCTACAACCTGATACAAAGCGGTGAGATTCGAGATATCGCACTGATTGGAAGCGAAACGGCGACACGAGACACCAATGGGGGGCACTTCGGTATCTCTGTTGATTGCTCGAATGACTACCCAGGTGATCCAAAGGTAGGCTTCCCAACTGGTTTTGGGGAAATGCACTACGTCAAATGTAATAACGTCAAAGGCATCTACCTTAACAGATCGTTGATGGCAAGCCTAGAGGAGCCTTATCAGTCGTACCCAGCAGCAGCCTATGGTCATGCAAGTTCAGGTGGGTTCCTCGTGTCGAGTTCCACAACAGATAGCGGAACGTCACCAACCACCTACACAATGGCCAGTTCAAATAGCTATGCGGTAGCCGCAAACGTGCGGCGATTCTTCACTATAAAGTGGGGAGCATCGAGCATACTGTCGTTCAGGATCACGATGTCCGGCAGCATTATAGATCGAATCAATGAGGCGATAGCCAATGCTGGTTATTCGCTCGATACCACACAGAGCCTAGTACCAGCCTTCAAAGCCGAATCTCTGCCAGGTGGGTCAAACCAAGCATTTCGGTTGCGGTCTAATCAGAACATGACTTCGCTAAAGGTCTTTCTGCCGTGTTTAGCGACTGCGAATCACTTTGAAAACTTCACGTCCATCGGCTGCAAGCAGGCGTGTCTGATTGACACCTGGACTTCTGGCAGGCTCTCTGGATTCCAGCAGACTGGTAACGTGCTGTCTTCCGCTGAGTACGATCTGCCATTGACAACCTTGAACGGCGCAGACGTTGATTTTAACTTTCATACGGTCGATCTGGATAAGGGTAATGACTCACTGCCAACCTATCGAACTAACAAAAAGGCTTGGGCCAACAATGGTTCACTAAATAGGCCAGGTCCAGACTCAATGGCCAGCGTGAAGCTAGGTCACGTTAACATTATTGGGCAAATTGATCCAACCACCGCGTACATGCACAATCCGAATAGCCTCTACCTGGTTGACGCTGGGACAAGTGGTGGAAAAACGGGCTTTATTCGACACCTAGAAAACGTGCTCTATCTGGCTGATCAAAAATATACAGTCACATCGTCGCACACTGACGGCTCGATTAGTGGCTTGCCCAACCTGTTCTCAAACAACTCTTCCGGCACGACAATCACCTATAACTCGGGATTCAATGTCGATAGCGGCACGGTCGATATCATCATCGAGCCTACCGATCTGGAGCTACTATCGCTCTACCTTTTGATCGGTTCGACCAACACACCCAAGAGTGTTGAAGTAAGGGTAACAGGTCCATCTCCAGGATTCTCAGCCCTAACTGTCACGCAATCGCTATTGAACTCCAGTCAGAAGTTTTTGGTTTTCGACGGGTTCAACCAAAACAATACTTCAGAAGTCAGGCTACGACTGGTCGGAGTAAAGGATAAATCGCAGACGGTCAACCTACTGGCTTTTATGGGGCGCAATAAGGTCCAATGGCCAGCAACACTTCCTTACCTTACGACAGCGGGTGGGCGCATCTGGGGTGATACGAAGACGCACGGACTATTAGTCCGAAAGCCCAACGGCTCTTTTGCGCGTATCAGCATCGACAACTCCAACAATCTGACGGTGGCAAACGAATAATGCTTCACACTATCATATTCTCAGCACCAACAGGCAGCACAGCCAGGGCTATTCCAGCCGATACTTCGATTCCATTTAGTCACTATGCGGATTACGGAATTGCTGCTACGGAAAGCGTATCGCAACTAGGCACATTCACAATCACGCTAGATGACACTGAATATACTAAGTGGTGGGTATTCCTAGGTGCTAGCAATCCAACTACCTCAGACAATAACCATGTCGTTATCGACTTGGCGCAGGGCGCGCTTACTGAGCAGTACGACACCGCAACGATGATTGATTCATTCAATCGGTTTGCAGTGACTGGCAGCGGTGTAACTCCAGACGTATATACAGCCGATATCGGGATTGCCGTATCTGGCAGCGGGAATACTCGGCTATGGGCATGGACTGTAGCAACGAAGGATTGCGTCCTGTTTCGCTCGGACGTGCCAGATGGAACTGATAGGTGGGTTATCGAATGGGACGGCCTGACTTTTTTCTTAGGTCCAACAGTCGCCTCACCGCTAGGCACTTACACGAAGCAGGGCACTGCCTCAACAGTCACGCTAGCCAAAAAGCAGATCGCAAGCAAGGACTGGCGATTTAAGCAAAGCACAAGCACCATATCGCCTCCAAGCAATCCATGGATGCCATCATGGGGCGGATTAGCAGGACATGAAGTGCTGACACTGCAAGACATGGTTCACTCAATGACCCTCAGGACGGGTGGCACCCCGTCAGAGAGACACAACGCAAGAATCGTCAAGGCTATCCAGTCTGCAATTAGGTCTCTACACACAAAGCACGGATGGAACTACTACAAGGCACAAACGCGATTCACAACGTCAGCCGAAAGGTCCATGACTATCGAATACGACCGCACTGGCGGCGCAAGCGAACGACTAGTCACAATCACCGACGGAGACAACTGGCCAGCAGACGCTGCAATGGGTGAAATCCTTATCGGAGGCAACTTCTACAAGGTACACAGAAGACTGTCCAACACGACAGCAACGCTCGAGCCAGACAGCGCCATGATGTCGGACTACGAAGGCGATGCCACCTGGAGACGCCGCGCATACACATTCGGCAGGGAAGTGCTAAAAATAGAGTACGCGCACAATATAACGAACAACAGACCGCTGACATCAATTCCATTCGCTGAGTTCAATGCATCAACATTCTCCAGCACGATCAATGGACACTCAAGATGCTTCTCATGGCAAAACCATGGCGGCAAGTTTGGCGGGTGCGAATTCATCCTGCATCCAGCGCCGACCGAAGAGGAAACAATCGAGGTTAGCGCATCAGTCCTCCCGATAACGCCATCCATACATTCCGTCACAGGAAGCAATCTAGCTGGATCGGCAAACTCAGATACAGTCACGAGTGCTGGCGCTGCGTTTCACAAGAGACTTGTTGGGTGCATCATTCGAGTCTCGAGTAACTCCACAACACCAACGGACCTTGACTCAGACAACTGGGACTTCCAGTCATTCATTATCGCAGCACCCACAGCAACGACACTTACACTCTCAGAGGCGTTGCCAGAGACAATATCAGCTAGAGGATACGCGATAAGCTCGCCAATCGACATTGAAGCTAGCGTAATGCTCGAAGCACTCGAGGACGAGGCATTCTACCAGTACACCAAGAATCACGATCACGCTAAATCCGTCATTGCTTCAGAGATGGCCAAGAAGAGCCTAAGAGAAGCAATGAGCAGGGACAGGCGGGTAGGAGACCATGCGATGGATGCTGGATCTCCATCTTGGCAAATATACAAATCAGACGCAACCAACTTACCAACGGAAGACTAACATGTCGTACACAGAAAGAACGCATCAAGTGATCCCCATTTCATTTAAGAACGGAGAGTCCGTCAGCGGGAGAATCGACCTGCGCAGCGGAGCCTTTGGGACATTCCTCATACCGACAAGCTCCCCAGTCATTGGAAAGGCAATTCAGATAACAGCAGTCGCTGGTGACCCTCCACAGTCCGCATCGGCAACATTCCCAGAGACAGACCTGCTATCAGCAGCTAAAAACGTAGCAGCCGCTGGTGCAGTGTCGCTTACATCAAGCGAGATCGCTGAAGTGGCTGCAGTTGGCCACGCAAAGATCAAGCTCAGTGGTACAGTCAATGCCGACTGCGTAATCTTCCTGATGTGGAAGTCTTAAAAGAAAATCTTTCGCAACGGGAATAATACACAGAGAGGCAGATCATTCACTCAAAAGGAATCGCAATGAAAAAGTCTTCATGCAAAACATCTGGCAAGTCCACCAAACCAAGCGGCAAGATGCCACCGTGGCTAATGAAGAAGGATGACAAGAAGAAGTCACCCACCAAGAAACCTGCCAAGTAGTAAGACCGCCAGAAGATGTCGTTCAGCGCCCCTAACATCTCCAACAAGCCAGCCATCATCACTCGGTCCTCCGAAGTGATATGGCTGCCTGCTTGGAAAACCTCAAATGGGACGCCAATACGAACATCCGGAAATAAACTCCCAATACTGCCACTGATGGAACCTGTAGCAGTGGCTGTCTTTCACATTTTCAAGTTCAAGTCGTACAGTGACAGCCAATTTAGAAACGAAATCAACTCAATAAACTCAGGCGATTGGAGAGGATGGGGCGAGGGCCAGGCGTGGATAAGTAAGATCATATCCAACGGCCTAGAGAACAGGGGGTCTGGGTTTGGTGAGACTGTCCACTATGTCGTTAGGTGCATAGACAGGGATGATGGGTGGGATGTCTTCTACCCTGAGATAGGCTTTATGGATAGCACTTACACGCTACCAGTATCGATTTCAAATAAAACAACGAAAAGAAAAATCAACTTCAGCTCAATACAGGGATTGTCCGACTGACAATAGCACCAAATGGCGAACCTATCACAAACAGCAGCAAATGTTAAACTCAAAAACCAGGGACCGTTTGGTTCTGGAGTCGCCGGTGCGACGATAACACAGGGCCAGCCATTGTACGAATCAGGCGGTCAGTTACTCCTGTGCGACAACAACGACGGAATCGATAAAGCTGTCGTTGTCGGTATATCGCTAACACCAGCAACATCTGGCGGGACAGTAATATACGCACTCCCTGGATCAAGGATAGACCTCGGTGCCACACTCACTGTCGGCGAGACATACATTCTCAGCGCTACAGCTGGTGCAATCGCACCAATCGCCGATCTTGCACCTAGTAACTACCTAACGATACTTGGCGCGGCAACGGATTCATCGACGCTAATGTTCAATCCGCTCGTAACCAACACACTCAAGCCATAAAGCAAATGGTTGACGCAGTCAATCGCCATCTTGGCGGAGGCGACATAACTCACAGGGGGCAAGTAATGTCCCCGCTGAATCAGATCCCGCTGCCGCTATGGTATTATCCAACAGCAGAGAGCTACGGAACCATTGAGGGATTGGTCGTGTCACAGGCAGAAGGTGGAGTTAACCTGATGGTGTCAAGGGCATCTCAAATAGCATCGCATTTGATTGGGTCTGCAGTCCTAGTTAAAGATCCGTCTGGGTGCATCAATGATGAAGACATTAGCGGTGTGTACTTGTGGGCACATAGGACGGTTGGCGTTAGTGGCGTGCCAGAATGGACGGCATTCAATAGGTGCTGCGCTGGCAATTAACAAAACATGCCAAAGCAATATTTAATCATGGCGGCGACTCTATAAGATGCCAACAAGATTCTGCTGCTGCGGTAGCTCTAGCTCCAGTTCCAGTTCTAGCTCTAGTTCCAGTTCCAGTTCCAGTTCCAGTTCTAGTTCCAGTTCTAGTTCCAGTTCCAGTTCCAGTTCTAGTTCTAGTTCCAGTTCTAGTTCCAGCCCTAGTTCCAGACCTAGTTCCAGCCCTAGTTCCAGTTCTAGCTCCAGTTCTAGTTCCAGTTCTAGTTCCGCGCCATGTAATTGCTGCATTGCGTGGGATGGATATACTGCCTTCCCTAACGAATTCTGCGGACCTATTTTTGACTCAATCTGTCGAGCACCTAGAGGAGTCTCAAATGATCCACCACCTGCAATGAGTCCCGAAAGAGCCTGCTCCACTATAGATAGTGATGGTAATAAGATACCAGCAAGAGTCAGAATATCCTGGACGATATTCAACGATGGATTATGCACATGGACAACACACCCAATAGATGGCGAGGACTGCCAAGCAGGTGCTCCGCCATGTAGAGCAGGGGAGTCTGACCCTTCGAGTTTCAACTGTGAGTTTGCACCAGTGCAGCAAAATTGCTTGCTTGGCCATGTGGTTGCGGCGTCTCACGGTTACGTTGGAGGCTACCCAACTGGTATAAACTTCAATAGAGACTCCACCAATATATCCATACCTCCGGGCGGAACTCTTGATATGTGGGTCGAGCTTGATTTTATTGGGTGCGGGACTGGTACAGCCGAACACTACATCGCAATGTTTGATGGGTGTCTAAAATACTTCTACGTAACCTGCCTAGAATGTGACGAGGAGCTACCTCCATGATGAAGATCCGAAAGTCACTGGCTGCATCAAAACAGGACCGCAAGGCAAGTGGATACATAGAGAGACTTCAATCGTCATCGACAGTACCTGACGACGAGTTCTTCTACATAGAGCCAGACGAGTACCTCAACATTAAGAATGAGTACCCGGACCTACCAAGCGAACCGATTAATAGCATGTCAACCAGCAGCATGGCAACCAGCGAAACTGGCATGGTTGGAACGGAACTCAAGAAGATCATATCATGGTTCCCTATCCCAAACCAACATGGATGCAAGCCATGCCAAGATCTCGAAGCTAAAATGAATAGGTGGGGGCCTGATATGTGCGAAAAACAGATGGATTACATTTGCCATCGACTAAAGGAGGCATCGCACCAAAGAGGGCTACCATTCTCCAGATTCGTGTCGGAGTTAATCGTCAAAAGAGCCATTAATAAGGCTAGAACAAAAATGGGAAGTTGCAATAGCGGAGCGAGTAATTGAACTCACCAAACAAAATGACACTCGAAAAAGCTTTCGTCATAAGCCTCAAAGACAGGCCATTGAGGCTCAAGAGCTTTCTGGATGGCCTGCCAAAATGCGATTGGCTGCCTGAAGTTGAAGTGTGGCCAGCAATCAGCGGAACGATGTGCCCACCACCTGATAACTGGAAGGCTGGTGGCGGGGCGTGGGGATGCTACAGGTCGCACATGCAAATCCTCGAGTACTGCCTCAACAACAGAATATCCTCCTACATTGTATTCGAGGATGACGCTCAGTTCCATGATGATTTCGATCAAGCCAATATATTCCTCGACAACCTACCAGACCACTGGCAGCAGGCGTACCTTGGCGGACAACTGATGCACGTCAACTCGCACCGGCCCAAGAGGATAAACGAACACGTACTTAGGCCATACAACGTAAACAGAACCCACTGCTTTGCTGTGAATAGGCCAGGAATGATTGCTATCTACCAGCACTGCTCGCACCTACCATTCGAACACTCATTCCATATTGACCACCACCTGGGAAGGTTCCATGAAGATGCAAGAAATGCAGTATACTGCCCTAACAAGTGGTACGTAGGCCAGCACGGCTTTAAGTCTGACATTTCCGGTAAAGAAGAAGGTGTCGCCTTTTTTACAAACCCAGAAAAATATGCCTCAAACGAAAAGATACCCAATAAATGCATACTGTATCGGGCTAACCCTGCATTCCGTAAGGACTGCGTACACTTCTTACACTTCGGAAACAACATTGGTGCGAATGGTATCGACATATCAATAGAAGCAGCGGCCCAAATGAAGAACCCAGCCAGGGCATTTAATTATTGGTGGGGCTTTGTCTCAAGAGAAGCTTATGAGTCAGGAAGAATACCGGCACTGTACCACCCAGAAGTGACACTGGATGAGCTTAAGGAATGCTTGCCAGATGTAGAGTGGATAGCAATTGACAGTGCAGGATCTGTGGAAGACATAGAAGAACAGGCAAAATAGAAACAATAAGGAAATAGACATGTCGTGGTACGAACATAGAGAGCACCTACCGTGGATGATGAAGAACCTCAATATAACCCTACCATACGTAGAGTGCGGTGTATTTGAAGGCCACCACATAGATCACGTTAAGTCAATCTGGGGAGGCGAGTGCATTGGAATTGACACATACAAATCTCAGTCAGATCACCAGTACCCAGACGGCAGCAATGTATCGCAATCGCACTTTGATAAAATATTCGCATCGGTCTCAGAGAGGCACAGAATAATTCGAGATGATAGTATACTGGCATCATCATCATTCCAGGACGGTAGCGTTGGCTGTGTATACTTAGACTCAAACCATGGCTACCGGCACGTCACTCAAGAACTGAACGCATGGTGGCCTAAAGTGGCAGACGGAGGGATACTGGCTGGCGACGACTTCCGGACGGGATTAAGCGAGGATAAGAGCACTTGGTTCGCAGTATCACAAGCCGTAATGGATTTCACAAAAAAAAACAACCTCGCCTTATTTAGGACATCTGACGGACTAGACTGGTACATACTAAAACGAGGTTACTATACACCAGACGAGATTGTAGTGATATCTAACTTTCATGGAAACTTCTGGCCAGACTGCATTAAAGACAACCACAGGAAATATTGCGAACACTTTGGATACACTTATGAAGCGATGTCGCTCCCCCCACCACCAGGCACTGATCCACAGTGGTCTAAAATATCCGCAATACAAAAAACATGGGACATGTATCCAGAAAAAAAAATCATATGGTGGATAGATGCTGATATCGTATTCACAAACCCAATACCTCTTCACATATGGTCACTACATGGATTCGATTTAATCGGCGGTGCATACAAAATACAAGGATTCTACGAAGGACTACTAAACACATGCTGGTTTGGAGTGCGAACTCAGCCACACATGCGAGAAGTCATTGATAGATCACTTAACTACAGAGAGTACGCTCGGCGGTATCCTCACGAAGAAGGGGCGCTGACAAAGATATTATCACCAAGAGCGAACGATAACATACTCCTCGAAGATGTCCATCACATTGCGCCATCAACATTCTGGGGGTCATACAGCCATGATTCATGGATGCAGCACATAATCGGCATGCACGGAAAGGCAAGACTCGCAATCCTAGAGGACTGCTGCGCAATGGCAAAACTCTAATCTCTCGACAGACATATGAACATCCTTGTAACTGGCGGCGCAGGATACATTGGGTCGCACACTGTGGAGCGACTAATAGACTGCGGACACAACACAACCGTGTATGACAGCCTCTGCACTGGACACAAAGAAAGCATACCACGAGGAATCTTAGCTAAAGGATGCTTAAGCGACAAAGGTAGGATCACTAAGATACTCAGGAACAACCACATTGAAGCCGTGATCCACTTTGCGGCTTTAACGAGCGTTGGCGAGTCAGTGGCCGACCCCGGAAGGTACTACTCAAACAACCTCACATTCACACTCAACCTACTGGACGCAATGCGAGAGACGGGCGTCCGCATGATTGTCTCATCCAGTTCAGCCGCTGTATATGGAACAGTAGGCTCAAGCAAAATAACAGAGACGACACGCAAGACACCTCAAAGCCCATACGGATTCACTAAGCTCGCAATAGAGCAGGCCCTGACAGATTACTCACTCGCATACGGATTCGCAGCAGCATCACTTCGGTATTTCAATGCAGTTGGAGCAAGTGAATCTGGAAGAATCGGAGAAGACCACTCGCCGGAAAGCCACCTGATCCCACTGGCACTAAAAGTCGCACTAGGACAACTGGACCATATAGACATACTAGGAGACGACTACGAGACTCACGACGGAACATGCATTAGAGACTACGTACATGTAAGCGACTTAGCCGAAGCGCACATAAATGCAATCAATGTACTTGAACCCAGTAAGCACATTCAGTTGAACCTCGGAACTGGCACTGGGCACAGTGTCCTAGAAGTGATATCGGCATGCAAGGACGTAACTGGCAATGACATCCCAACAAGAGTCGCACCAAGAAGACCCGGAGACCCTCCGCAGTTAGTAGCCGACTGCGCGCTAGCCAGGAGAGTATTAGCATGGAACCCCAGATACACATCGATAAAAGAAACAATCGAAACGGCCTGGAGATGGCACAGGGACCACCCCCATGGCTATAGAACCAGCAAGTAAATGAGCAATGCCCCAATTGAGTGCGAGCACCTCTCCGATGGCAACTGCGAGATCTTGTCGTTAATTGCTTCGCAGGCAATCAACGCAAAACAGGATACATGTCAGGCATGCCTAAGCTGCAGTAGACCCAAGAGGCTCAATGAGCACAATATCTCACTACTACCAGAGGATAAGATCGAGGCGGCTATTGAATCTATGGAGCTTGGCGGCAGCTCCATAGGCGACGATCTATCCAAGATATTTGGAGTGTTAATCAAGAAGAAGGAAGGATGCGGCTGCTCCGGTACACAAGATGCCATGAACGCAATGACCCTAGATCAGGTTAAGAACCAAAAGGAGCAAATCATCCATAAGATCCACAAGACCGCTGTGAAGATGGGCGTCCCGTGGGGGGAGACGGCAATCAGAATGGCCATCAATGCCGTAATCCTCAAGCGATCCATTTTTGACCGCTAGAACCTTGCCATATACCACACTCACACGGAGTGGCAAAACAAAAATCTTTTCAAATGAGAATAAATAGAGAGCACTTCGCTCAAGTAGTCCCCTAAACCACACAAGGAACAGTTATGTACGCTTTCGAAGCTCGCCTACCAATTGATCACGTCCTAGCAGCAATCCGCCTGGTCCGCGCTGGAGACCCGCCTCGCGGGCAATTACTAAAGCTCGCCGGGGCTGCGGTCGGCGAAATCGGTGCCCTGCTCGAAAAGGGCCCTATCTTCTCGGTTATGGAGGATAGTGACACAGAAGTTGAAATCGATGCCGCCATCAAGGAGTTGGAGTCGCTGGAGTTCTCGGCCAACACTGCGGACCCGAACTTCAACCCACTTCCATACATTCCAATCATGATCGCAATCATTCAGTGGATCATGAGTCGCCGAAAGAGTTAGCAGGTCGCTAGTTCTTATCTTTTTTGCTGTTTTTTTCGATTTAGGCTCGCCTTATATGGCGAGTGAAGGAACATTCTGTCATGGAAGACATTTATGACGGTCCTGAATTCGGTGGTCCAATTGTATCGCTCCCCCCAGACGATGTAATTGGGCCACTCTTCGTCCATGAGGCCAGTACGGTTCCAGATGCGTGGCATCGGTTCGACTGGATCAAGGAGAAGCTATGGCAAGTTGCCACCGGCAAGGATATCCGTGTAGCCGTACTGGACACTGGATACACAAAGCACGCCTTCGGGCCAGAGCCAATCGCCAAGAAGTCGTTCATCTCTGGCGAGTCAACTGAGGATCTACGGTCGGGCCACGGTAGTCACTGCATAGGTAGTGTCATGTGCCGCAGGGATACTGCAGGTAACTCGCTTGGCTTAGCGCCTGATGCAGACCTCATCGTCGGCAAGGTATTGTCTAACGGAGGTTCAGGCGGTTCTGACGGCATTGCAGCGGGCATCAGGTGGGCTGCTGATCAAGGCGCGCACATCATCAGCATGTCACTTGGTGGTGGCGGATCGTATAAGCCAACCAACGATGCTATTGACTACGCCTGGTCTAAGGGTTGTATCGTAACGGCAGCCGCTGGCAACGCAGGGTATAACGGCTCAAATACGATTGGCTGGCCAGCTAAGTACGAAAACTGCCTATGTACAGGCTCCTACGCTGAGGGCGGAAAGATATCTAACTTCAGCTCTGGCGGGCGAGAGATCGATTGGGCCTGCCCAGGGTCGAATGTCATCTCGTTCTCGAACAGCGGGAGTGGCTGGAGAACCCTCAGCGGAACCTCCATGGCAACACCCCAAGGGGCTGGTTTCCTGGCGTGCTTAATGGAGCTATGGCTGCGACAGGGGCGACCTGCCTTTAGGTCAGCCGAGGACCTAAGGAACTACTTCAAGCAAGTCCTTAAGGACGCTGGCGCTGAAGGGTTTGACGTTCGGTTTGGGTGGGGGGTTCCTGGTGACAATTTCCTGGCAGAGGCGATCCTAAAAGACTTGGATATGGGTGCTTAATATGTTTCGACTCTCAATATTATCGGTACTGCTCCTGGCGTCGACCGCCATTGCGCAGCCAGTGGCAAAAATCACTGGACCAACGCAAGTTCCGGCTGGCGAACTAACCGCCATTTCATCAACCGGCTCAGTAGGTGACAACCTGATCTGGATCAAGCCTGACGGACTGTCGGCGATCCAGGCTGGATGCGAGATGATGGATCAGCAACTGTTCTTCTCGACAACCAGAGAGGGTGTGTATGAGTTCATCCTCATAGTTGCCGACAAGTCTGCTGGCATCTCATATGCAAAACACTCAGTAAGCATCGGAAGGCCAATTACACCTGGACCACCCGTTGAGCCGCCACCACCGGCCCCAGGAAAGTGGGCCGACATGATTGGCATTAGTCGCGCAGGCGCTGATCGCGTAAACGACCCAACCACCAGGGCGGCGCTTAAGATCAGCATTAACTCGGCACTAGATGCCATCAAGAAGCAGTGCGAGGCTAGTAAGTGCCCTGGGCTGCCTCAAGCGCAGGCTGAGGTCACAAAAGCCATTGACAATGCGCTCCTAGTTCGCAGCGACCGCTTCTCTGGCTGGGACACCTGGCGCAGAAGCAACAATGCTCACATGAAGGAAAAGACAGTAACTAACATGCCAGACTACCTGGACGCCGTCCGGGCAATTGTCGCTGGCTTGTAAACACACATCACGGAAAGTCAAAATGAAAAACATCGTATCAACCATGACCCTATTGATCCTTTTCGTTGCCTTTGTAGCTCCCAATGCAATCGCCAGCGACAACGCATCGCACGCTACTAGTGCAACAAGTGGATTAGTGGTCTTCTCAGTCGCATCACCATGGAGCGACAGTGCCGTCCTGGTTCGTGGACAGCCGATTCGAAACACCGCTCGAGTGGCGTGTAGTTGCGTGCGCGGCGTAGCTAAAGTACCAGTAGTAGCGGCTAAGGCGACAGTTAAGACAGCGGTCAAGGCAACAGCCACTGTCACTAAGGCAGCCACGAAGGTCGCTACTGCTCCAGTGCGAGTAATCATCAGATCGTGCCGGTAATGCCAACGCCCGCCATCCCCTGGGCGTACCACACCTTGAGCACTACCCATGAGATGGAAGACTTCCATGCCAAACTCTAGTCATGACGAGGACAGAGAAGAATCTGTCATGCATGTATCAGACAATCGCATCATACAACTCATAGCAACCGTATACGGGCCTTACGCCTTCGGTGTGGCTAGCCTGCTAATCATCTGGTACACGATTGTGTCGCCGCAACTCGAGAGGCAGGCTGTCGACTTCGCAAGGAGCGAAAAGGTCGTAGAGGCCCAGCGAGAGATACTGCAGAGCATGACGACAATGGTGCGCGCGATAGAGCAGACGTCAACCTCCATAGAGAAGGCTTCACTTGCCAACGAGAGAATTGCCGTTTCACTTGAGAACGCCGTCAAGGTCGTGGAAAGAATCAAGTAATGCAAGAAGACGTAGTGACTCGAAAAGAGTTCGTGATAGTCTCCACAGTCAAGGTGGGGCTGATCTTCTGCTGCCTATGCGCCATAACGGCCAATAACTACATCTCCTCTAACACCAACAGAGTGATTCGGGAACACATTGAAGACACAAGAGTCAAGGTGGCACTAGAAGAGATCATGTCGGCAATTTCCGACAAGTGCGCAATTCAGTCACAAACGGAGATACAGTGTGCTACTAGATAGCTTAGTTCAAGAAACCGGGGCCATTAAAAATACAGGCTCGAGAGTGAGCGGGTGCATTAGCAGCAGTGAAGACCTGATTGTTAACATTGAGTTTGACAACATCTCAGATGTCGAGTCACTGGCTTTAGTTCTTATGAGTGGCAATAAGACACTTAGCAGGCCCGTGGAGTTGTCTCCAGGAGCACACCTAAGACTGTCCGATCAAGAGCGACAATGGGCCGAGGACAATCAGTCAAGCGTGTACCGGCTCTCGGCAACACTGAAAGATAAAACGACCAGAACTCTCCTGAAGGGGCCGGTTAATTGGCAGACAGACACAGAGAAGTCGCTGACAAGATAGAAGAGCTTCTAACGGACAATCTATCCGGATTCCCGTATGACGAGATTCGAGTCAGAGACTACGTCGACAGCGAGCCACTCAGTGAGGGGATAACAATCTCCCCAACGGGCGAGACCGAACTAACCGGAACAAACGAACGCGACGACATTGAGTACGTGACAACAATAGTCAGGTCAACACACGCACTGAACAGCGATGACCTCTCTCAAAAGTCTCACTTCAGAGACCAGCTTCGCAGGATTTTTCATCACAAGCGAATCAATATAGACAACACATGCGTCACATACAACCGCATGGAAACAGGCCAATTCGCCATCCCAGAGGCTTGGACCAGAAACAACAATAGCGTAACTGTCGTGCGAATTATGTCGACAGTTAGGGAGTCAAGGGATAATCCATAATGTCAACAGTACAATGCAACTGCGCAGCAATTGGCGCGCTAGGTAAACTCCTCACTGAAGATGGCACGTCGCCGAGAACATTCGACGCAAGTTCGTTTCGGCATGAATTCCTATACGAAACACTGGGATCGGAAAGAGGACTACAGGAGAGCAATGCCATCAACGGCACGCTCCAGCCGCTATTCACTTCAGTCAGAAACAAGCCGTATATCCCACAAGGGGCTATCGCCATGCAGGCATCGCCCATTGAATTCAGCAGATGGATACCAAGGATATTCGGTGCCGCAACAGGCAGCGACTACGTATCAAACACACTACCAGAATTCGATGTCATTGTTTACCGAGAAAACGGAATCTTCAGGTACACCGACGCTGTCGTGGCGCAAGCTGTAATCAGGGGTAAGTCAGGAAAAACTTCAGAGAGCGTCGAATTCATCGATCTGATCGTGCAACTAATCGCAAAATCAGAAACCATCACGCAAGAAGAAGATGCAGCCGGGGATTGGCCAGGCACAGAACCGGCACTTGGAACAACTAACGCATACGCTCCATATGCATTCTGGGAATCGTCACTAGAGGTAAATAACGCGGAAATTGAATACGACTCATTCACAATGGTCGTAAACAACATGGTCGACTACAGGCTCAATAACAAACAGACGCCAACATGCGTTAGGTCAATGGGTCGGTCAATTGAAATAGATTTCCAATTGCCATTTACATGCCAAGCAATGGGAGCATCCCTAACTCTCAACACGACAGCTCTCGACACGGAACTTAACTTTAACACGACGAACATGCACACGAGATTTACATTCCCAAAGTCTCGAACCGTATTCTACACGCCGACCATCCCAGGGAAGACTTACGTGCCGCTGAAGATGAAGATCAAGCCATACGCAACAAGCAGCACTGTCGGATTGGTTCAAATCGCTCAAGACTTCGCGCCGTAATATGTCAAAATCAGATCAGCAGCTCAGGGATGAAGCGGAGGCTCGCATACTTGCGGACCACCTGGAAGACCTCAAGCGGCACAATCTCATACCCAATCCAGACAGCCCAATAACGAAGCTGATCCAAGATAGGATCACATCGCTAAGGGTAGCGTCTGGCGACACGCCTGCCGATGAAGCAGATCCTTTCGAGCAAGCCGGTCGCGAACAAGAGCCTGATCCTGTTCCAGAGTACTCTGCACCAACTAATCAGCAAGAGTCAATAGCTGCACAAGATCCGCCTCTACTGCCGACACAAGCTGCACAAACGCCGCAGCCAACACCAGAGTCTATACCTACCCAGGCTGCATCAGCAACCCAAGTGGTTTTTGAGCCTGAAATCACTCAAGCAGCCCTAGAGTTACAACCAACCAATGAGCAGCCACCAACTGCACAAGTGCAATCGCCACAACAGATAACTGAACCCACATCAGTTCAACCTGCGCAAGCGCCACAGCAAGACACTAAGTTCGAGTTTAACGCACAAACTCCAATTGGTGACACAGAATTTGACGAATCCGGCCTACTAGAGCCTCGCTCGCAGCAGAGCATGGAACCACAGAGTCCATGGAGAGCCATGGATCCGGAGTTCAAAACAGCCAAACCTGACGCACAGCAGCCGCAAGGCGATAAGGCAAGCGCGCCCAAGCGAGAAAAAAGCGACAGCCGCATTCGCTTCGAGAAGTACCGAGACAAGATACGAGAGGATTACGAAAAAGGCAAAGTCAGCCAGGACGGACCACCGATCCAAGGGGAATTCCTGCAAGCGTGGCGAGACAGCATCGCGTCAATCAAGATGCCAAAGCCAATCCCCAACGCACTTGGCGGTGCTTCAACGACATTCAATAATGCGTCAGGCCAGATATCGTTTGCGGACGGAAGAACAGAATTAGAGTCAAGCACAGACGAAGCTGCCGCATCTCTCGTTAGCGTCATCAGTACACTCGCGCAGCTTTCTATAGACCTGTCCAACAGACTGAAGTCCATAGAGAGGACAATCGAGGAGGCTTCAGTTTAGATGTACTGTTCATACGGATCATTCAATTTTGAGCCATGGGAATGCTCATTAGGATCTCAGGTGTCTTTCGAAAAAAGCGCCAGAGGATATAAGACATTCCATAATCTAGTGTATACCTTCGATATTGAAGTTGTAGGTCAAGACGAGAGTTCAGTCGGATCTCGTGTCAACACGATCTTCAATGCATTTATGTACGACGGAAGAAGCTGCGGCCTAAAATACGACTCAGGAGCAGAGTCGCCACAGTGGATGCCAAATCACTCGCAAGACCCAAGGAATGTAACCGACGTACAGGTAATCGGGCATTCGTCACCGCAATCAATCAATGGTGAAGGAGTGACAGGGAAGAAATTTAACTTCACTGTCGCCAGTATGTATTTCATGGCACCAACAAACATACTGGACTACTCAGAAACAATTGCCAGGACGGGAAATGGTGGAGCGGAATACGACTGGGTAAAGAACCCAATATGGGGCCATCACCCAATCCTAAAATCCCCCACATCAATACAAGAATTCGTCCAAGAGGGACATGCTATTGGAGCCATAGGATACCCACTCCCCAATCCGCCACTATACCCAGCGCCGTTTGAAATGCTGCATCAGCGACAGGTCAGGCATATATCACCAAGACACTACCCCAAAGGTAGAGTTCACTATACGGTCACATGGAAATACGTATACAGGCTCCCAGGCTTTGACGACATCACCATGCCAAGAGTACTGCCAATACTATAACCATGACATGCGGCATCGTCGGATCACTCTGCACATTACTCGTTCAAGGTGGTAGCACGCCAAGAACATTCTCTTCTGGAAGCGAGAGATACGCAGTAATCACAGAAGGCATGAACCCGGCAATAACTTACTCCGGGATGCAGTACGGAATAGGTGAGATAGGCCAGCGAAAAGGGTACTCCACAAACATGACGTCAGCCCGCAGGGTTGACACGATCATGTACGAGGGAATGCTAATCCTCGAATGCAGTCGCGGCAACCTTCAAGCGTGGCTGCCAAGGGCGCTGCATGACACTGGGACAATCGAAAGCGAATACGCCCCAGAGTCATTCATGTTTGACATAATGATACGCAAAGGGTCGCTTAGTTACAGATACCGTGACTGCGTGGTAAATGAGATGTCCGTCTACGGGCAAGAAGAAGGGCTTATGCTCATAGCTATACATATATTGGCATCTAGCTTCTTGCTTACAGCATCCTGGCCTAGCCCAGCACCAGCAATAGATACATTAGAAAGCTCTATCCCATACATGCTCTACGACGCGAGAATGATTGAAGGAATAGACGAAAACGAGATTCTTCTACAGAAGGTCGCTCTGTCGATTAAGAACAATTTCTACCCGGTAATGAAACAAAGCATAGGCCCGCAGAAATTCAGATCGCGAGGAAGGGGGGTTGCGCTATCCGGCAAGGCCGACAGTAACATAAACGCGATTCAACTACTAGACGGGTCACCTAACTTAACCTTGGATGTAAACCTCCAATTTGGACTACTCGAACCAGACGATCCGCCAGACGCAGAATATAAAGCAAACACAGTAGTTGAGTTCAACCTCAAAGACATGCAGAATACAAAAGTCCAGCACCCCAACATTACTGGGCGAAGCTTCCTAGATGTACCATTCCATCTTGTAGCTGGGAAGCCAGACAAAGACACAAGCGAAATAACAGTAACATTTGCATAGGTGAATCATGCGCCAAAAACAAGACAATGTACCACTAACAGGGCAACAGCTACTAAGCTGGAAATCAAAGACGCTTCAGCCTAGTGGTGCCTTCACCATCCTGAACGACCCAGGCAACAACGGACAACCAGGCCCCAAAATCCAGCCACCGATTAAAGCTGCTCAGCCGCCAATGAAGCCAGTCAAGGGGTCACTTGACACGGAAAAACTATACAATTCCACTCAACCACAGGCACGCAAAGCAACGCAACCACAAATACAACCAGGATTCTTTGGTGCAATAGGCAACGCATGGAATAACATGCTCGGGGCACAGCAAAGCGTTGCTAAGGCATGGGGTGAAATGCCGCAACAAAAAACGCCTACCAGTCCAGTATCGCAACCACAACAGTCACCAATCAGGAATGCGAATCCAGAGGCAAGTATTATAGCCGAACCATACACTCCTAGAATGTACGGAGCCCCAGAAGACGCGAAGGTGTCTGAACCATACATGCCAAGAATGTACGGTGGTCTTGAGGTTAGTAAAGTGCCGTTTGGTAGCCAACCGCCTGACTGGGCCAGGAAAAACTACGAAAAGAGAAATCTATCAGAAGGCGAAATCAACAACGAGTGGAACAAGGAACTATCCGCACTGCGCGGCACTGTGCCCGAGGAGCAATATAACACCTACCTCAACCGCGCGATGTCTGGCCGAACTGCAATGTCTCCACGACAAGCCGCTCAATACTGGACCAGCACAAAGTCTCGCGAAGTCACTCCGCGAGGCATCGCCACCAAACACGGGATGGACGACACAGCATGGAGGTCGGAACTAGACTGGATGAAGAATCAGATACCAGCCGACTACATCCAGAAATACATCAACGCAAGCCACCAAGGCAAGCACACGATGTCACCTCGGGAGGCAGTCGAGTACTACAACAGAAGCCTGGCCAACAAAAACGCGCAATCACAAATCGCACAAGATCCAGTACTATCTGGAATGACTCGCGCTGATATCGAAATGGCGCACTCGCAAGAGCGAACTGCCGCAGGAAGCCCTGCCACAGCCTCAGGCTGGAAAGACAGGCAGCAACAAAGGATCTATGACTGGGAAAAGCAACACGGACCAATCAGCGACTGGAAGTCAGGACTGACCCCTGAGGAAGTGTCGCAAAGGCAGGCTGAAATAGATGCTACAACCAAGCTGAACTACGACGCATCAGATTACATGCAGAAGACTGACATGTACGCCAATGATGCCAAGTCCCGCGCTGACCGCGCTGATCAGCAACTGTCTGAGATGCGAAGAGACGACCCAAATACTCGATACGCACGTATCTATGGCACCCCATCAACGGAGACAAGCAGAGCTGAAGCTGGGGCTATCAACTCGCTGGCAGCAAAAGAAGCAGCAGCTAAGCAAAAGAACCTGGACGAATACAACCAACGATTCGGCCAATGGGAACAGAATCGAGATGCGAGGTACGCAGCGCAGAATGAATACCTTGGAATACAAGAACCTCGCAAGGCACAGAGCGAAATCGCTAAACTGACAGCGCAGGTTCAAAACCGACAACGTGCAGGCACACCAATCAGTCTAAAGGAACTAGTACAGGCAAAGATCAATAGCAACGAAATGCAAGTCGACTCTGACGTGCCAAAGCTGCTCACGGCCCTGCATGGATACGACTTCTATTCGCCAGGATCCGCACCAGAATCAGAAAAAATCGACAAGCGCTACGGTGACGCTAATACCGCCTTCGACTCCTACGCACAAGGGATACGCAAGGATCGGACTGAAAGCAAAGCTAAAGCACAAGAGACCGCCCAGGCCAGAGGGCAGCGAATGGCACAATTGGTCAATAGAGGATACACACCAGCGCAAGCAGCTATGGTGGTCGATCAGAAAAAAGACCAGCAAGGCAGCAACTTAAATATCGACGAAATGGCTCGCGGGCTAGCGATGACAGGGGTCCCAATACCCCAAGCCTACGAAATGGCATCTAAGCATTACTCAGACGAGATGTCTCGACGAGATGAAGAAGCAGCTGCGGAACGAATGTACAAGCTAAAGGAACGTGAAGTCAAGTCCGCTGAGAATCAAGCAGCGCAACTTCACTACGAACAAACACTCAAGAGGTATTCCGATCCAACGACCGACGCTCCGCCTAAGGCAGGCACGAGAGAGGCGGCATCAGCCAATCAAGCTATCGCAGCTTACAATGCAATAAACGGAACGAACTTGCCTCCTATAGTGCCAGACCCGCCTGAAACTCAACAGGCAGTAGCCGCACAGCCTACAAATGCAACTCAACCCAATCAGGCCGCACAGCCTCAGCAACAACCACTCCGCGATGCTTCGGTTAATCGTTGGGAACAAAAGATTTCCGAAACAATCAACCCAGACCAACCAGGAGGATTCCGATCTGCAGTACGACAACTTGGAACCACCGACCTGACAATGGACGAGAAGAAGGAGGTTCTGGCTAGGGTATTCGGGAATGAGTTCGCTGATCCAAGAGAAGCAGAAAATAAACTCAGCGAGATATTCGATGAAGTTGTTGAAGAGGCCAAAAAAGCAGGTGAGGATGGAGCCGGAATCATAGCATCAGGAAGTGACGACGCCATGGCTGCCAGCAGAAATCACATGGAAACAAATAAGGCAGCTATCGAACTACTTAAGTCGAGCATACGGCCCGAGACATACAAGAGAATGGTGCGAGACTTGCAGTCTAAACAGTTCAAAGCATACACATCCTCAGGACCGATGCTACAAAACATCATGAACGTGCCACTAGCTTATCCAATCCTCCTAACCAACACGCTCATACAAGAAGGCATCAAGGAAGGCTGGTTAGACAGTGAGTAATCCATTATACGAAGCAGCATACGGCAACCTTCCATCTCCAAGAACTGCGGCTATTGCTGCCGCTAGAGGCTCGCGCAGAACCTCCAGCCAGCGAGAGGAAGAGCCCAACCAAGACTACAATCCAGTTGGGTCTCGCGTGACAACCAGGAAGACCGCCTACCAGCGCAATGACCCTCAGGGATTACCAACATCCAGGCAGAGCCAAAGCGCCATAGAATCCGCTTCTAACCCCAACGTGTTCCCTACTGCTGAGCCGACCCAAGAGAAGCCAGAAGACATGTCACTAGCTGGCAAGGCTGGCATGATGGCTCTTAACTCGGTAGCTGCAGTTGGTAATGCTCTAGACCTGCCAGGGTCAATGGCGCGAGATGTGCTTACTTGGCTTCCCGGAGGCACGACGCCAAGGAACCCATTCGATCAATTGCTAGATCCGTTCGGAAGGAACTTCCAAGAGAACCGAGTCGAAGGCAGGCAGATGCTGCGAGATTGGGGCCTGGCCGACAAAAAGGAAGATACATGGGCCAACTTCGGCGCTGGACTAGCACTAGAAGTGGCTACAGACCCACTAACCTACCTTGGTTCGTTCGGCTTAACGAAGATCGGGCAAGTCTTCGCCAATATGGGCGTCAAGAAGCTGCGACCGCTCGCCAAAGAAATGGCTGAACTATCCGGAAAAGCCGGAAAGAATCCAAGCTGGGTCGGAGGGCAATTCGCCAAGGCTTCCGTTACCGGCAACAAGGTGTTCGAACATGTCAATAAGTTCACCAAATCGAGAGTAGCTACCCGTGTAGGGCAGTTTGTGGACGGCAAGCAAGTCAAGAGCGAGAGCGCCAGCAGCGCCTTCAAGTCAATCGACGAAGCGCCAACAACGGTCGCCAAGTCCAACGAATGGGCCCTCGTGGACAACGATGGCACGTTCGCGGTGTACAAGAAAGCAAAGGAAACCGACCAGTGGGAAGTTGATGCGGAAGGAACACGCGCCGCAATGAACACCCTGCAAGGCTCTGTCCTTAAGATGACACCCGCTGGCATGGAAAACAAGATCAAGGGAATCTACCAGCACCTGTACGGAAAGACCCTCTCAGAGGAACAACTAGCCGAAGCTCTAGCCAAAGACATGGCTAAGCCAATGCGCAGCCTGGTCAGTGTCGGTCTGCCACTCTCAAGACCAGCCTACGAGAAGACCCTCGCCAATCCAGACACCCGCTGGGATGACTGGATGAAGAAGCAGCCTGACGCCCCAGAAAGACCAACCCCTCCACAGCCACCAACGCCGCCTGCGTCACAAGCTGGAGACACGCCATCGACGCCTATTGACCCACAAGGGCCAAACAAACCACAAGGGCCGACCCCTGCCGCCATCACCCCAGATGCCCCGCAAGGCCCTTCCATTCCAGGGGCCCAAACGGGTCAACCTGCGCCTCAACCGAACCCACTACTGAACAAAAGTACAGTAAAGCCACCTAAGACCATCAAGGTCGATGACGCAGCGGCTAGGGAAGCATTGATTAAGTCCGGGTTAAGTGACACAGAAGTCGCTTCTATCGCGTCTTCCGGCCCTAAGGCACTACAAGGAAGACTCGGTGCCATGGGGCTTATTGACGCTAAGGGCAAGCTGGTACAAAGCAATGTAGGCCCAGAAGCCACCAGGACGCTCTATGAAGCGATCAGGACGTTCGGTGAACCAGAACGCATCGTAAAGAATTTCGCGATTCTAGAGGCAATCTCGCGAACCTGGAGTGCCATACATGGCAATATCGATCCTGATGAGTACTTTAGGACTCTTAGGGTTCAATCAGTGGATTTGGCTGACAAGGGGACTCTTGCGCAGTATAGGGCCAACTTGGATACAGGAGAGAGGTTTATATTGGCGGCATCCCAGGAGGCGAACGCCGGGAGCTTCTTCCATGAGATCGGGCATGACATCGAGAAGATGTTTGAGGGCACGCCGTATCTGCAGGATATGACCGATGCGATCAATCAGAGACTAGGCCCGGACGCCCCGATGTTCCAGCCAGGTAGCGGTAAGTGGAATACGCAGGCAAGCGAAGCATTTGCAGATGGATTCCAGGAGTTCGCAAATCGCGAACAAGCTGAACCTGGATTCTGGGAACACGTCAAGAATCTGTTGAGCAATATCGCCAAGTCCATCACCGGCAAGAGCAAGGAGGAGAATAAGCTAAGGAGGTTCTTTGAGAATATCACCAAACCGCAGAAGGCTGCCGCAGATGAGGCAACTGGTGGAGCGGGCAATCCTTCAAAGATGAATAACTGGAAACGTGAGTACCAGAAGTCCGCCGAGAAATACAGAAAGCCAAGGTCTGAAAATATACCAGATCCGGTATCAACTAATCCGGACACGATCCGGACAAATCCGGACATTCCACAGAAGCAAGATACACCACAGCCAGCAGGAGAGTGGGTCAATTACGGCGACGATTCATACGGACTAAAGGTCCAACAAGAAACCGGATCCGCAGAAGCTACGCTCAGGTTCTCCGGAGACGAATCCTCGATCTACGTCGACGCATTCGGCAAAAACGACAATGCACCGAAAGGATCTGGAAAGGCACTGCTCAATGAAATCATCGAAAAGTCCTCACAATACAACCCAACCTCCATTTCTGGTCACTTCACCAACCAATCAGCACTAGGGGCGCTAGGCTCCCTATTGGGCAAAGAGAATATAACATTCTCCAGCAGAGCCACAGGCAAGGCTCTGGATATAAGTTTTGCAGAGGCGATGAAGAGCCCGCAAAATTACATCGCATCAGCCAAGCTAAAAAACACCACCAAAGCAGCGGACGCAGCAACTGAAACGCAAACACCACTGCAGTCGCTACGAAAGGCCATCAAGGAGCGATACAGCAACGAAGCAAATGTAGACGAAATAGCCGACAACTACGAAGCAATCGTAAGGGCTCTTGCGGATGCCGCAGACCAAAAACCAGACGACTACCTGCGTGCAGAGTTCTCCAGCACAAGCTACGAAGATTTTCTGAAAACCCAAGAGGAAGGCGACTTACTACAAGGAATCTTACATCAGGATGAGATTACTAGCGCAGAGTTTACAGCCACAGAATCACGCATTGGCGGGAGGACTGCCTACAATGCAGCGAAAGCAGCCGGAAAGACCAACCTGAATTACCGACAGTGGGTTGAAGTTAGGACGCCAGCATTCAAAAAGTGGTTTGGAGACTGGGAGAATGACCCAGTTAATGCCAGTAAGGTCGTGGACCCCAATACTGGAGAGCCACTGGCTGTTTATCATGGAACAGGGTTCTCTGACCTAGGCACGCAGGAGGCCGCCGCGCATAACCGTAAGCTTGAACAATATAAAGCCGACGATCAGGCGTGGAACAGCACATATCAAAAGAGGAAAGAACAACTTCGATTAGACAGAAACAAAGCGGATGAAGCTGCCGAGCAAGATATCCTCGCTAAAGTATCTGAGTTGGTCGAAAATAAATACATTGCCGACAGAATAGCCGGAGCAATACACGTCGCAGATAACAAGCAAGAAGCAATGAGGTTCTGGCAGAACTTCCCTGGGACTTCTCGTGACGCGATAAGCCATGATGCTTACATCCGACTATTTGACCAGCACCAGGACATTAAAAGACTAAAGCTTGCGATAGATGAGGAGATTGCATCGATACCGCCACAGCCTACATACAGAGGCTACTTAATGCCTCTAAGTGAAACACCTGCATTCAATACAGCAGCCTTTGGCGCTAACGACGAAGGTTACATTGCTGCTGGATCTTATTTCACCAAAAGCTCGGACCTAGCCTCAGAGTATGCCATGTTTAGCGTAGGCGACAAGAGAGGAGTTATTCCAGTCTACCTGAACCTGAAGAAGCCATTTATACACGGAATAACAAACGACCCATCCATTATTAGTAAGGGGCTAGAAGAACTAGAGAGATTAAACAGGATAACTAGGGCAGCCAAGGCAGACGTGGATGAGTACGCTCGCAACTTCGCAGTAGCAAGACGAAGAGCACTAGAGGATGCCGGATATGACGGAGAGATATACGACAGGAGCGTTGCTGCTAGTGCTGGCAAAGAAAACAAGCGACTTGCCGAAAGCGAAATCGTTGCCTTCGAGCCATCCCAAATCAAATCAGCCACAGCAAACAAAGGCACGTTCGACGCCACGAATCCGAATATCCTGTTTCAATCTGAAGCAGAAGCCTCGCCACAACAGATAACAGCATTCCGAGATAAGTTCGGATACCACTTGGACTACCTCAAGAAACAAGGTTACCTAAGCAGCGATGAAATAAACTTCCTAGAAATAGCATTCAAAGATGCCAAGCACTTCCACGCAAACGCCGCAGTCGAACTAAACAGTTCCATGGAAATGGCTGGCTGGGCAAGTGCGTACCCGATAATGGAACTGGATAAGTACGGTCGACCTATGCTCGGAGGGCAAAAGATACAATTAAACCCACGGTCCAAGAGAAGGGCAATTGTATTAATGCACGAACTAGGGCACATCGCATATTACTCCATGGACTCAAAAATGAGACACCTATCCAGGAGTATCATATCCCAATTTGCACAGACAGGAGAAGGAAAGAAATACTTCAAAGATATCTACGAAAGACTGAAGCGTCCAGACGGAACATCAGCCGCAGACTACTACTCCAGCAGCGTAGATGAAATGTTTGCGCAATTATTCGCCGACAACCTGATCCACAAAACGTCATTCCAAAACCAAGGAATCGCAGATCTAATCGCAAGAATGTGGGAAGGAATCTCCGATATCATAGCGAAAGTAGTCGGATACGACAGATCTCCTAGATCAATGAAAATCGTTTCCGAATTAATGGACTTTGCTGCTGGGTTCAAGCAAGAAGACGAATTCATAGAAGCGATAGGAACCATAGAAAAGCAACTTCCAAACTCAGCAAGCCAATCATCTAGGGACGCTGCAGAAATATTCTTCGGAAGCGAATCGCACAAGGCGTGGCTAAAATCAGAATGGCCAATGTCTCAAATACAGGAATGGAGCAGCTTTGACGATAAAAAAATAATGAGACTGATAAACCGAGAGATAAAAGGAACTCCGATCAGTCAAAGGAAGGCTCTACTAACTTTAATTAAAAATAACGACACGCCGTTTGTTACTGGGTGGGAAATAGCACACCCAGAGCTAAGCCAAGAACTCTATCAGCGAACAGGAACGAAAGGCAAGGAACTAGTCCGTGGCGCAGTTCGATTCAACGAACCTGATGCATTCGCGAAAGTATTTCTATTCGAAAACGCGAACATCTCTACAGTTGCCCACGAACTAGGACACATTGCGCGCAGACGACTCCGCAAGGACCTACAAGACTTAGCTGAGAAGATATACAAAGTCAAAGACGGCAAGTGGACTAGAGAACAAGAAGAGGCTTTTGCTCGAGACTTCGAGAAGTACCTCGCAACAGGCAAGGCTCCAACAAGCGACCTTACGGCGATATTCGCCAAGATGAAGCAGTGGATAAGTGGCATATACAAAAGAATCAAAAACTCGCCACTGAGTCGCGATTGGAGCGATGAGAAGCAAAACCTGTTCGATGGCATGTTCACTAAGAAGCCAGAAGCAACAACTGGCAATCTACTGCTAGATACAGCCAGAAAAAACGACCCACCCAAGAAGTTCAGCGACAACGCGAAGCATAACACCGAACTGAACCGATTGCATCAAAGCATCGAAAGGACAGTCAATAAAGATGCGGCTGATGCTATGGTTCCATTGATCAGAGAATTCGTTAAGGCTGGCGGCAATGAAAGAGTATTACTCACTACCATCGAGTCAATGTCACCGGAAGAAGCCGCTGGCTTTGCCTCTAGAATCGCTGGAGATGCAAATGGTGCAGTGAATGAATTACTGCAAATAGCATACCACGGAACTCCGCACGTATTCGCACCAGAAATGCTTGTTCGAATGCCAGATGGATCTGAGAGGTATCTCGAAGCAGGAGAGGCTATTCCAGAAGGTGCTGAGACACTCCAAAACTTCCCGCTCGGTCGATTTGACTTGAGCCGTGTTAGCACAGGTGAAGGAAGAGGTGTTGAAGGTGCAGGTCAAGCGCATGGATTTGGTGGTTATTCAGCCCAGCGAGAGGGACTGGGCAGGAGATACAAGGAAGCTCTGGCTGGTAATGGTGCTCCGGATACATACAAAGGAAAACCTATATCGCAAGCTCACTATATCATCAGGGCTGTTGCAGAAGACATTCGCAAACAGAAATCCCAAAGCGGCCTAGCGGAAATCGTCGACCGAATCAAAGAAAATATCCTATCGAGGAAGCGAAGTAGCGTAGATGCTATAGAGATAAGGGCATTATTAGATCTCAAGCCAATTATCTCTGCGTTCGAAGTAGACGCTAAAGAGTATCTTAAATTGGTGGGGGTCAACAATAAAGAGGCAGTTGAACTCATCGAGAAGATAGCTAGAAGACACCCACCAGGGATAGCGGCTATTCCGAATGATGCAGTGAAACTCATGGACATTGTGTTTGATGAAATAAAACCAATAGTCGAAGTACCTAAAAACCAGAGCGACTGGAGAGAAGGAGCTGTTTCTGTAGAGGACGCGATAAAAAAACTATCCAATGTATTCACCAATGAGTCAATTGAGATAGAAATCAAAAAGCGCAAGTACCTAACAAGGACCATAGACAGAAGAAAGATGATCACCCCGGAGGATCTATGGGCACTCCAGCAACATGTGGCCGCGAGGGAACTCTTAGGAAGAATCGAAAAGTATGGAAGAGATCTCGCCGAAGCAAAATTTCAACACAACTACGGAGAAGCATTAAGGACGCTTGACAGCCTAAAAGATGGTGACATTCAAATAGGAACACAAGGCGCTCTCTACAAGCTGGAAGTACCAGACAACGATGATCTTATGTTCTGGGATAAGCCATTCAGCGAGCAGCCACCTAAGGTGCAAGAGGGGCTTAAGAAGCTAGGGATCTCAGCAGAGACACAGTGGGAAGAAACTCCGCACAATCACTACAACTCAAGAGAGCTGCGGCTAGAAAGATTTGATGGGCATTACGTCAGGAAGATCAATCAAGAGTGGCGCGACGACTCGCTGGATAAATATATATCTAGAGAGGCAATCGAAAATGGCGACTTAGAAGTCAGAAAGGACGGCTCGGGGTGGTACGCTGTTGTCATGAATGGAGGCAGGCAAGGAGAGGTCATCGTAGACGCAGCCTCCAGCGAAGATGACCTAATAAAGCAACTAGAAAACCTTAATGGCACACAGCCTAACGAGTGGTGGTTCGGGACTGGCGAAGATCCTCTTTCTGGAGTTATAACAAAGCGTGGCGATAAATTTCACGCAGAAATATTCAACATCTTCGATGACGACTTTGATGAGTATTTTCAAACAAAAGAAGAAGCGACAGAGTGGATCGAAAGCATTGTCAAAGATAAGTGGTACGCCCACATTCCGCATGAAAACACCCCTGTCTCGTACGCAAACTCGCTGGATGAAGCTAAAAAGATCCTAGATGAGGACTACCCATACAAAGGCCTTAAAGGCCAGGAAATCTATGAGCAGTTGATGCAGAAGGCGAGGCAAGAACACGCCTCGAAGTCCTCGAACTTCTCCGTTAAGAAAGCTGTCGAAGATCAAGCTGGGCCACTCCTAAAGGTATACGACTCAGCGCCAAGCTTGGATGATATCAAAGAGATGGCTTCAGAGAAAGTGGCTGGGGAATACAATGTAAAGTTGGGATACTTCATCAGCGAGCAAGGGCAAAAAAGTGCTGCATACTACTATGGGAAAACACACGAAGAGATTTTGGAGCAAATCGTAGATGATCTTGCCAGCGGCGATCTGAAGCTAAGAACCAAGCAAGAAGTCATTGACTCCGTCGAGCATGCCATTAATGACGGGAATCCATATGCGGCAGCATTCCTCCTTAATGATCACGGGGTACCAATAGACAAGGCGAAAAGCATAGTAGAGTCTATCTCACGTGGATTCGAGCTAACTGACTTCCAAGCCAAGAAGGCAGCATCAAAGGACCTCCATAGCGTCGGCATCAAAGGCAATGCCGTTCCAGAAAACTTCCTAAGAGGAGGCAATAAGCAGGGCTACTATAACTTTGTTGTGTTCGACGACAAAGACATCAAGATACTGGATCGACTTGAGCAGAAGGGCAAGGGCGTTGTTTCATTCAAGGAAACAGGCGAAGCAGCAATCAAGATACTAACCGGAGAAGGTGATGCATCAACTGTTATTCACGAACTGTCGCACGTATTCCGCAGGAATCTAAGCGAAGACCTTATGTCCAAGGCCGACAAGGCCATTGGGCATCAGCTTAAAGACGCTGACACACTAAGGAACATACTCGGTGGCATTGCGTCTGCTGAACTGAAAGACGCAAACGGCAATTGGACTCGCGAAGCTGAGGAAGTGTGGGCTCGGCTATTCGAAAAGTACATGCTAGACGGCACAGCGCCAACAACTGCACTGAAGGAAGTCTTTGCCGTCATCAAGAGAATGATGCGGTCTGTATACAAGACACTTAAAGTCAGCCCAGAGATAAATGCCAAGATCAATGACGATCTGAAGCAGGTATTCGACGAGATGCTCGGCAAGAATAAAAAGCCGCTATCGCAAAACAAAAACACACTGCTAGATACAGCTCAAGGCACCCCGAGAAGAGGGCAGCTTGGACTGTTCGATGGCGAAGATTACGCGACAAGCAATAAGCCTCGCAATGCACTCGAAGAAGCAGCCGCTCCCGTAGAACCTCCCGCGCTGAAGCCTAGTCCAGGACAGTTGGAACTGCCGCTAAATCCAATAGACGACAGGCCAGCAGACAATATTCTGTCCCGTATGGCCCAAAGGAGCCAAAGCAGCAAGCGAGTTATCACAGAGACACCTGGCACAAAATCCGTAGACACCAGAAAACCCAAGAAGACCCAAGAACCGACTACCGCCATCCCCAAGCAAATGCCAGTCGGTCCAGTGGAACTTCGCAAAAGGAAAACTGCCGCAGAGAAGGCTACTGCAGAACAAGTCGCAGAGCAAGCAGCAGATCCAGCCAAGAGAACCAAGAGACTCAAGCAGATTCTTGACCCAGATGAAGCTGAAGGCATCGAGATATTCGAAGCAGATCAGCTGCCATACCTAAGAGACAATATGGAGCAGGTGCGCTTTGACCTGGCAAACGTAAGCACTCCGGAACAATACCAAGAATTCATGACTAACTTAGTCAAGAATATCAATGAATCCATTCCAGATGCAGACATTCCAGAAGCTATCAAGCTACTGCAGGATCTCGACCAGCAATTCATCAACAAGTACATCAAAGTACACGGAATCACTGAAACATTAAGCAACAAGCTTGGCATCACAGGTGACAAGGACTTCTTAGGGTCACTGGCTGGCGCAGTCAATGAAGCGCTTCAGGTAACAATGAAAACCAAGCGACCTGACAAGTTGGCAAAGAAACACGCTGCAGACAAGGTGTCCAGCATCATCCTGAATAACCTAGACACGATCCGTGGAGCACAAAAACTTGAGGACGTGACGGAGCTTAGCGACGAAGCGATTGATGCACTCAAAAAAGCAGACGCCTCAATCACCGACACTGATATCGACATCATCAAACGATATCTAAAGTCACCTACAGAAACAAGCAAAAAAGCCAAGGCTAAAATATCAAAAGCCGCAGCGCCTGTAGAGACAGTAAAAGAAGCCGCAAAAGAAGTCAAATATCAAGGTGGACAGGCCGTCAGAGACATGTCGCTGCAAGACGCCAAGGCGGTCCTTGAGGCTCTAGATGCCACTCCTGAGCAACGCGGACTTGAGGCGCTTAAGCAGCAAGTGCAGCAATTGCGCGATAAAGGCAAGTCGCTTAAGGGTGATGCTGCAGAAGACAACACGCGAGAGATCGCAGAGCTAAACGAAAGGATCACGCAAGCCCAAGATCTTATTAGTCAAAAGTCGCAAGCAGAATCAGAATTGTCTAGCTTGCAAAGAAAGATCTCACTGAGAAAAAAGAAGACTGGAAAGAACCCAACTTCCGCACAAAAGGAAGAGCTGGACTCCAGGAGCAATGGCTTAAACGAATACAACAAGCTGATCAAAAAAGCCATAGGCCCAGAACCTCAAAAAGACAATAAGAAAACCTTAGAGGAACTGTTCCTTAGCATGAATAAGTTCCGGCAGGTTATTGCCGAAGAAAATATAGACCAAGCCACAAAGGACAGCCTAGAGTCGCTCGCCCAGCAAGCAAGGAACGAGATACTTAAAAGAATGCAGATCTCTGTCAGAAAAGCTGCCACATCCGCAGCATTCAATGACGCTAGTCGCGCAAGTGATTTTATTGACCAACCTGAAGTTATTAAAATGATCGAGAACCACGAGTTCATCGACAAGAACGGGCAGTTTCGCGACATCGGCCACACGCTAATCAAGAATCGATTCTTAAAAAACAATAAAGGGCCGATGGTCAATGTCAAGATATCGCATACACCAGACAACCTCAAATACCTCAGCGAACAAGCCGACAGGGATGAGTATCAAGAATTGCTGAACAAGATTGAGAAAGATCCAGACTACACGGTAAATAAATTTGCCACAGATAAAGGCAACCGCCATATAGAGACCATCATGCAAACAATCCGAGACGCAGCGCGTAAGGATTTTGCCAAGGGAATAGAGACCCCAGGCGTTGACATGATATCTGTGAGCGCAGTAGATGAGACACTTGAGCACTCAATCAGCGCACGCAATCTAGCTGAATACATGCTGGGCGATGAATTCCAAGGATCATTATCCACCAACGAGAAATTGGTCCTGGATACACTTCTTAATAAGAAGATGCTCGACGACCCAAACAGTGCCCTTCTAAACAGAAGCAACAGCCAAGATTATGAAATGGCACTCGCGTCGGCACATCTTGCCTCCAAACTCTTCGATAAAAACAGAATCGGCCTCGAGCAGTTTAATGCGATATGGAATAAACTCATCGAAAGAGCTACTCTCGGCGCTAACGGAAAGATGTTCATTGTCAATCAGACTCGATCCGCTGCTGAAACTCAAGCCGCCAAAATATCACACAAGCTGGCGCGACCCATTTGGAATGAAATCTACGAGCACGTTAAGGGTGACAGCATCATCACGACTGTCCTGCAGGCTCTCGACGCAGGTGAGAATCTATTCTACGCCACACCTGGAGCAAAGATGTTCCTGCAGTTATTCGACCGCTCAGTCATGGGCGCTTACGATCACGACACGCAGGAACTAGCTAGACTGCGATTCCAAGCATTCGAGCAATCCATTTATGAGTTTCGCGCAATGCTGTACCCAATCAGCCGGTACATCGGGGAGACTCAACTGTTCGACCTGAAGGCCATCGCTACGAACCTGATTGACAACGCCAAGCTCCCGCGCGAGGAAGCACTCACTAAAGCTAAGGCAATCATCAACGCGCGGAACAACGAGATCATTAGATTCTTTGAAGCAAAACCAGAGAAGCTATATCACCTATCGCCAGAGGTATTCAAAGACACAGATATTGATCTAGATAAACTAGAGACAATGCTGCAAAGCCTCAAAGACGCCTTTCCGAGAATGCTGGATGAACAGCGCAAGAACGGCTTAAGCGGATCCGCACTATTCGATACTGAAGTGCCATACTACCCCAGAAACTACACAGAACCTGGAAAGCATCTTAGGTCTAGAACTGATGGTGAGGCTCTAATGAGCACCAAGATGGACTCTCAAAGGCAGCGAGACGAGGCGTACCGGCATATACCAGGAGGGCGCGCGCTGATTAACGAGATGTCATTGGATCCAAAGCTGAGCGGCATCGCGCACAAGGAGGAAATTCTCAAGAACAAACTGAGCAAAGAAACCCTCACTGCAGCCCGCAAGCACGCCATCGCAAAATACGGACTACACAACATCCTGTCTTCAGACCCTATTCACGGATTCTACAAAGACGGGAAGCTAACTAAAAAAGGCAAAGCCAAGGTCAATCGCCTCATAACATCGATAGCCAAGCTCCCCGAGGACCATATCACCGAGGGCGTCCCGATGTTTGGTCACAACTTCTTGCGAGACTTCGCGGCCTACGCTGAATCTCACCACACAAAGAATGCCGTCGGACTTACGGTCCAAGACCTAGTCACTCGCTCAGCTACATACAAGGGCGAACAAAAATACCTAGTCTCAAGCCTATTCCAGGCGACAGCCCTAGACAACCACAACGCCTACCTAAACGTCCTGCGCGGCACAGATAACTTCCCTGGATACAAGCAGTTCGTCGATGAAAAGATCAAGAAGCTAATCAAAGACAAAAAGCTGTCAGTCAACCGAGACGCAAACGGAAAAATCACTGGCTACACTTACAAACACACGAAGAAGCCACAGGACTTTAAGACTCTCGACGAATTCATCGAAGCTAAGCACCTATCCAAAATTTACGCTGACAAGATCAAGCTCTCCGTTCCCAAGGAAATCCACGAGTCAGCTACGCACTTCCTGAGAACATGGACCACGCCACCTCAGATCAGCACCTTAGTACAGATCTCTGGCGCTGCACTGAACACATTCAAATCCTTAGTTACGCTGCCATTCCCATCCTTCCATAGTAGGAACTTCATCTCTGGCATGATGCAGAACGTGTTCTACGGCGCTTATGACCCAACAGCAACAATCGGAGGGATCTACAGTCCCGTATTGGGTCATATCAAGCCATTAAGGCAGGCCGTCTCCATCAGCAATGGAAATGTCGCTAAGGGGATTTCAAAGGAGATTCCTAGATTCCTATGGGATGACGACCTAAACATTCCAGACGAAATGATTGGCACCCCGGAGGGGGATGAACTGGTCACTGACTGGGTTCGACAGGGAGTCTTCCGGTTTGGCCTAACCGGCGACAAGCAAGGGCAGGCCGCTGAGAAAATCGGCGACACCGTCTCGAGCCTAGTCAGCCAGAACCCTGGAGCAATCAAACGTAACGCAGAAAACTGGTACGGCCTAAAACCCGCCATATTCGACAAGACAACCTCAGCTAAGGGCAAAGCAAACCCCATTGGTATACAAGGCTCATTGACCCCTTCGTTCCAAAAGGCCCCTGGCGAAGGCCGTCGCAAGTTGGGCCTACAAAGAACAGAGGATACCACGTTCGTCGCTGGCCGGATCGGTGAAGAGATGAGCCTGTTCGTCGAAAACGCCAACCGTATCATGCCGTACATCGCCTTCCTCAAGCAAGGCGTAACGCCTGAAGAAGCGGCAAAAAGAGTCAATATGATTCAGTTTGACTACTCGAATTTAAGTGACTTTGAACGCCGTTATATGAAGCAACTCATCCCGTTCTATACGTTCACCTCTAAGGCACTTAAACTCACCTTAGGAGACCTGATCACAAATCCTGCCGGGAAGCAGGCTTGGGTGATCCGAGGAACCAATAGACTCCAGGACCGAGAAGCCGCCATCCCAGAACATATCCGAAAAGGCGTAGCCATCCCCTTGCCTCAAGGACCCGGTGGTGAAGATCGTTATCTCAGTGGTTTCGGCCTCGCGTGGGAGGATCCAATTGAGCTAATGAGCTTCATGCACGGGGACGTACAAGGAACAGCATCCTCGCTGTTCTCGAAACTCAGACCAGAAGCCCAAGGATTCGCTGAACTAGCCTTCGGGCGCTCGGCCTTCTTTGGCCGAGACTTCAGGGACATGGACCCGCAGTTAGGTCGCCTGCGCGATAACCTGATAGGACAATCCGGAAAGGGACTCTCAGAGCCTATTGCGGGGTCCCAGAGCCTCGAAGTCCTGGCTGGAAAGCTACCGACGTCTCGACTGGTCTCCTCGGTCAATCAGGCATTCGATGACCGGAAATCCGCTGTGGATAAGCTCCTAAATCTCGCCACAGGCTTCAAGGTCAACACCGTCAACGAAGAAGCCAAGAATCGAATCATCATGAATCGAGTCAACGAGGAAATGAAAGACCTCGGGGCCCGAGAGATGGGTATCACTTACGTACCAGAGTGGCAAAAGCAACGCATGAGTGAAGCTGAAAGGCGCAGAATGGAGCTTTTGCAGCAAATGGTCAACGAGATAAAAAAAGAGTCTCGAGAGAATAAAAAGAAAGCGCAACTAGAGAACCTTAAGGCTGCCGCATCTACTCCATCTGAGTGAATGCTACCCTCCGGTTAGGTGGTTTTTTGACACGATGTCAAAATTTCAGATTTTTGGAACTTTTAGTTGCAGAGTCTTTCGGAATGTGCTATATGACGAGATGCATGCCATATATGGCAACCCGATAAGCGGTTGCGTGGTGTGTTGTGATTGGTTCTTAATGGACTGGTTGCACCCAGAAACCAGCGAAGTCTAGCTGGACTAATAGTTGAAAGTTGAGTCTCTGACACAAATAAGGGTGATTCAAGGAAACCTCCTTGTTTCAAGCTCGTTAAATTGGCGGCCCATGAGGAGCACCGGCCAGTGTCAGTTAGTGTGACATGCCTGATTCAAATGATCCTACCGTGTTGGGAATTACGGTTTTCGGGGTTGAGCTCCTGGATCGAATCAGACTAGCGCATGAACCTTGGATGAGTCATTGTCCCCGGCGCAATGATGCAAAGATACTAAAGAGCACAATAATGTGAGGGCAACACTTAGCAGTGACCCTCGACCTCAAGTGAGATTTGATTCTCAGCTCAGAAGTATCACAAGGCTGATCACTGATTCAATACGATCCCAGAATCGGAATACCCTTATCTCACTTAGGGATGTAAAGCTGCCGGTCCGCGCAGACTTAGCTAAGAATCAACAAGAAACATAAAGAAACAGTAAGAATCAATAGCGCGGGACCCTCTCAAAACAACCACCCACAAGGATGTGCCATGGACCAGAAGAAGATAACAACCACATTGTTCCTGCTAGCACTGTCAGTCACGCTAGCGGTCGTCTCGTACAACACTCAGTCAGCCAGGGACGAGAAGTGCCATTGCTCCCCAAGCTGCCAATGCACCGACTGCAACTGCAATGAGCTTGCCAAGTGTTGCGATTGGTGCAATTGCAGCGGTGGAGCAGGATGTTGCGGCGGCTCTAGCAACTCCCGTGCCAAATAGCATTTCGGGCTTCATTTTGACATCGTGTCAAAATTTCTGACAGAGACGTACTTGGCACGAGATTTGCAGTGCGGTCTAATTAGACGCTCTTGTCTCCTTTGCATCGCCAGCGTTTACGGCTGAGATTATTTGGCGAGTTCGGGTCCTTGGCTTTCTCTGCCGACTTACCGCCCTTGGCGAGCATCTCTTTCTTGATTCCGGCGCTTCTGGCGCAGTAAGAATCACCTTTGGCTGTTCCTGGTCGAACATCAGCGCCTTTCTCGCCGTAAGAGACTTTCTTGCCGGTCGAGGTGATCTTGACCTTCTCCTTGCCCTTTCTCGGGTTGCTGTTTGGCATTTTCAATCCTTCGCTAAAAACGTGGTCACTCTCGTTTGACGACAGTGTCAAACTTCTTATTATCAGGATACACGACTTGCCATACATGGCAACTTCGATAACCCCATCACTTATTCTGCAATGAGTAAATTCACGGTATACGCCAACGAAATCGACAAGAAGGCGGCGCACTGGCTGGGATGCCTTCCGATGCGGTTCGACTCAATTGACACTCGCTCTATCAAGGATGTTAAAGGCGATGACATTAAAGGATTCGACCAATGCCACTTCTTCGCTGGAATTGGCGGTTGGCCACTCGCGCTCGAAATGGCCGGATGGTCAAAAGATATCCCCGTGTGGACAGGGTCATGCCCTTGCCAGCCATTTAGCTCAGCAGGAAAGCGAAAGGGGGTTAAAGACGAACGGCACCTGTGGCCAGAATTCTTGCGACTCATTGACGAGTGTCGACCTCCAGCGATCTTTGGCGAGCAAGTCGCCAGTGCAGAGGGAAGAAAATGGCTCACTGGTGATGCGCAAGTGCAGCGAATGCGGGATCGACAAACCATTGAGCGAATTTTACAAGGCCAAGTCATCTCGCCAGGGCTACAGGGCAAAATGCAAGCCCTGCTGTCGATTGGAAGAGAAGAAGCGGAAGGATGCTGTCCCTGCTGCGGTAAAGTCGGAGAAGTTCAGGAACTACCGCAAAACAGAGCGGGCGAAAGTCTTGCTGAACGTGGCGAAGTACAGAGCGAAGAAGAAAGGTTTATCATCGAACATCTCCGTGGAAGAAGTTCAGTTAATGCTCTCCCGTGGGCACTGCGAACTAACGGGTATCCCTTTCAATCTGGATGGTGGCAAGACTTGGGACAGTCCTTCGTTGGACAGGGTCGACAACAGCAAAGGTTACGATTCTGGAAATGTCAGAGTGACCCTGTATTGCGTAAACGTGATGGCGAACGTCTGGGGGCCGTCAAAGATATTGGAGATTGCCGCTGCGATTCGTGCGGAGAGAAGTTCGCGGTCGGCATCTCTGCAAGCGGCTTTGGAGGCCAGATTGAAAGAGCGTTTGACCTCCGAACATCATTCACCGCTGTACGTGCTGACTTGGAAGCATTGGGGTATGCAGTCGGGGCCGCCGATTTGTGCGCTGCGGGCGTCGGCTCGCCGCACATCCGTCAAAGGCTTTTCTGGGTGGCCTACAGCGACGGTGGGGGATGCGAAAGGCGCTTGCAACGCAACAGCAAGTCGGTCCAATCCAGAGAGCAGGCACCATGCAGGAACGACGTTGGTGGATGCTGCAAAGATAGCCGGTTGGCCGACTCCGAAATCACAACGGCCAGATCAGAGCACGACTTACCAGGGTGGCAACCCGACACTGGCGAAGGCAGCGGAGATGGCTACTGGAATGATGTCGAGTACCTCTACTGCCGAGACGAGAAATGTAGGCCAACTAAACCCGGACTTCACCCGTTGGCTCATGGGATACCCGGACGAGTGGCTCAGTTGCGTGGACTGGGAAATGCTATCGTCCCGCAAGTTGCCGCGACGTTCATAGAAGCTTTTATGGAGTCTGTTGGTTTACGTTAATAGGAGCCTCATGTCATGGATTACGACAAGCTTGGTACTTTCGCTTCTTGTGCGCTCGATGAAAAAGTGTGCCGCGCAATGTCCTCGGAGGGATCGCAGCGCAAGGCAGCTAAGGCTGTAGGAATCAGTCAATCATACCTCAATGAGCGACTGTCTCGGCTCAAGTCTTACGCAGCAACGAGGGGCTACTCTCCGGACACTGGACTTCACGACCTCCAGGCTCCGAATCAGTTGCTGCATGGCGTCTCTACGCTGTATGACGACGCTGGGGCCGTTAAGGCAAGATGGGTCAAGACACGTCAAGATCAGCAGCAGACGCTTGAAGCAGCAAGAGCGATGGTCGAGGAGATGTCGCAGCTTGTGACACCAGAGGAGCCTAATAGGGAGCTTCAGGTGCGATGCGACAAGGATCTATTGAATCTCTATGTCCTCACTGACGCGCACCTGGGCATGTATGCCCACCACGAAGAGGGTGGAAACAATTGGGACCTGAAGATTGCTGAAGCGACGATTGACAGTGCCTTCGATTATCTCGTGACTAACACTCCTGAGGCCAGTACTGCGATCTTGCTGAACCTCGGAGACCTCCTGCACTCTGACTCGATCTGGCCCGTTACGCCAACGAATCATCATGTGCTAGACCAAGACAGTCGACAGCACCGAGTGATTCGAACGGCGATTAGGGTCATTCGGAGGACCATGCAGTCTCTCCTTAGTTATCACGACAGGGTGGTCCTAGTTAATGCTCAGGGTAATCACGATATGGTCTCTGCGCTATGGATGCAATCAGCTTTTGGCGTTTTATATGAGAACGAGCCTCGCGCTGAGGTGGTGCAGAGTCCACTTCCTTACTATGCGAACGTGCATGGGAAGAATCTTTTGACATTCACGCACGGACACAAGAAGCGTGGCAAGGAACTGGCTGATCTTGTGTGTGGGCAATTCAGGCACCTCATGGCCGGGACGACGCACACCTCGATTCATACGGGGCACCTGCATACACAATCCATCATAGAGACGCCTACAGCCACGATTGAGTGTCATCCGACTCTTGCTGCCAGGGATAGCTATTCGGCGCATGGTGGGTGGCTATCGCGTCGTGGGATGCAGGCCATCGTGTATCACGTAGAGGATTTAGAGATTGCAAGATGCGTCTACAGGCCCACTCCAAGTAAGTGAGATGCGATGGTGGCTATTGAAGCATCTGAAACTAAGACACTGCTTGTGCGTGCAGATTGCCTGGATTTCATGCGTAGCATGCCAGACAATTCAGTGGACCTAGTCTTGTGCTCGCCTCCGTATGAGGCAGCGCGAACCTATGGCGTTGGGTTTAACTTGCGCGGGCAGGATTGGGTTGATTGGGCTGTGGAAAGATACATGGAGTGCGACAGAATATGCAAGGGCTTGGTCGCGTGGGTCGTTGAGGGTCAGACCAGGAAGTTTCGGTGGTCTGCAACACCGGCACTGCTCATGGCGGATCTGCATCGCGCTGGTGTCCGACTTCGCAAGCCGCCAGTATTTAATCGTATCGGCATCCCAGGAAGTGGTGGTCCTGATTGGTGGCGAAATGACTACGAGTTTGTTGTGTGCTCCAGTAAAGGGAAGTTGCCTTGGAGTGACAATACAGCCACTGGGAAGCCTCCTAAATGGGCTCCTGGTGGAGAGCCTTCGCATCGCATGGCTAATGGTCGTCGAGTACATAAGTTACACACGAAAGCAGATGCCGATGGTAAGCGGCAGCAAGGATATAACCCACCTAAAATTGCCAATCCAGGGAATGTGATTAAGTGCAAGGTCGGTGGAGGTCGTATGGGCAGCATGCTTTCGCATGAAAACGAAGCCCCATTTCCCGAGGCTCTAGCTGCGGCATTTATTCTTTCGTTCTGCAAGCCTGGAGGCATTGTCTTAGATTGCTTCTGTGGCAGTGGAACGACAATGGCTGTCGCTGAGAATCATGGTCGGCAGTCGATTGGGGTGGATATTCGCGAAAGTCAGATTGATCTATCGGTGAGGAGACTGGAGGAGGTTGAGAACTGCCATGGAAGAGCTTCGGATGCAAGTTGATGCGACTAACAACAACAGCCGCATCGTCGATTGTGAGATGCTTATAGAACTCATGGTATCTGGGGTTACTGTTAAGTCTAATAAGCGCTGGACTCGCGGGGCTCAATCTATTGGGATGATTAAAAGATCCAAATGGCATGCAGGCGATGTGCCAGTGGATTCAAGTGTAGTTTATGACGCAATGAAAGCTGGTCAGCCTAGGATTGAGTTCTGCGTTATTCGAGAGTCAGTCGATTTGGTTGGGGTTTGTTTATGTGATCGATATGCGGTGATTTCAAATCGAAGAATAGCATCTGGAGATGTTACTGCGTTGGTTCCTTTTTCATGCCACCGCGACCATGAACATGCCTGCGGATTTAATGGCGAATGCCTGTCGGATAGTCGTGAAGAATGTAGCGGCACGATCTTTCGTCGAGAGGAAGCCAGGAGACTGGCTGCATGCTGGAATAGGTTTATCGGAGTGCCGACAAGTGAAATCGAGAAAGGAGCTGCCCCTATCCATGGAAGAGTTTCGGATGCAAGTTGAAGCGAACAAGGTTAAAGGTAAGGTCATTGGGCTTACTGGGTACGCGACCGCAGGCAAAGATGCTGTCGCTGATATTCTCGTCGAGAAATTTGGGTACGTGAAGGTCGGCTGGAGTGACAAGCTTTGCGACATCGCCCTAGAAATCGATCCAATCGTCTGGGTCGGATGGATACCGAGGAGACTCCGGTCTGTAGTAAGGCAAAGAGGATGGATCGAAGCTAAGAGGATACCAAGCGTCAGGAAGTATCTGCAATGGCTAGGAACAGATGTCATGCGCGCTATCATTGGTGATGATGTCTGGGTGGACGCTGCAATGCCTACGATCAAGAATCACATAAGAAACGGGACTAACGTCGTTATCACAAATTGCAGATTTGACAACGAGGTTGATGCATTGGAATCAATCAACGGGGTGCTTGCCCTAGTAGAGCGCCCAGGAGTTGGTCCCGTGAACGACCATGTGTCGGACGCTGGGAACGTGTTCAATCGAAAGACCTTCACTGTAGAGAATGATGGATCAAAAGAGGATCTCTACAAGTGGGCCGAAGCGCTTCATGAGGCGGTCTCGCTAGAGCATCCCAATCCTGAAGCGAATATGGCGGTGTTTGGGAAGATAATTAAGCGGGCTATTGCTTCTGGAGTCAAGCTAGTGCTTGGGGTTGCAGCGCCTGGTTCAGATGCTAGCGACGAGTGGATGAGCAGGCATCAAATCGAATGCTCGGTTATCGATAGTGGAGTGAAGGTGACTATCGATGGCCAGTACGCTGGACAGGTGAAGTACTCCAGTAACGTCTTGGAAGTGGACTCTATTATAGCGAGGTAGTGCATGGCGGTTGAGATCGAGATATCGGCTATTGATCGTGGCATTGAGCGCGCGAACAGGCTGAAGGTCAAAGACACAATCTAAATAAAGGTGATTTATGAGTAGAGCGAAATTCTGGATGGTACTTGGCGAAGGAATGCCATGCTATAGACATCAATCGAAGCAGGCAGCGCGGGATGAAGCTGAGAGATTGGCAAGACTCAACCCAGGGGAGGAGTTCACGGTTCTCGAGGCGGTAGAAACTGTCGTCAAGTCGGATGTCAAATGGGAGCCTAACGAAATCATCAGCAGCCCGCTCATCCGCGATCAGATTCCTTTTTAGTGATGGACCGGAAGGCCGCTGTAAGCTAAAAGATTTTTCATGATTTTCTGATATCCTTGACTTGCCATATATCCGAAGTCTGATAATATCCCAATGTGTTCTGTTTTCCTTAACAAAAGAGAGGTATCAAATGTCGAGCTGGCAAGAACGAGTTGAGAAGTGGGCTGAAGATCGCAATCTAATTAAAGGATCCACAGCGGCGTTGCAGTTATCAAAGTTACTCGAGGAAATCGGTGAACTCGCCACAGCGGTGGCTATCGGAGATTACGACGGCGCTCTGGATGGCATAGGCGATGCTTGCGTCGTCTTGACGGTTATGGCCAAGCAGCTGGATTCAAGTTTGAGCGAATGCCAGGAAACGGCGTGGGATGAAATTAAGGATCGTCGCGGACGATTGGTTGATGGTGTGTTCGTTAAAGAGTTAGGAGTTTAGTAATGGTTCCGAATGAAATTCGTGGTGAGGTTCCAGAGGAAGAGTTGGAATGCGGCAAGGACTGCATCGAGCCAGAAACGTGTATCCGAAATGGATGCGTGATCTACGGCGAAGAAGGTCCAACAGCCAAGAAGATGTCGAAGCCGACACCTCCTGGCGCTGCTCCCGGTGCTGGCGGCAGTGAAGTGAATCCTTTTGCTTAGGTGTGATCATGGGTAGCTTTAGGGTCAATAAGAAGGAAATGGTTCTTGCGCTTGGGGTTGCCTCTCGATTCGCAAACCCAAGAAGCCCGGCGCTGCCGAGACAGTGCGTTAGGGTAGTTCCGGTAGATGGTGCTATTCGAGTGCAGTCTTCCGGCATCCATGGAGGGTGTGACCTTAAAGTCCTATGCGAAGGCGAAGCTGAGGAGGCCATAGTCAACTGTGACCTCCTCAGCAAGACCGCCAGTCTAATATCTGGCGATGACATTAGTATTTCATCTCTAAAGAACAAGATCAGGCTCAAGGGCGCTGGCCCGTCTATAGATATCCCTGCGTATGATCAGTGGATATCCGTTCCTAAGATGTCCACAAAGCCAATGGTAACTGCTGGCACTAAGGAACTGCTAAGGTGCGTCCGAATATCAGAGTCAGTTGGATTTGACTTTGGCGTCAAATACGCTGACGGAGTTCGATTCACGGCCTGCGGCAACAAGCTGGAGTTCGCTGCTGTCATTCCAACGTATGGCGCTTACTCCTGGATGGAGTGTACATCGTCTGAAGAGTTCGATGTCGTCATATCGAAGCAGGCGATTCAGTCACTGCATAAATTCTGTGCGTTGTCCGATGAAGTTGACATCTGCGTCGATGACGCTCGTGCATGCTTCTCGACTCAAGGAGGGTCGATAGCCGTATCGCTTGAGACAACCGGATCAAAGCCGCCTGCGCTGGCGAAGGTAAGTGCAAAGTGGGTCGAGAACTCCTGGAATGTGCATCGTGACCAGATGGTGGATTTCCTGCGACACACCGCAGCCATCTCGACAAATGAAGCTACTGGCGTGTGGATCGAACCAAAAGAGACAGGTCTGTACTGCCGCTACGTTGGGATGGCCGATGGCGCAAGGCATGTGGAACTTGGCGCTGAGGCTAGGAGTTCTC